GTATTATAATAAGTATATATTAATGAAAGGAGTTAAAAATAGTTTTACAAATATGTTGACAATATAACTTGTCTGTGTTATAATAGTTATATACTAAATTAGGAGGTTTAATAGTGAAAAAGTTAAAGAAAGCAATAGAAAATAAATATGGTAAAAAAGGAACAGTTCTTATTGGTCTTAATCTAAAGTCTGTGGTAGAATACATTAATATATTCGTAAATACCTTTAGATTATTGAAAGATGATAAGTATAAAACTTTAGGTGAGAACGAGAAAAAACTAAAATTTATTTCAATACTACAATCTTACGTTCTTATTATGTCTTACAATGCTTTATCGTTTTGGTTAAAACATAAAGATAATAATTATAAGAAAACTAAGAAATTAACTGTTAATGATATTGTTAACGAAATTACAAAATAAAGGGTGGTTTAATGAAAAAGTTAAAGTTATGGTTTAAAGAAAACGTTTTGAAAACGGATTACTTTACTTACAGGGTATACTATAAAATAGTTTTAAATTCTAATGAATACCCTAAGACCATATACCTAGACTTTTTTACCAACTCTAAAGCAAGTGCTAAAAAAAGTGCTAATGAATATCTTGAAACCCATGCAAAAGGTTTCAAGTATTCTTTTATTAAGGTAGAAAAGGTAGGTTAGGTATGGCTAAAAAACTTAGATATTATAGAGAACTAAAAGGTAAATCTATGCGTGAATTATCTCAAGATTTAGGTGTTAACTATTCTTTAATAAGTCGTTGGGAAAATGGAAACCGAGAACCACGTTCAAAGAATAAAGAAAAATTAGAACGGTATTTTAACGTACCTTTTGTAGAATTAATGCAAGATTATGAAAAGGATGATTTATTTGACTAAAAAATATAAGGACTTAGATAATTTTTTACCTAATGGTGATGAGAGGTTAGATGATATTGATTTAGTAGAATCATTAGATTTACAAAACATTAATAAATCAGTAGGTAATGATAATTTTTCTTTTTTAATTGAGATTGCAAATGCTTTAAGTGATGATAATACGCTTAGATTTTGGTCTATATTAGACTTTTTACTTAATGAGAATATGCCTAGACAAAAATATAAAGGTATTTATCGTGATTTAGAGTCTAAAGAAACTGAAATTAGTAATACGAGTGATTTATTAGCTAATGGTAGGTTAGAAACTAAAGTACTAGATTTTGTAAGTCAGTTCGATAACTTAAAAGAAAGTTTTTATTTATCATATTTATTTACAACACTTTATCAACTCTATTACAAAGCAGTAGATTTAGAGTTAGCTAGAGAAAGTGATTATGAAATCGTAAATGTAGAATTTAATAAATTAATGCTAGGTATTGCTGATATTTTTGGTTTTGAATTAGATAGTTCTTTAAATGTTCAAGACTTAGAATATTTAATTCAAGGTATATATTCTGTTTTTCAGTATGATAATGACCATTCTGCTGAAAGTGTAAGGGAAATTTATGGATTAGATAGCAATGTTAAATATGATAATGAGTTAGATTTTTATAATGACTTATGTGATTTTTGTAAATACGTAGCTAATCAAATATAAAGGTTGTGGAAATATATGAATTTATATGAGGTAATTATTGATAACTATACGTTATATGTAGTTGCAAATGATTCAAAACAAGCGTATGACCATTGTTTCAAGTGTTTTGATTTCCATAAAATTGCAGTCACATTCATTAAGCAAGCACCAGATACTTATATATTTCCACAAATAATCAAGGCAGGTTTATATGAAACATGTTAATGCTTATGTAGATGGTTCTATAATGGTAAAATACCATAAGTACGGTAGTGGTGTGGTCTTAGTAGATAACAATAACAACCTTATTGAAAAATTTGGTAAAGCATATGATAATGGTTTTTATAAATATAGAAATGTAGCAGGTGAGTGTATAGCTAGTTTGTTAGCTATACATAGAGCCATAGAATTAGGCTATGATTCAGTAACTATATATTATGATTACTTAGGTATTTGTTTTTGGGCAATAGGTAAATGGAAAGCAAATAATGAGTTGACAAAATGGTACAAAAAGATTTATAATTATTATAGAGAATTTATAGCAGTTGAATTTGTTAAAGTCAAAGCACACTCTAACGATAAGTATAATGACTTAGCAGATTACATGGCTAAATTATCAATAGAAAATGGGGTAAGAGAAGAATGGAAAAATTAAAAGTAGAAGATTTATTAAGAAAAACAAAGGAAAAGAAACAGTACACACCTACGGAAATTGCAAAGAAAGTACTTAAATTAGGTAGTGATAATGACTTTAGAGAATACCTAAAGAATGAAAATGATGAGAATAGTAATGATAGTATTGTATTTGAGCCTTATGTAGTATCAGACTGTTCAAATTATGTAATTAAATATAGTAAAGAGTTCAATAAGGTTGGTTGTTATGAGATTAAGAACGAACAAGGGTTAAATGTTTTAAAACATGTTCCTAGTCAAAGTAGCGTAGAAGATGTTACATTTACTATTGACCGAGATAAAATCGTAAATGATTTAACTGAAACAGACTTTTTAAAACGTTCTATAATTAAATATGATAACGAAACTATTACAGGTTCTACTCTTAATTTAGAGCACTCAAAATTCCTTTACCAATATGATAACTTACAAGAATTTATCCTAACATTAGAAAAAGAACATTTAGTAAAGGCAGATGATTTAAGAGAAGTTGATTTACGAATTGTTGTCTTAAATCAAGATTTAACTGAAACTTATTTGTTATCTGAAAATTTATTAGAGGCTATTAATTTAGTACAATCAGCTAAAATTTCAGAATTTGAATTAAATAAAGAAAATAAATAAGTTAAGGTGGAATTGTTATTATGAGCAATAACAGAAAAGATTTAAATTATAAATTAAAAGAGTTTCCTTTAGTCAGATACAACATGCTTGAACATTCTGTATTTGAAAGATTTTTAAGTATGGCTACTAAAGAACAGTTAGAGTTTTGTGAAAACTTTTTTAATAATAATGTTGAAATCCTGTTTAATGAAAGTTCGGCTGGTTGTGGTAAGACTATGTGTAGTGTAGCTTGTGCTTATGCTGACTGGTTAAACAAAGGTAAAAAGTTAGTATTTGTAATCTCACCAGTTGCAGAAGATTTAGGGTCAAGACCAGGCAATCAGACAGAAAAAGAGTTAGCATATTTCATGGGTTTACATGATGCTATTTTAGAATTAAATATGTACCCAGAACAAGTTATTAAAGAAATGGTCGAATTACAAGAAAACAATAAAGATATTGATATTTCTCAATGTTGGGTATCTCAAATATCTCATTTATTCCTACGTGGTGGTAACCTTAAAGATTGTACGGTTATCATTAATGAGGCTCAGAATTTTAAACGTTCTGAATTGAAAAAAGTACTAACACGATTACACTCAGATTCAAAATGTATTGTTGAGGGTAATTATAGACAAATTGATTTAAAAAATATTAGTAAATCTGGATTTGAACCATATGTTCAATTCTTTAAAGACCATAATTATTCAGGTGCAGCATATCATACATTCCATGAGAATTTCCGTAGTAGATTGGCTAATTTTGCTGATAGTTATAATTGGAAATAGTAAAATTAATTTATAATTAGTTGTTGACATTAAGCCTACCTTATGATATACTATGAGTATATTGATAAGGAGGTTTATTTTATGGAAAAAATGTTTGCAGTTAAAAAACCTGTTAAAGTAGAAGTAATGCAGTATACAGGTACAGATAGTCTACCAGAAATTCTATTATGGATTGGGTCTAAAGCTAGTCACAATGGTACTAAAAACCAATTACTTATTGAAACATTAGAAGGAACAATGGTAGCAGAATTAGGTGATTACATTGTCAAAGGTGTTCATGGTGAATTTTATCCAGTAAAAGAAAATATTTTTAATGAAACGTATGACATAGTAGTGTTAGGAGAAGAATTTTATGATACAATTAAGAATAGAAATTGATAAGGAGTATAAACATATATCCGATATTATTTTAGAAGAGGATGAATTTAAAGATTTAACAGATATGTCAACAACTTATGGTTATCTTGTTAGTTGTGTAGAATGTAATAATACTATTAGTCTTGAAACTAAAACTAAAAGGTTTTCTATAGTACCTAAAATTATTACAGCTATTTATTTAGAGTATATAAAGGAGAAGTAAATTTTAAATTTTTATAAAGGAGAATTAAAATATGGATAAGGATAAACTAGATTATTTAATTGATAAGGTAGCCAAAGAAAATAAAGAACGAGAAACTTTACTAAATAGAATTGAGAATAAAGATTATGACTTAGACACTTTATTACCTTTTGAAAGTGATGCTTTAAATTATGAGCAAGATATTGAAAAAAGACAAAAAGGTAGTTTTATTATAGAGATAATCAAGTTTTTATCAGATAAATTAGACCAATATAGTGATTACGTTAAAATAGAAACCGATTTTGGATATGATTTATACTTTACTTACAATGGTATTTATTATCTTTACTCAATTATGATGGGACAAGGAACAGAAGAAAGTATTCAAATCATTGACAAAAATGATAATGATTATTACATTGATTTATCTAAAGAAAAAGTAGTAGATAGTTATGATAGAATAATTAGAAATAAGAAAGTTTATCTTGGTGGTGATTTATTATCTACACCTATGGTAGAATATCGTAAAAAACAAAAAGACGAGATTAACGGTATTCTAGGTGTTCAGGCTTATTCACCTAGTGATGATAAGTCAATTAATGATAAGTCAAACGCAGTACAAGATAAACTAGCAGAACGTATTCTAAATAATGACTATAATGCTATGTTAGAAAGTGACGTATACACCTTTGATATTCTAAACCATGCTACTGGTACGATTGCCGAATTGAGTATTCTACTAGGTATGAAAAGACAAGCTAGAATTACAATCGAAAGACTAAGTAAGATAGCTGAGTTTATCAAAAATGATACAGAACAAGCAGAATCTTATCAACAAATTCAGAATGAAATTAAAGAACAACAAGAATTTATTGATAGACCTGTATTTGTATACTCAACAGATATTCGAGAAGGTAATGGTCATGTTTATAGTGACCCTTATCGTACCGAAGTATCATTTAACCAATTTTTGTACGGTGAGATACTCGAGGTTACAAATGGTGTAGGTTTTATCTCTTGGGAACAAGTTAAAAAAGAATTAGAAAATTTAAGTAATAAGTAGTTGACATTTTATACTTAGTATACTATACTAAGTATATAAAATAGAAGGAGGAATTAAAATGGCAGACGAATTAAAAGAATTAGAAAAAGTAATAGCAGGAGAAACAGAAGAGGAAAGCAATGAAAGAGAAGTAATTACACCAAGTGAGTATTTCTTAAGAGTTAAAGAAAAGCAAAACAAAGTAACAGATAAATATTTAAATGATTACTATGATAATTGTATTCAGTTAATCAACAAATACAAAAAGACTGGTCAACAAGAGGCATTAAAGAAACTAATTTTTGTTACTGAATGTATTGAACGTGAACGATTACTCATTACTAAAGACATTGATACTTTTGTGTATAGAGATGATATTTTTGAATATATTAATGACATGGGTGGTCAGAAATATGTTAAGATAACAGAATTAAAGAACTTTACTAGAGATATTCCTGATGAAGTATTTGAAAAGTATGATAAAGTTAAAGATATTTTTGATGAGTTCTTTGTATTATTTACAGACTATACAGGAACATTGGAACGTAAAGTAGAAGAAGAACAAAAAGAAAAAGACCCTATCTTATTTGGTGTATTTGTATCATATGATAAGCAACACAAAATTATCAACGATAAAATGTATGTAATTGGTGATTGGGTAGATGAGTATTGTGATTTAACTATGGATAAACTCATTAATGAGTTTGCTAAAAAAGATAAACAAGTTGAGTATAAAATCAAAGAACCATTATCTTTAGAAGAGTTAAAACGTGAGATTTACGAAACAGATAAATCTGAACAAGCCGAACAAAATACTAAAAATACCAATAATTTCTTTAAGAAATTTAAGTCGTGGTTTAAGAAATGATTAGTAGAAACGTGGATTTAACAGATAATGGTATCTTTATGACTATGGAAAAGAGTTCTACAGGCGTTATAGACCATAGTGGTAGTTTAGTGGATAAACTAAAACGAAAAATGTATGAAGAGGGTTTATTTCATGACTTAGAAAATAAACATTCAGATACGACTAATTTATTTGATGATTTAAAAAAAGTTTTTTATAGAGATGATTTCCTAACTATGTATAGGTTAGGTTTAATCTGTGAACGTTGTGGTAGAGAAATGACTTGTTTAGATTCTTATTTTGGTTTATGTGAAACTTGTTGTATAGATTTAGAGGAGTCTGTTACAAATAGACATTCTATAGATATAATGGGTTTTAAAGAAATGAAGAACGAAGAAGGAAAATTAATAGAAGGATATAAACGATATAGATAAGGAGAATTATATTATGGCTATGATTATTAGACAAACTGAATTACACACAATGCTGATTAATGCAAGTAAAAAATACTGGAAAGATAATAACTTAACTGAAGAAGAAATAAGAAATTTACCTACTGAGATTTACAGATTTACTTTAGAAGTAAATAGTAGTCATAGAATTAAAGGTACACCATTGGTTCTAGAGGGTGAATATATAGATATTACTAATCTTTTATACCTTAGTAATTTTATTCCAACTACACAAACAATTTCTACTGGTGTTGAAAAAAGAGGTAAAACAAGTGAAAGAACGCAATATTATATCAAGAGTATTGAAGTAATTGGTACAATAAGCGAAGAAGAATATAAAGATAGAAAAAATAGAGGAGTTGACGTACAATAAAAACTTTAGCATTGGTGCTATCTTTTATAGCACCTATATTTTATATATTAGGTTACTTACCTGGATTAAAAGCCTTTATTAGAGAAAAAACTGATAAGGGTGTAGGTAATTATTTTTGGGAATTTATTGTATTATCAGTAGGCATTAGTTTTTTAACTTTAATTGTTACAAGTGGTAATTTATTTAATTTAATTGTTGTCGGTATTAATTTGTTATTTGCTATACTCATGCTTACTTGGAAAAATTCAATTAGTCATGGAGTGCTTATAGGAACTTGTTTTACAGTCGTATTTTTAGTATCTGGATTACTCATATACTTATTCCTAGGTATCCCAATTAGTGTATTGCAAACAGTTGCTACAGTATCTATTATTCTTGCTTATGCAAACCAAATAACTCATTTCTTTATTTTCAAGACTGCAAAAGGTGTAAGCAAGAATATGTATCTAGTTATTGGGCTAGGTATTCTATTATTATTGGTAAGTATGATAATAAATGGTGTATATTTACATGTACTGATTACTGAACTTGTTAATCTTATATTAATAGGTATATGCTATGTATTAACTATTTTTTACGCAAGGAATGATAGAAAAAATGATACACAAAAGGTTAGAAAAACATAAGAATGGGTATTATCATAAGGTAACAAATGGGGATACTTTATGGACTCTATCTAAACTTTACGATAAGAATATTCAAGATTTAATGGATTTAAATAATATTAATAATGTAAGTATTGATAATTACGATTATATACTTATAGAGAAAAGGTGATAACATGAAACCTATGGTTACTTTGACGGTAGAAGAGGCTTTGGTGGTAAAAGACTTATTAGAATCTGTAGATAATAGTAACTCTAAAATTGAAAGCGTACATGAAACAATTAATAAGAAACTAAAATTAGCACAAGGGGATTTATCAGACTAAGTTGAAAAAACTTAGTCTTTTTTATTGACATACTGAATATTACATGTTATAATTTAAATATCTTAAATGAAAGGTAGGGAATAGAGTAATGAAAAAATTAAAAGTACTAACTTTAGTTATAATACTAATTGTTGCTAAAAAGGTTTATGATTATGAAAAGTACAAGTTAGATGAGGTTGATACCCATGAGTAAGAGTTATTTTTCAGACCATATTAACTTTGATTTAATTATTGACGGTATTAAGGATTTATGGTATAATGACTTATATGATAGTCATGAAATTTTAACGTATGTATTTCATGGTCATAAGGTTATTGAAAATGAGTCTGAAATGCTATTAAATTCTTTAAATGTATCTAGCCATTCAACTGAAACAGGTATAATTCAAACGATAGTAGCAGACATTACTGTTCGTTTAGTGTCTGTAGAGAAAACATATGAATATAACTTTATTATACCTATTAGACCTGATTTATATGAGAACCAGTTCCTAATGGATACTGATTATGAAATCATAGTATCTGAGTTAAAAGAATTGGCTAGTATTAAAATGGTAAATAAACTTTATTCATTTAAGAAAAATAAGGTGATTTAATGGATTTAGAGAAATTTAAGTGGTTACTACTATGGTCATTTATTACATTTATTGTAGTAGGTATTGTTAATATAATTATACTAGGGTCTGTTACAAGTATAGGAATCATAAGTAGTTTTATAAGTGCAATAGGATTTTTAATTGGGAATTATATTTATGAAAAATATTTAAGATAAGGTGGAAATAAAATATGGAAACAATCGAAATTAAATTATTAAATGAAAGTGCTATTTTACCAAAACGTGAGAATGATACAGATAGTGGGTTAGATTTATATTCAAATGAAACGGTTACGATTGAGCCTAACAGTACTAAGGTAGTACCTACTGGTGTTGCTATTAACTTAGATAAGGGGTTTGAGGCTCAGATTAGACTACGTAGTGGACTAACTAGTAAGACAAAAATTAGAGTTCAGTTAGGAACGATTGATAAAACTTATCAAAATGAGTTAGGAGTTATCGTGGATAATATTGGTAATGAGCCTATCACTATTGAAAAAGGTAAGAAATTTGCTCAGTTAGTAGTAGCACCTGTTGTTTATCCTAAACCAAAAGTAGTAAAAGAGTTTTCTAATAAAACTGAACGTGGTGGTTTTGGTTCAACTGGTGAGTGATAGGCTTAAGTGTCTACTTTGGTAGACACTTATTTGTTATATTATAGTCAGTATATAATATTATAGAAAAGGTGAAACATATGGCAACACAAGTAGATTTAAAGTTATTATTGTATAATAAAAATTTTGAATTAATTGGAACAAGTGATAACATTATTAATAATACAGGAAGAATAGAAATTGAGAATTTATTACCTGATACTACTTATGAACAAGGGCAATTTTATATTTCTTGGGTAGTAGATGGTAATGAAATGAGTAAAGTTCCTGTACCTACTTTCAAAACACTTAAGTATGATACTAGCCATACTTTGATAGTATACTTTAATGATATTAATAAAGATAACTTGCAACGTATGAAAGGTGATAGTGCATATGAAGTATGGTTACAACAGGGTAATAAAGGTTCAGTAAGTGATTTTTTTGAATCTTTGCGTGGTGAAAAAGGTAAAGATGCTAATGTTCGTTTTGTAGATTTAACAGAAGAACAGAAAAATGAATTAAAAGCAGATGCGTCTAAAGATTTAATAAATGAAACGATTTATGTTAAAGGAAATTACTTAACAAATATTAAGGATTTATTTAATAAACCACCAGTAGGTGTTGATTTTAATTCATATGCAGAAAGTATAAATGATACATACTATAAAGGTATTACATCACAATATAGTGAAAGCCTAGGTAAAAAAGTAATAGCACCAGCACAAAAATGGTTTTTCTATAGAGTAGATACTACAAACTTTAAAGAAAACACTTTTTCTTCTTTAGTACAACTTGTGAGTAATAGTAATAATACAGGTAAAATAGAGTATAGAACTATTAACCCACAAGGAACAGGCTCTATCCTTAAGCCATTTGAATTATTAGATGAAGAATTACAAGTGTACGGTATCATAGGTGACTCCATAAATAAAGGGGATACCTTAGAGATTAGATTTGATAACAGGGGTAATAGTAATGATATGGTATTATGGAATCCTGTTATTTTTGAAGGTAGTGTACCTGGAATATCTGAAAGTTCTTTAGTCAATTTAGATTATAAATTAAGTAATTTAAATACTAAACTAGAAACTTTAGATTCTACAGTAACAAATCTAAAGAACACTATTAATACACTTACAAGTAATCAAAAGAATGGAAAGCAACAAACTGAAAGTTTACAAAATGACTTAGAAAAATTACAAGAAAAAAGTAATGCTCAATACAAGAGATTATTGAATTTACCAATTTTGACACCTACAAACTTTAAAACAAAAAACCATGTTATGAATAACAAGATATTTAAAAGTAATTCAAACAAATTTTTTGTATCAGTAGACATTAGAGATTACAAAATTACTGGTGGTAAAGATTATTATGTAGATACTAATAATGGTAATGACTCTAACAATGGGTTAACAAAAGATAATGCTTTTAAAACATTGAAAACTGCTTTTGCTAATATTTCAGATGGTGATACACTTTATATAGCAGGGGGTAACTACTTTAGAACTAATGGACTATTATTCCCAAAACCAATTAATAAAAGCATCAACATTATAGGAGAAACTGATAATGTTAACTTTTATATGGGGGATACTCCTACATGGACTAAAACTCAAAATTATAATAACATATATGAGTATTCAAGAACAAATGTAGATACTGTTATTAATGTTATGAATAATCAACCTATTACTAAAGTAGATTCATTAGAAGAACTAGATAAAAAAAGTTATGCATATTATTATGATAACTCAAAAGTTTATGTGAATCAAAGTGGTTCTGAACCTAATTCTAATATCGTGGTTATGCTATCAAGTAGTAATTTACAGATAAATAGTATAACAGGGGATATTTATTTAGAAAATCTTAATATTTATGGTGGTAAAAGTTGTGCAGAACTAGATTTAACAGCTAAGAATAATGCATATATAAATAATTGTACTTTTAACTATGCTGTATATGGATACAATGGTTTAACTGTTATTGGTGGTAATAATATATTAGTCTTTAGTAGTACTGCTGATAGTAATGGATTTGATGGGTTTAATTATCATATTGGTAAAGATGGTTCTTTACCATTCTTTGTAGAATATGATTGCATAGGTATCAACAATGGCAATGATAAAGGTACTGCAGGATTTAAGTCTAACAATGGTTCTACATGTCATGATGGAATACAGGGTATTCGTATTAACGGAATTTATGCTAGAAATGATGGTGGTAATGTAGCAGATGTTAATACTGGTACGCAAACTTGGAATTTAGGTTGTACAGCCTTTGAAAGTTATCAAGGCAAAGACTTTCAAACTTCTAGTGGTAGTGATATATTCTTAGATAGTTGTGTGGCATATGGTAGTACAAACAGTATTAATTCAAGTGATACAAATAGTACGGTTTACACACGACTTGGAAACTATCAAAATAAATTAATATTAGGAGAAGAAGTAGCTTATTAAAAGACTAGAAATTCTAGTCTTTTTTTTATTTTCTATTGACACTATCAGATGTACATGATATAGTATATACATACTTAAGAAAAGGAGAAATTAAAATGAGCATTAAAAGTGAGTTAAGAGAATATGCACAAGAGCAATACGACCCAGTTAAAGAGAAAATAATTGATTCAATTAGAGATAGTATTAGGGGTGGAGAAAGTAATACTAAGGTATACTGGGCTAGTTGGGGATATGATGAAGTTGTACCAAGTTTTTCACTAATTGATAAGGTTATGGATGAGATTGATTTACCTTACGAGCATGACTTTGGTAATGAAAGTATTGGAGTTAGTATTGATATTAGTGAATTATATGAAAGGAATGAGTAGATATGTCTTTTCAAGTTTTATTGAGTGGTGAATTAAATCGTTTTAATTACAAAAAGCCAACAGACAAACAATTAGATTATATCAAAACTTTACAAAAAAGAGCAGATTACAAAGAATATACAAAAGCACAACTTAAACAACTAAGTCAAAAAGAGATTAGTAAATATATTGACAAGTTAAATGATATTATTTTAGATGACGAGTTACAAAATGAATGTTATTCTGCAGGTTTACCAAACTATTAATAGAATATTTTAATCTCTACTTAATCTCATTGTTATTGTTTTGTAATGTTTAAATGTTAAATTAGTATTATGGTAAAAAAAACAAGAAATGAAAGGAATTTTATTTATATGATTAAAAAAGTAATTGTACCAACTATCTTAGCAGGAACTTTATTATTTGCTGGGGGTAATGCAAACGCTAGTGACGTAGATTTTGAAACTTTAGCACAAAAAGCACAAGCTAATGATACTGAGTTAGTACAAAAACCAATTCAAAAAGGTGTTTATGATTACAACTTTACACGTAGTGGTGTAAATTATCATTTTTATTCTGATGGGACTCATTTTGGTTACGAGTGGCACGATACTAAATTGGAAAACCCAACACAAGACCACCTAACACCAAATCCAAAAGCAACACCAACTGACAAAACAGAATTAACGCCAAGTGAAAAGATTGATAAGCAACAAGAGTTATTTAATCAAAATCAAGAACAAATTAAAGATAAAGATTATACAGAACATGTACCAGTTGCAGAAAAAGTAAATAATGATTATGTGGCAGAACGATTTGAGCAAAACAAGAAGTCACAAGTTCAATTAGCAAATGGAAATACACCAGGTGCTACTGGTAGTAACGCTGCACAAGTAATGGCACAACGTACAGGTGTACCTGTTTCAACTTGGGAACACATTATTGCCAAAGAGTCAAACGGTAATCCTAATGCACATAATCCTAGTGGTGCTGATGGTTTATTCCAAACAATGCCTATGCATGGTAGTACAGCAACTGTACAAGACCAAATCAATAGTGCAGTAAATGCTTACAATAAACAAGGCTTATCTGCATGGGGATTCTAAAAAAAGTTTTGCAAATAGCTTGCTTAAATAGTAATATTGTGCTATAATATAATTATAGGTTACCTAACGCCTACTTTACAATGCGAAACACAGGTAACCATTTTTTACTAGAGTTTATACTCGACATACTAGTAGATACGGTATGTTGCCTGTCTATCGGCTTTGTAGATAAGAAGTCAATCCCAGTTAGTGATACCCTACTAACTCAGTATCTAATAAAACCTATATGGTTGACTTACTAGAGAGTGCAGTAAGTTGCCTGCATATTGGCTTTGTAAATATGTGTTGGTTCCGACATGTAACTCCCACATTGTCCGTACTCTAATTAACTTATCTGCCAAGTGTAGAAAAAGTAAACATTAACGTTAATAGAATTGACCTTAAACCTGCAATTACTTATCATAGGGAAACTATGGTAAGTCCCTGCTATATAGGTATACTTTAATCAATGTAACCTAGGAACATACGATTGAGTATATTATTATATAGTAAATATTGCAGGTTTTTTTTATTTTGTACTTGACTTATATACGTATTCATGGTAACATTAATGTATACTAATTTAGGGGGTTTTATACATGGGTAATATTGAAATCAAAATTAATGATTTAGAAAAACAAGTAAAAAAGGCTTACTATGAAAGAGTACATGCATTAGGATTTGCTAAACTAATGAAACAGGAAAATAGTAACAGTAGTGATATTGATTCAGATACATTAGAAAAGGAAATCAATATCATTACTAATCTTATGGAAACTTTTGCACAAAATCGTGGATTAACTTTTGAAAATTACCTTGAAAAACTTGTTAGGGGTGAAATTTAATGCCTACAATTATCTACTCAGAATTATTAAAGAAAGCAGTACGTAGTCAGATTATGGTAGAAATACCCGAACCAGTCATTACAGATTTAAAAATAGAAAAGATAGGTATTACCAAAGACAATATTATCTTAGCTAGATATTCATATTATGATGAGCAGAATAATTACTATTCAAAAACTTATAAAGTAGGTGAAATTACTAATGAGTAATAGAGATACATTAGAGAAAAAGGAAAAGTTATTGGATAAAATCAAGAAACATATTTTTGATTCCCACAAAGTTTCTGAATCAGATTTAGAAAAAGAACGTATGGAGTTGTATGAAGAAATTAAACATATGTATAATCTTAAAGTAAAAGATTAACCTTGTTATATTAACCATAAATGTATAATAAGGGGTAATTATATTGGACTTAGAAAATCAATTATATATGTACAAAGCACATGTTGAGAACGTAGTAGACGGTGATACAGTAGATATTACTTTAGACCATGGGTTTAATGTATACTCAAAACAGCGTGTAAGGTTACTGAGTGTAGATACTCCAGAACGTGGTCAAGAGAATTACCACCAAGCTACTGAGTTTACAAAAAGTAAATTATTAAATCAGAACGTGGTTGTACAGACTTACAAGACAGATTCATTTGGTCGATACTTAGCTAATATATTCTACTTAGAGAATAATAAGTATGTTAGTATCAGTCAAGAGTTAACTAATAAAGGACTTATAAAACCAGATAGTAAATGGAATACATTAAAATAATAAAAGGATGGTTATAATGAATTTAATTCAAACAGTTGTAGATTACTTAGTTTATGAAACGGATAAGAGAATGACTGGTGCTAAAGAAGGCACGTTTAAAAATCAACAAGGGGGTGGGTATCTAAAACTTAAAAGTGATACCCCTACCTTAGAACCACTTTCAGATATTATTTATAGATATGAAAATAATATTTATGAGAATAAAGGTAACAAAGCTATTGTCAAAATAAAAACAGAGAATGAAACAACAAACTCAAGTTCTAGTACAGATAAATTTATGATAAATGATGAAGTTATTTTTACATTTAATCACAAAGATTTTACACATAAAAATTCAGTACATTCTGCTTATATGAGTGAAGTTTTAGATACAATGATTAAGAATGAAATTAGAAGAAGGTTAGATATACCATTTTTAGATTTACCGAATAGAATTAACTGGGATAACATTAAGTATTTAAGCAATAAGTATGTACCTATTTTTGATAAAGAAGGAAATCCTTTAATCAAATTACCAGAAGATACTTATGAATTAAGAAAAGAATAAATGTTTCAGGGCAAGAATAAATTTCTTGCTCTTTTTTTATTGACTTTTTTAAATTACTATGGTAACATTATTTTATAAAGTTAAAGGAGGGTTAAAATGACTGGAATAGATTTAGCAGAAGTATTTAAGGATAAAGACAGCTTAGAAATAAGTGATGAAGATATTCAAGAGTTTATGAAACCATTTGTTGAACATAGAGATAAAGTTAGAAGTATGCTTGAGAATAAAAATTATGATATAAAAAAGTTATTAAACAAGCATAACAATTATTTAGACTTAAGAATGCCAGGTATAGATTATAACGATAGATTACAAGCAGACGTTCTTTTAGAAATACTTGTAAAAATGTATGAGGATAACAAGTATGATTACCCACCATTTTATGAAATTGATAACAATGAATTATCTTACTATTTCAAAATTGATAATAAGGAATATAAGTATTACATGAATGACTATAATGAAATTATTAAAGAAGTTAATAAAGAGGATAAAGTAAAATACATTATAAATATAGTTAAAATGAAAGTGGAAAAGAGAGGGTGAGTAACTATGAATTTAGAGAATTGTGAGTTATTAACTCATTTTGAATTTGGTTCAACATATCAAGGTACAAGTGATAGTCAATCAGATAAAGATATTTGTAATATTGTGTACCAACCTTTACAGGACACTATTTTTAGAAATTCAGAAAAATCAGGTTCAAAACACAAGAATGAGCAACGTTACTATTCATTAGAACGATTTATTACTATTGTTTTGAAAGGTTCTTTTGATAGTGCTTTGTTATTTAGTGCTTTACTAAATGATAACAAAGTAGAATCATTAGACCTTGTTGATAGTATATTTTATAGTATTGATTACTTAACTAAAAGAAAAGTCTTTGATACCTATATCAAAGCTAATATTAAATCTTATGCTTATTCTTTATTTGGAAATATGAATACAGTTAATAAGTCGAATAAGACAGGTAAAGATTATGTAAAATTTGAAACCTTTAAAGAGCATTTAACCAAAGTAATCAATTTACTTGAAAACGGTTTAACAACTGAAATTGATTATAAAGATTTTTGTAAAGTAGATTTAGGTTCTAAGTTATCTTATAAAAGAAAAGACTGTGTACTTTTTGATATGGAATCGGAAATTGATTTTGATAGTGTCAAGAAATTGTTAGAGCAAAATAAGAATAATATTCAAAAGTATCAAAAAGAATGGTCTGATTTAGAATATGAAATTAAAGAGCAAGTAGCTAATTATCTTTCAGCAAAGCAACAAGGAATTATTTAAAAAGGAGTATACAATGTTTAAATTAACAGATGAAGAATTAAGATTAATTGCTAATTACTTTAGATTAAATAAAAATAAAAGTGTAAATGGTTTTAGGCTATATGATATAACATACTCAGGTGATTTGATAATTTTAGATTTTAAAAAAGACAACTATAAATTAAGTATATCAATATCTGCATATTTTATGAATTGTCGTTTAAAAAAGGGTATTGATACCTTACACGATTTTGAGGCTAAAAGTAGACCAAAAGTGGAAGATATTAAGGAGATTATTATGAAATATACTAAATTAGAAAACTATAAAAATGACAATGAATATATTAATGTAAATATTGATTGGGATAAGGAGTAGATATTAATGAAATTAAAACCGTTAGGAATAGGCTCAGCATTTAATTCACAAGAGTACGGAAATAACAGTTGGTACTTTGTAAAAAATAATCAAGTATTTATGATTGATTGTGGTTCGACAGTTTTCAATAGTTTTAAGGAAAAAGAACTGAACAAATATGATTCAATTAATGTAATTATTACACACTTACACACAGACCATATAGGCTCACTAGGAACATTGATTGAGTATCTGTTTTATGTTAAAGGACTTAAACCTGACATTATTACAGACATTCATTTAAAAAAAGATTTACGTACACTACTGAGTATTAGTGGTATCGAAGAAAGTATGTATAACTTAATTACAAATACTTATGAAGATAAAGAGGTTTACCATTCAGACTTAGGAATAACATTCCTAGAAACTGGACATGTTCCACAACTACAATCTTACAGTTTATTAATTGATTTTTGGGATACTAAAAAACGAATTTTCTATAGTGGAGATTCTAATGATTTACCTGACCCACTTAAAATTTTTAATGAGTCAGAATTAGCAGTTGACCATGTGTATATTGATTACTCTATTAATGGTAGTCCTGTTCATTTGAGTACGGAACACCCATTAACAAAACTTGCTATATGGTTTAGTGGTGCAACTATTCATTTAATGCATTTAGATAATTATATCGAAATATATAAAGATGATTTAAAAGATATACTTGATAAGTACCCATATATTAAAATAGGTTGTTAAAATTAAATATTTTATTGACAATAAATTTCCTTTATGGTATACTTAGTTTATACTAATAAAGGAGGTTTATTTTATGTATTTATTGCTAGAACATTGTTATTATTATGATGGGGATTCAGAAGAGTGGTTTGAAAGACCAGTATGTTTATTTAAAGATAAGGAACAAATTGAACGTGCTGTTTACGACTTAACACATAACGTTGCATACCAAAGTGACTATTCGTATGTAGAGTTACCTGTGTATACTTATTCTGAGTTTAATACAAAGCATTTATACTTTGGTATACGATACACTATCAATTTAAAAAGGGAAAATGGTGTATTTGTTATTTCAAATACAGATAAAGTAGTAACTAAAGAGTATCTATATTTAGACGACCAAGAAGATGATGATATTGAAGATAACAAATATTACTACGGTTTTTTACTAGGTTCAAAATCTAAGTCTATGACTCATTCTAATTCTAAGTTTGGTAACAGTATTTTAGACTTTGATATTAAGTTCCCTGTAACTCAGCAAACTGATTTATATGATAGTAAATTTGATAGAATATTATCAGACCTAAAGTTTATTATTAACAATATGAATAAAGCAGATATTAGAAAAATGAATGAATACCGTAAAGCAATCGAAAAATACTTAAATGGGGTGAAATAATTTGCGTTATTACTTATTAGCAAGTTTAATTGTACTTGCTGTGATTGGGTTATATGTATTATTACCTGCGTACATTTTATATATTGTTCTACAAACACTTAACGTGTATGTAGCTTATTATGTTTGTATCTTTATTGTATTACTAGTAGAATTTACAGCAAGTTTATTTAGAACGGGTAAAGGTGATTGATATGGAAATAACAGAAACAAAAGAATTAGAAAAATTAACTAAAACAGAATTAATAAAACGGTTGCAGAAAGTAGAAGAGTATACAGATGCTATTGAGCCTTATGTTCATGTGTATAAAAATCAAGTAAAAGAAATACGTAGGTTAAAAGCATTTAATAACAAAGTAAAAGACATAGTTCTTTATCAAACTGATTTGACTTTATCTGAGATTGTAAGTGAACTACAAGAATTGCTAGGTGATACACATGCGTAGTTTTTTATATGAGTTTAAAAAGTTATTGTACCCTACCTTACAGTTTGTAGGTATACTAGGTATTTGGGTTTTATTGGTTTTTGGTCTACCTTTTGTTATTGTAACTATATTTTCCTTACCATATTTTATATTTCCACTTTTAGGTTTACTTGTTATTTCTATGACTATGGGTATATCTGTACTTATAGATAAGTGGTCACAGGGGTGGTATATAGCAATAGTAGCGTATATATTAGCAAGTGTCGGCACTTATATATTTATACTACTAGTAGGTGTTATAATAGTTGGGGGTGCATACTTATTGGAAAATTACACCGTATATACAATTATTGGTATCATTCTTTTATATCTTATAGTTATAGGAGTGAAAGCATATAAGAAAGCAAAGAAAAAGGAGAATAGATAAGTGATTAATTATGAGAGTATAAAACAAAAAGCAGATAAGGAAAATGAAAACAACCTTATTAAGACTTATAAAGCACTTATCAAATATATTGATAAAGAAATCGAACGTAAATCAAACATAGGTGATTATAAAGTAAATCTAAATTTACTTGAAATTTATATTACTTTCTTATCTGAACTAGACTTTAAACCTAATATGGCATATGACGTTTATAAACAAGTAGAGCATTACTATAAACGGTTAGGGTTTCATACAGAACTAGATATAAGACCTGCACAAAAGAATGGTAATGTATACTCAGCTATGCAAGAAAATTTACGTATATCATGGGGGTAATTAAATGGACTTATCACAAACATTAGAACAAAAAGAAAAACAAAAACAGGAATTGGGCTATAAAAAGTTTAAGGAATACATTAATCAAAAGATAACTGAATCTATTGATTCGGGTGTATCTGTAGTAAGAATTAATTTAGATTTAGATAGAATATTTATTGAACATGAACACAACTGTTCCATTACTCAAGATACGATTGACTATCTTATAGGTTATTATCAATCTCAAGGTCTAACCGTAGAACATATTAAAACAAAAGGTTACCATAACCAATATGGTGGACATAAGGGTGAGAATACGCTTAAAATTCATTTACACTAATTTCTTAAATCTATGTTATAATATACTATGTAGTAAGAAATAAGTACACAGAACAAATTAACTAGCGATATAAACCAAACACTTAGAAATATATTGATAGTTACAACACAACACAATACAAATACAAAAAGAAAGTAGGTTACTAATATGGAATTTCATGATTTAGATTACTTTAACGACAAGGCAAATGAGTTATATGAAAGAGATAGTAAAGAAGAAAACAAAAATAATCGTGTCACAATTAATTATGGTAACTATGACTTAGTATTCTATTTTAGAGAATCAGATGGAAAATTATTACTTAAATACAATGATTTTGAATTAGGTATCGGTTCAAAGATTGGTACTTATGAGCCTAAAAGAATTGCTAAAATGTTATATGATTACCAGTTTTATCCTAAAGACCATTTTGAATCTCTAGTATCAAAAAAAGCAGATAAAGAACGTGCTAATAAACTACATGATACTATTATGGAACAATGCGTTAATATTGCTGATTTACTTAATGACCTACAACGTAATGTTCAGTTATATAACTCCTTATATGGTGATAGTGAATTAGCACAGAAACTAAATATAAAACCATTAGGAACTTATTTAGATAGTGCTTTACAGTATAAGAAAGTTATCGAGTAAGATATAACACACTACCCTATTTTGTAGGGTAGTTTTTTTGTATATAAGACAGACAGACAGACCACCCCAATTATTATGGTAAAACATAATACGCTATTTGTCAATAGTCAATTTTACACTTTATAACAATTTAAAAAAGTGTAAAAATAACCTTTTAATTTCTTAAAAAGTGTTGACTTTATATTCCAATCTGCTATAATAATATTTGTAAGGTAATCAAACAACCTTAACACTAAACAGAAAAGGATTGGTACAGTATGCTAGTACAAAATAATGATAACACACAATTAATCGAGTTCATGGAAAACTTAGATAGTGGGTTTGCAATCGAGCAGACTTACGGTAAAGACCAAGACTCAGTAAATGATTACAGATTCTATAAAGAGAATGGAAACATTCTAGTTTACTTGAATGACGAGTTAATTGGTCATTTACAACAAACACCTTACGGAACATACGAACAACTTATGTTTGAACATTGGGATACAGAACAATATAAAAAGGTTGAGTGGTTAGATGAGTTAGACGCTTACCTTTTCAACTATGTAGTTTAAGATTAAGGCTACCGAAAGGTAGCCACATTTATATTTGACATTCTGATAATTAGGGTTTATACTATAGCTATACTAATAAAGAAAAGGTGGCTTTAAACATGTTTGTATATCAAGCAAGACATACGCTTAAAGGACAATTTGAAAATGAGTTTACGTTTAGAGAAAATGCAGTTTATAGAGATAAGGAAACACTTATTGATAACTTACTTGAACAAGGTTACCATAAAAATAAACGGGGTAAGGGGGACATAGAATATATTAAGTATCATAATCATGATATAGAAATAAGTAATGTAGATACTCTTATCAAGGATACAGTTGTTATAGATACGGTGGAGTTAGTTTAATAACGGGGTGGGGTAGGTAAGTCCTTGTAAGTCCTACCCTAGTCCATTGGTCAATAGCTAATGACTAATGTTGACTTTTAGTATCCTATGTTGACTTTTTGGTGGGGTGGTTTTGTTGACTTTTATAATTTGGCTAAAAAATTAGTAGGGAAATTAGTTACCTAAGGTAGCAGTAGTGGGCTGAAAAATGCACCCCCTTTTATGAGTTTAAAATAACGGGGTGTAGTATTACACTAATCCCCAGCAAGAGAAAACCAGACCGACCAACCCAGACCGACCACCAGCACAGACCGAGGCAGCCAGACAAAGACCAGCACAAACAGAATGACCGTTAAAGCCATTTAAAGACCATTTAAGAGCCTTTAACGGTTAATGGGTATAATAACCCCAGAAAGCTATTAATTGCCCTGTATGGTCTTTATATGCTCTTATTTGGTGGCTTTGCTGTTCCTGCACAATAAAAGGCTATGACCTAAGTCATAACCCTAATGATTGTGGACTATCTGCCCGTTACGTATTATTATATGTTGCTTATATCCATTTACTTTAGTATGGATATGAATGTCCCCACCCTTTAAGCGTGCCTTATGCGTGCCCTTGTGTGGGTGCTGGCGTAATATCTTACGCTTATCAAATAGCTGTACTGTGTAGTTGTGGGGCTTAATGATAACCTGCATTGTTTCGACTGTTTCGGCTGGTCGAGTGTTTCCCCAATATAAATTGGTTTCTTTCACTCGACCCCCTGCAAAGCCTAAGGCGTTCGCTAAGTCATAGCACGTTTGCTCTTGCTGGTGTTTGCTTAGTTGTTTCTTAATCATTTATATCAATCCTTTTAAATGTATTTTAAGGGGCTTTGTTGCCCCTTAATTGCTTATTGTTCATTGATTATTCTTTGGGCTACGTACTCAGTAACTAAGGCTACCCATTCGCTTTTATCGTTCTTGCTTGGTTCTGGTTCAACGTCTGCCATGTAGTCCATAGCTAATTCTTGTAGTTCGTCTTTGTCCATGCTTTCCCAGTCTGGATAGTCTGCTTTAATTTGTTTTAGCCCCTGCAAGTATAACTGGCTTTCTTTGTCGTCAATTGTATCAAAGTTACAACCAGAAACAGCGTTATCTCTTAGTGTTTCGATAAATGCATATGAGTTGAAAGGGTCACCATAAACAGCAATGCCCCAGACACCTTCGGCAAGGTCTATCATTTCGGCTTGAATGTCATTGTAATATTTATTGAAAAATTCTGTTCTTTCGTTGTAGCTTATTAGACCATTTGGGGCTACGTGGTCTAACCCGTAATCTGCTAAGTGTTCGATTTCGTTTAAGTCCATGTTATTTTTAATATAGTTCTCAATAGTTAAGTTATTCATATTTATCAATCCTTTTAATTTATTTAGTAGTGATTTAATCACTCTATGGAGTGCAGGGGCTCAGCCCCTGCAATCTAACAATGATTAAATTTGATTAGGTTCACAAGGTACGCCGAACGTTTCCAGCAGTTCCTTGTAGACCGTTTCAGTCCCATTAAATCTTGTATAGCTTAGTCCCACATTGTCGAGTAGTGTACCCCACATGCCTGCAGGTTCTCCTTCAATCTCTAATGTGTAGCGTGTTTCCTTTTCGCTAATGCTTGAATCCCTGAACACTCCAACGTTACCATTTGAAAGTTTAAATTCTGTTGTTTTGAAATTATCCCCATAAGTGTAAGTTTTAGTTTTTTCCATTTTGTATCAATCCTTTTTAATTTATTTTTTAGAGTTTAGTCACTCTATGAATTGCAGGGGCTTTCCCCTGCAATCTAACAATGACTAAAGTCTGCCGAATGTTTCGATTTCTTTATAACCACGAGTTATTAGTTGTTGCTCTTTTTCTTTTAACTCTTTTTTAGTGTTAACTGTAATCATGATATAATCACGACCATGCCCCATGTGGGCACTGCTGTTGCCTGTTGTATATTCTCTTGTTTCTTGATTAAATTCTAAGTAGTCGTAACCTCCGTAAGTTTTGTCGATTTTTCTGATAATAATATTTTCCATAGTTTTTCACCTTTCAGCCTGTCGGCTGTCCTTTTCTTTTTTTTTTTGGTTTGTTGTCCTTTGACAATTATTATATTACGCTTATTTTTCTAAAATTGCAAGTGTTTTTACTAAATTTTTTTAAATTTCTTTTAATTCTTTGATTCTCTTGTAAAGTTCCTTGTTGCTGTACTGCTTACCACAATCTTCGGGGCTTTCGATTAAAACTAATGTATCCCCGTCTGTTGCAATTTCTAAGTAGATATTTTTAAGATTAACGTAGATTCCTTTAATATCCCCGTCTTGGTATTTCTCGAATGTGTAGCCATTACGGCTTAACCAATTCACTAGATTTTTTTCGTTCATATTATATCAATCCTTTCGATTTGTTGTCTTAATTGTATCAAATCAGTTTTGATACTGTCAATAGGTTTTTAGAAATTTTTTAAATTTCTTTTTTTGTTTTTCTTGCTGTTCCCTTTGACACTTATTACTTTACACCCTTACGCCGAATAATGCAAGCATTTATTTAATATTTTTTACGACCAGCACCCACCAAAACAGCTAAACCCCTTGGGGCTCTAAGCCCCAGCACTTTTAAATTTTTTTTTATTTTCTTGTGTTTTCTGAGGTCTTTTCTCTTGCTGGGGCTTTCGGTCTGCGTTCTGCTGGTGGTCGTTTCTCTATGATTTAAAGTTGATAAATAACTAATGATATACAAAGAAGATCTTCTTTGTGTTTTGTTTGTCTGTTTCTTTTCCTGCAGGAACGACAAAGGCAAACAAAAAAAGGGCGTTAGCCCTTTTTAATTTAGATATTCATTCTCTAGGTCGTGCCAATCTTGGCTGGTCATGTCTGTAATAGTATCATAGTAATAATTCCAATCTTTAATCAAATCCCCTGCACTTGTTAGGCTGGTCTTAATTGGACAATCTGAAACCTCCAGCATTTCAGAAACTGACAAATCTAAGCTATACAGATTTTTAATACTTTCTAACTGTTCTGTTGTCATTTCTTTTACTTGTCTTAGTTCCTGCTCTTGTTGGCTCTCTCTTTTCTCTTGCTGGTCTAGTCCTTTGTCATACTCTTGAATATAACTATTTAATGTAATCATTTAAATCAATCCTTCCGACCTGCTGGTCTGTGTTTTTGTTGTGTCCTAATGACAGTTACTACATTACACTTTTTTTTAAATTATTTCAAGGGGTTTTATAAACTTTTTTTATTTTCTTTTTTCTGCCTTTATATAGTAGAAACTAGAAAAGCCATTTTTTGACCTGTTCCCACCCCTGCTGGTGTCATTTTTTTTAATCCCAGCAATCGTTCACAGCTACTTAGAAAATTCTCGGTTTTCTTTGTAGCTACTTAGAAAATTTACAGCTACTTAGGAAATCCCTACTTTTATTTACAGCTACTTAGGAAACTTGACTATCTTATCCAAGGTAGTATATTATCTTGGAAACGAGCAAACCAATCAAGACCGACTAAGATACCTGTACCCCCGAACAATGTAACTAAACAATCTGTTAATTCTGTGCTTTTGTATTTCTTACCATTCCATTTAAATTTAATCATTATTAATCAATCCCTTTCATTTTTGTTATCTCAATTATATCATGGCTACTTAGTAAAATCAAGAAAAAGTTTGTAGCTACTTAGAAAAAGTAGCTACTTATCAGAAACCACTTTTGTTTGAAATGATTTTTCAATCGACCATTTATCTCTATACAATCTATTCCTTAGTGTACTATAATTTATACCAAGTATATTTGACCATTCGGTAAGTGACTTTGTTTCGTTCATATAGGTAATCATAACATTATTTCGTCTATTGTTTTGTTGTGTTTTCATATTTACCCATCTGCAATTACTAGGTTCATAATTACCATTAGTATCAATTCTATCTAATGTTAAAGTATCTGAATATCCATTATTTATTGCCCAATGGTGGAATGTTGTAAAATCATTCAACCACTCACTACATACACTTATACCCCTAGCACCATAATTTTTAAAATCACTAGACTTTTTACTAGTACATCTTCTAACCATATTTGAGTAAATACCAGCTAGTCTTGTGTCATAGTGACCTTTATATTTACACATTCCACAAGATTTAGTTTTATTTTTAAGAATATTGTATAACAATATTACCTTAGTGTTACCACAATCACATTTACATAATACAAAAGTGCCTTTTTTCTTACTTTTAACTTCTTTTAATATTGTTAGTTTATTAATCTTTTCATTTATATACTTATCTACATTATATTTAACCATAGAAATCTATCCTTACACACTTATTTAGAAAATCTACCATTGGCTTGTTGTCTAAGTTTTTCACGTTTGGCTTTACTTGTTGGCTTACGGAATGTTACTAGGTCATCTTGTACTGTGACTTGAATAGCAACTGGTGTCCCGTTTGCATATTCTTCAAGTACTTCTATCTTAGCATTACTCACATCCTTATACGTTTTTAGTAGTTTTGTTATATGCTTACGACATGTTGTATAAAATACCCACTCATCATTCAATACATCATAAGTACATACACTTTCCTGCTCTTCCTTTGAATATCCTTTAGTACTAATAACTGGTTTTCTCATAACCTAAAACCTACCTTTCAATTTGTTGTCTTAATTATATCATGACTACTTAGACAATACAACCCCTAATTTAACTTTTATTAGAAATTAAATCTAGCTACTTAGGGTTTGTCGAGTTTCTACCATATAATAGTAGAATTTATTTATAGCTACTTAGACTTTTACTATTTCCTAAAGAAACTTAATCTGATACTAAGTTTATACTTGACATTGATTTAGTACTCATGCTATACTTAACTTAACAAATAAAACAAAAGGAGTTGAAATAACATGTCAGATTTTATGGACTTAATTTGGGGTGGCTTTAATGCACTACTTTGGATTGGTGGTATTGGTTTCTTTATTTGGTTAGTGATAGCTACTTTCTTTTATGTACTAGATAAACCAACTAGGGGCTTTGTTATTGTACCACTACTTGTCGTATTTATTATCGTAGTATTTTGGATTGGATATTTATTTGAATAATTTTCTTTAAAAAAGTACTTGACAGCTACTTAGACACTTGATATAATTAAGATACAAATTAAAACAGTAAAGGATTGATATAAATGACAGCAGTAAGAGAAATGGTAATGGAAACAAGAGTTATAGTAGAAAATGGAGAAATGGAGAACGTAATGGAATGTCTACTTACATTCCACGACTTTGAACTAGTATCAGCACGTAGAGTATCATTCTCAGCAACTGAGCCAATGCAAGTACATGAGCCAGTTGATACAAATGATATAACTGAGATAATAGACTTTGTAGATTTTGATACTCAAGACCTACACAATGAGTTTATAACTCAGTTCCTTAGCATAGGAGATACATGTTCAGTCGAAAGTGAGGTGCTAGTATGAAACATTTTGTAATAGGAGTAGTCGTAACATTGTTAATTGGTGGTTGTGTATTCGGACTATATAAATTCCAAGAGCCACCAACGAATGAAACTAAACAGGAACAAGTTATACCTGAGCCTGATACAGTTGAACAGTATGCTGAGCCAACAGATAAGGGTGATACAGATACAACTGGTGTACCAAGTGACAATGGTAAAGGTGGTTATTCTAATGACCAAGATACAGACATGAGTGAACAAGAGATAGAGGCTCGTGGGTTAATGCCTACTGAACCTAGTCAAGCTAAAGATATGACACCTAAGGAAAGTACAGAACAAACTGTGTCTGCTAGTCAGTATAACCAAGTTGTACAAGAGATTTTAGCTATTGACCCTGATACAGATATTACACCAATGAGTGAACCTGTCCCTGTATCTAGTTACAATAATGCTAAAGATTATCTAAATGACTTGCAATTACAATCAGAATAAAATATACTAAATAGTGTATAAACCGCTTCGTATAAAAAAAATTAAAAGGTGATTAAAGATGGAAGATATTAAGTTTTTAGATAGTAGAACAGTCCGTAAAGTTGACCATAGAGAACATGGTGAGTTTTTCTTAATACGTAAATACATGGAGAAACGTACTTATGATTCTGTAGTAGAATACACAGTAGCTATTATTAAGGAGTATCATGAAGATAGTAGCTTTGATTGTCCTTATGATGAGATTACTCAAAGCGTTAAAGTATTTGATACATTTGAGAAAGCTGATAAATATTTAATGGAAGATAAGATTTAGGGTTGACAGTTACTTAGGTATTTGGTATACTATAAGTACATTAAAGAAAAGGACTGGTAATTATGAGTCAAAGATTATTACAAACAAGAGAATTAACAAGAAACATTTTACTTAGTAAAAAAGAATATAGTAGAGTAACTAAGACTATTAGTAGAATTGCTAATGATAGTTTTAGTAAGTACCGAGTTGATAGTGTAGTAGAGTATTATGATAATACTGACTTACAAGGTGAGCCTATCAAGGTTATTAAAAAGAGTTACCCATTTGGTAAGTACCAATACGCAAAAGACTATTATTTAAGTAACAGATACTAAAGAAACTTAACCTGTAACTACTTAGGTTATTCTAGGTATAATTTATCGTAGCTACTTAGGTAAGTTACAGATTAGGTTTAATTAAGGAGTGGTAAAATTGAAAAGATTAGAACTAGAACGGTTGCTTATTTTAATTGGGTGTGTTATTATATTCTTAGCTATTGTATCAGTACCTGTTGTAACTGCATTAGAGTATAACCATAAGGAAACACATGTAGGTACAGTTACAGATAAGTACAATAAGCGTAGTGAAAAGTCAGATAAGTTTTATATTGTGTTAGATGATAAGAAAGTTATTATGAATACAGACTTAATATTCAAGGGTTACTTTGATAGTGCAGATAAGCAAGCACAGTTAAGAATTGGTGATAAGGTTAAGGTAACTACGATTGGTTTCCGTATACCTATCTTAAGTCTGTATCCAAAAGTATATGAAATTGAAAGGGTGGATTAGAATGTCAGTTAAGGTGAATATTGAAAAGGATAAGGTAAAGTATAAAGAAGGTTGTTTAGTAAAACATAATGTAAATGGTTGGTATGGTATCCTAGTTATTACAGATGTAGTCAAAGGTACTTATAATGTGTTAAGGTTTGATGAAGAGGATAGAGATTGTGCATATCTTTATTATTCTAACAGTAACGTAAGTCTATCAGATATTCAAATGTATTTTAATGTAGTTACAGATGAAAAAGGTTATGACCTTACCCTAACATTGAAAGGGGATAATTAGAATGATAGGTTCAACAGGATTATATATTACGTTTGTTGTAGGCTGGGTAATTGCATTTATTACTTATTTCTCAGTCGTGATTGTATCAGGTGTTCAGCAAGAGGGCAAGGTAACTAGGGTATCATTCTTTACGGTACTTTTACTTGTTATTCCATTTGCAGTATTTATTGTACTAAGTTTACTAGGTATATAACTAATTAGACTACTTATAAAAAAGTAGTCTTTTTTTTATGCAAAGTACTTGCAATACTCTACTTACTTTGATATACTTAGTATAGAAAGTTGAAAGGGCTGGTTATAATGAAAAAGATTACACAAAAGGAATTAGATAAGAGAATTGAATTACACCAAGAGTGGTTAAAGGATAATAGTAAAGGAGAAGTATTAGATTTAGTAAACTGTGATTTATCATATCTAAGTGTGGTAGATGTAGATTTAAGATTTGCTGATTTAATAGACTGTGACTTGAGTTATGTCACTATACTTAATTCTAATTTAAGATATGCAAACTTAAATGGTTCTAAGTTAAGATTTGCTGATTTAACTAATTCTGACTTGGGTGATGCCAAGCTACACAATACTGACTTAAGTTATGCTAAGTTACGTAGTACTAATCTAAGTTTTGCTTATTTAAAAGAATCTAATTTAGCATTTACTGATTTAAGACATGCTATTCTAAGTTGTGCTAATTTAACTTACTGTACTTTAGATAACACTAGGTTATCTGAATCAAATACAAATCAAGTCTATGGAATAGACATGTACTCTATTGATAATATAGGTACGTTTAGTGGTAAGGTTACCTATGTACCTAGTATTGATACAGTATATGCAGGGTGTTGGTCTGGTACATTAGAACAGTTCTTAGAAAAAGGATTAGAAATGAATAAGGGTAATAAGCAGGAAACTAAGAATATTAAGTTAGCTTATCAGTTCTTTAAGAATAATAGTAAATAAAGTAGGTGTAATATGCAAAAAGGATTAATTTATTATGTTCAACCACCAAAAGCAAGTTGGGATTGGTTAGAGCAGGAGTATAAAAGATTAGGTATTAAAGTAAAATTTTAAAGGAGTGTTTAATTATGACAAGTAAAGAGTTTGAGAAAAAGATTAAGGAATTAGGTTATAGATATTTTTGTGATACAAGTGAAATAGAAGAGGGTATTGTTGTAGAGTATGCTAGAGATGAGAATGGTCATACACTATTATGTACTGATAATAACTATCCTTATAATATTGATACAGCATGGTTTGCTTTTGAGCAGTTACCTAAAGCAGAAAAGGATAAATTGTTCTATGTATTCTATCAGTACATTAAGACAGATATTAAGGACAGGGGGTTAAGTATTGAAAAGCATGATAAAACAGTTACAGAATATAAATTGAATAGACAGTAATATATAATTAATCAGACTACTTATAAAAAAGTAGTCTTTTTTTATGTAAAACCCTTGCAATACCCTAAGTAATTTGATATACTATATGTATAGTAAGTAGTAGTTAAGTAGTACAGTAAAAAAAATTAAATAAAGTACTTGACAGTTACTTAACTACATGATATAATATAAATATAATAAATAAGAAAAGGATTGGTAAACATGGAATACACATTAGACATTCACAAAAGAAATGATTACACAGTATACGAAAGACGTTATTCAGATAATACTAGAACAATCTTAGTAAGAGATTCTAAGGCTAATTTAGTAAATGTATATACAAACAGACAAGAAACTCATACGGACAGTAACGGTAACGTAATTGAAAATAAAACGATTGGTCAATATTTTGCAGATTTTAGTTAAAAATGCTTGACAACCATTCAGGTATATAGTATAATATAAGTATAATAAATAGTAAAGGATTATTGAATATGGATATAGAAAAATTAAAAACTAAAACAAAAGAAGTAGCAAGACAAGACCAAGTATTAGATAATGACCCAGCATATTGGGTAGCTATGGTTACAGTAGGTAATATTGTAAATAACCCTATAAGAACTGAAGAAGAGAAAACAGAAATACTACAAGAAATAAAATTGTTGTTAGGTAATTAAAGAAACATTTGATAGTATCAAACTATCTTAATAACTGAATATAAATCAAATTAGACCTATTAGAGTACATTATGTGTCATTATTAAGCATTACTAGTCAATTAGCTGGTAATATAGACCATTATGGAAATAATAGGTCTTTTTTTGTATGTAAACTTGACAAATTGACTACTTTATGCTAAGGGGGTGAGTTGAATAAGCAAAAAGGTTGACATTTTGACTAGGTTATGGTAAGGGGTGAGTTAGTCCTAAAGGTTAAAGTTAGTCAAGGTCAGTTGGTGAGGGTTGTATGTGGCTAGTGCTTATTGGTTGACAACACTCGGCAAAAATGCCCAGGCACTCCTACTTGATTACTTAGCTACTCTTGTTTAGTTATTGCTTAACCACTTAACCACTCCTACTTGATTACTTAGCCACTTTCTTACTCTTTACCTGAACTGCCTACTCCTTACTACTTATATACTTATACCTATACTCCTATACACTCATACAACCATTCTAAGTACTCTTACAGCTTACTTATCTCTTACCCTTACTACCCTACCTAGTTATCTATTTAAGTCCTATATACACTTTATATTAGCTATTATACGTATGTATATAAGTAAACAAAAAAAAGACCTTTACTTAGGTCTTTTAACTATTCTATACTTGCTATAACTGAAATCAATAATATAAACTCAAACCCATATCCTACAAGAAACATAACTCCTAACCTTATTTGTTCACTATGTGTAAAAATTGCAGTAATACCATAAGGAACACTAAACACAATAACTGAATAAAGTATTATACATAATATAACTATGAGTATATGAGTAAAGTTCTTTAGTAACTCTTGTTTATTCATTTAACTTACACCCCTATGATTGTTATACTTAATGCCAATTTAAAATATCTTGTTCAATCCCATTATTCCTAATCTTATCTCTATGTTTTGCGTATTTATCTAAAAGAATATATAAAGTTCTGATAAATGATTCTTTACTATCAACCTTACAGAATCTTGTAATGTTACTTAATTTCTTATCTGCTGTAACTGTTAAAAAACCATTCATACTATTCTCCACTTCAAAAACAAGAGAATCATTATCTACTGTAAACACAATACAGAACTTAGTATTCATTTCTAATGTGTTAGTTAACTTGAAATCTAAGTTATCAACTGTTGTTACCATATTTACTCTACTATTAATATATTGTCTTATTTCATTCAATCCTACCATAATAACACTCCTTTATTTACGTTCAACAGATACAATATGCTTAGTATCTATAATAACTGTTTCACTTGCATTATACTTTTCTACACTTATATAATACTGATTCTTAATATTCTCATACACTATAGTTAAATCATCATATCTACTTTCATATCTATACTTTTTACTATCTACTGTTCTTATTATATAATCATAGTCTATATCATAATGTCTTATATTCATAATAATAAATCTCCTTAGGTCTGACTAATTCAAGTTTACGTTTAGGCATGATACCTAATTCTGCGTTACGTCTTTTAAAACAATTCTCTAAGTGTGAGTACTTACCATTTGATATTTCACCCATAACACTATCAGTATCTAAATCATTATTCTCAATAAACTCTTGTATATCCTTATTAATAGTAATCACTCCTTTTTAACTATACTAACCTGCATCATAATGATTATTATTTAAATCATAATCTACTTTACTATCATTTACTTTTTCCCAATCTATATTTGCTTTGAACTTAGGTCTAAAATCTCCATCACCATCTGCATAAATTGAAACTTTTCTTGACGCACCTAAAGAGCCTAATTGTTCCATTCTATCTAACATTGACATAAAATGATTAACCCATCTCTCTTCCATTTCAACTTCTATTGTAAACGTCTTTTTCATATTAATTCTCCTTTACTTTCATAGAACTTGGATACTTAACCCTGTTATCTTTAGGGATAGTAGGATTAAGTTCTAAGTATTCTTTTAATTGATTATAGTTATCTAACTTAAATGCATAATTGAAATACGGTGTGTTAAATTCATTCTCTACTAGTATACTGTCCTTATCAAAGTCTAATGTCAAAGTACTGATAGCATTACGTTCTGTTCTACTAAACTGGAATGTATTATACTTAGTAACAGTAAATGGTGTATCATACTTATACCCATATTGCTCTAATAGTTTTGAGAATGTTCTACTTGTTTTCCAACCTAATTTTATCTTTAATGATTTATAATACTTTTTAAAACCACTATATGTTCTAAGTATCTTATAGTCATAGCTAGTATCTAGGTAATGCTTAGATTCTACTGTAATAACATAACTAGAATCAAACTGAGTTGGTCTAGCTATGTGTACTTTAATCTTATAGTTATCTGTTTCTTTAGTAGCTATATAACATGAACGCTTTTTAGTTACTGTAAAGTCTTGAGATAAGTGTTTTATCATATCCTTAAGTACAGGTTCTACCTTATCTAAGTTAATTTCCCTTTTCATTTTAATTCTCCTTTTCTTTTTATTTTATATAAACGAATAAGTCACGTCTATCTCCTTTTCTAATGATAGTCATATGTGTAATCTTACCTGGGTGGTTGTGTACGTTGAATGAGAACTCTTTTTGATAAGGTGTAGTTCTAACTTTATATAATGTATAATTCACGTAACCTAAATAAGTATCTAAGGGTGCTAAAGGTGTGTAATCACGTAAAAAGTTTCTCGAGTCTTTTACACTAATAAAAATAGCCTCTTTATCTTGTACATACACATAAGTTCCTTGTTTAATGCCCTGTTCTAATTCCTTATCTATCTTATGGAATATTTCCCTAAGATTTCTCCTTAACTTTTCTTTAAACTCATGGTCTTGATTTGCAATACCTATTTCTGTTTCTTTTTTCAAGTCTTTAAGTATTTCTTTAATATTATACATAATCAATTCTCCTTTTATCTAATATAGATAACATACTCATTTGTTTCAAATAAATCACACACATTAATAAATGTAATTTTATTAGGGTGATTTATTACATATAATGAAATTACAGCACTATTACTTGCCTTTGCAATAAAACAATTAGATACTGAGTATTCTGCTTTATTTACTGTATTAGAGTAAGAAAAACTTTCACCAATCTTTGTATCTAACAACTTATTAGCAATTTCAAAAAATCTAGGGTAGTCTTTAGCCTTTAAAGAAATACGTCTACCTTCATACTTAAACTCATTACTTTCAATAGCCTTATCTATCTTATTGTTTAAGTCTATTAAAAAATCCTTGAATAAGTCACTAAACTTGTCTTTTTCTTGTTCTGTATTATTAAGAATCATTTCTTTAATATCATACATAATCAATTCTCCTTTTCTTTAATACTCTTTATAGATTTTGTAACCATGTTTCTTAAGTTTCTTAATCATATCTTTAATCTCTTGAGATTCTTGTTTTGATTTTCTATCAAAGTACTGTTTTAGTTCCTTAGCTGATTCACTTACTAATCTATCAGTATCAAACTGTAATTCACCTTTATATACTGAACCTGAACTTTTAGAAACTGTAAACACATTATCTGAATCATTATTGTAGAGAATAAGGCTATACGTTTCAGATTCAATATGGTAATTATTCTTAGCAAAAATATCCTTGATTTGAGTTAACTCTTGTTTAAGGTCAAAGTATTCTTTCAATTCCTTAGCTGTATTACCAACTATATCTCCAGTATACAATATTAAGCTACCTAAGTAAATATTATTGTTCTCTTTTCTTATTGTTATACCTTTATCTACACCTTTTCGATACTGAATTATATCCTTATTTTCTTGTACCTTTTTATAGCCACGATACCGTAATTCAATTTCAATACGGTCTAATTCTGTAATAAAATCTCCTAAAAAAGTTTCTAGGTCAGTAGCTGAATGACCAATAAGAAATCCATTTGTACCATCACATATTATCCCAGAAAGTCTGCCTACTGTAATATGATGACTCTTGACATTATTATAATACTTTTTTACTGTTTCATTTTCAGATAATAAAAAATAACCATATTCAGTAAATACCTGTTCAATACTACGCATTTATTTACACTCCTATTCTTAATATACTTTATAACCTTGTTTCTCTAATTCTCTAATCATTTCTTGTGTTGTTAACTTAGGTCTATGACCATAACCTGGCTCAGATACTAAGTAATCTCTAATCTCTCCATAGTCTTTAAATTCCTTAGTACTACTATCATTTGCGTTGTTCTTATTTGTAATAACCAAATAGCTTAGGTTCTCTTTACTAGTATCGACTACAAATGTATGCTGTTTATTGCCTGTATCTTTCATAAATACAAATCGTGTGTTTGATACTGATTCAAGGCTATACGTGTATCCATAAGATTCTAATAAATCAATATACCCTACCTTAGTATCGTTATCAAGTTCATTTTTAATTTCTTTATATCCTAGTTCAAAATCAATATAGTTTTTATAAGTAGTACCCATATTGTTTCCTGTTAAGTTATGTCTTGCACAAAATATGATACTAAAATCTTTATAATCATTACTGCAACCAGGTCTTTGAACAATAACTTTAATTGTATAATAATCATTAGAATACGTACTTTCAAAGTCAGAATACTTAAGGTTATTCTCAAAGTGTTCACTTGATAAGAATGTTTCCAATTTATTCATTTGTCTACTGTGATATTCTTGTGCATTAACCTTTTTAAATTCTTTTCTTAACTCTTGTTCTGATTCTAAAATAAGGTCAACAGTTAGGTCTTTGACAGGTTTAACACCAATAGCACCTGTTTTAGTATCTCTAAGAATAAGGGAATCGTAATCACTATCTATATTATATTCTGTATATTTACTTGCTACTGATTTGTACTCATACTCAAGTTCTAATGTTCCTGCTGTACCTTTAATAGTTTCAAGATTAATGAATCTACGTGTTGGTTTAGAACGTTCTACCTTATCTACAAAGTCATAATACTCATAATACTCTAAGAATGACACAATCTTATCTGCTAAGTAAGATTGTGTATTGATTGGTTTATCATTTATTTTAATAGGTTTATTATATCGAGAATTAAAATCTGAGTAAATATAATATCCTTTATCTAACAATCCTTTACGTTTAACTATAATGTTACGTGAATGTTTATTAAAGAATGTAAAGTTAATCATTGAACCATTAGTTGAATAGATAAAATCAATCTTATTTTTAAAGTCCTTTTCTGCTAATCTATTTAATAATGTTAAGTATTTCATAATAATTCTCCTTTATTTTTTAACTTAATTCCATTTTAAATCAAAGTTCGTTTTTCCATTTAATTGTTCTAAAGTAATAAAAACCTGTTCTTTAATGTATTTTACAATATCATAATCTGTTCGTACATTTACAGAACTAACGTCAGATATAATATCTTTATCAACCATTATCTCATGTCCTAATCCTAAACTATTGTCTAAAGGATAGAGTGTAATATGAATGAGTAGATAGTTAGGTCTACTAATTTTATTAGAAAATATAAGTGTGTATTCCATTTCATGAAAATCTAACCTAGTATCAAGTAGTACCATGTTACCATTGTCTACATTTAAACTCTTATCAATTTTATTATTGAAATACTCTTGTATTTCGATAAATAGTTTATTAATATCAGTAAAATCTTTGCTAAAGTTCATATATTATATCTACTCCTTGTGGTAAAGTATTTTATCTAGGTGGTGTGTAAAATTAGAATAGTCATAACCAGTTCCTACTTCTTTTTGTTTACCATTCCAATTAGCTATAACATAATTCTCTTCTGTAACATATAGTTTAACACCTAACTTATTATCATTATTACGCAATACTACATGAGTATCATATTTTGAAAATATTCCACCATGATTAAGTTTAGTTTGGTGATAATCAAAGTTGTTTATTTGAATATCAATATTACCAAATTCTTTATGACCACGAACATAGTCAAGACATTTTTCACAAAGTTTAACTTGCTCACTAAGACTATCAAACGTTTCAGATAAACTATGCAAAATAATAAGGTCATTATTCAAATAAGTATTTTGTTGTTTAATACCAAAAGTTGTATCTTTTATTTCTAATACACCATTTCCAAAGAATCTAATGTCATAGAATGGTGTAGTATAACGCATAATTTCTAAACCAAGTCTATAATTTTCTTCTGCATTTTTTATACATTCCATAGCTTTTCTAATATACTTTAAATGTGTTATAGGTTCTATCTCTTCTTCAAAAGGTACTAATCTCATACTAATCTTCTCCCTGCTAACCCCATTAGTACATTAAGGGCTTGTTTTTCTAATTTTCTTTTTTGGTTTTCTCGTTCTACTTTATTAAAATCTCGTTCATAAATAATAACATACGGTTTCTGGACTAAAAAGTCAATAACTAAATTTGAGTCTTTTTTATACTGTTCCATTTCGTCTATGATACATTCACATAATTCATTACTTGGTGTAGTATATTTAATTCTCTTAAGTACTTTCAATTTAATCATTACCCCTTTGATACAAGATACCATAAATCTGGTCAACGATTTGTTGTGGTTTTGTATTCTCATGAATATCAAATGCAAATCTTGTTTCTTGTTCATTATTATCAAGGAAAATGAATACAACAAGTTGATTTCCGTCTAAATCAGTTGTTCTTGATACACCAACGTATTCATAGATATCCCCATTCACCACAAAATCTTCGTTATCCAAAGCGTCAATAATACTCTTAAGTTTTTCACTCTTTACATTCATTAGTTTACTCCTTTTCCTAAATATTCTTTAACCATTTCTTTGAAACCTACTAAAGTTAGCCATTTAGTATAATAGGTTTCACTACCTGTCTTAGTATACTCAGTATAACTCTTTTCTATTTCTTTGTCAAGTACTGTTTGTATATTAGTAATTGAATTTGAAAGGTTATCTATTGTCTTTTGATTAAAGTCTGAATCACTTAACCTTAGTGTATTATTGAATAGTAATTTATTAGCCATGCTTGCTAAAGTATCAATAGGTAAATCCATAAGTGCTTGCATACTTAAATCTTTATCTCTTGTAGTAATATCAGACTCTAGTTCTATATCTTCTAAATGTCTTATTTCATCCATTCCACTATCATCAGTACTTTCTATTATTAAAGAGCCTGTATGAAAATTGATACTAACTACATTTACTGTACTTTGAGTTACCTTGTCATATACTCTAAAATCTACCTTATTCACTATAACCCTCCTTAATATTTCTCTCAATTTCTGTATTAAGTATAGCAAGTTACTTAACTAAAGTCAAGTATAAACAAAAAAAAGATAGGAAATTTCCTATCTTAGTATTCCTTAATAACTCCATACCCTAACTCTTTAACTTTTTTTATTAATTCTTGTTCATGTGGTGCAAGGTTATTAGTGATTTTATTCAATGTTTCTACTAATAGATACTCATGTAAATCTGAGAACCATGTATTATTATCGTTCATAGTTATATCATTGATATAAATATTTTTATCTGTCCAATTAGGGTATAGTAAATACTTGTGGTTATTTACAGTCAACTCTACATGACAGTTTCCTTTTCTAACACACATATGAGTATTTACCTGTAACCTACCCTCATTTTTAATCTTATAATTACGACACCATGTACCAATCAGTACAACACAATCCATTTCCCAAACTAACCTATCAATAATTGAACGCAAACCGTCTATTGATTCATAGTTAATATCAATGTTTTGTGCACGTTCAACCGATTTAAAGTATCCTTTAACGACTATCTTATCTCTATGAATATCAACAACTTTTTGACTTGGGTCTGAATCCATAGCCACAAAAGATAAAAGAGCATTATCATTAGGAGTAACCTCAATAATACCATAGTTTTCTCTATCCTGCTCATTAAACACTTTTCTAATTCTATCTTTTAGAATATTAAAGTTTAAATAACGTTGTAGACTCTCAGGTGAATTGCCAATATACTCACCTAGTGCATTACCTTTATCTATTTCAAATAATTCATTAGTACCTTGATACAATCTAATTATTCTATTTTCCTTAGTATTAATATACTGTGGCTCATTATATTCATTAGTATCTTTTTCATAACCGTATACTTGCAACAAAGCCTCTATCTGTTTAGTATCTAGTTCCCAACCATCTAATGGTTTATCCAATGGTCTATCCCTACCTTTCTTTAGTATATATTGGTACACATAAGTCATAATCTCGTTAAGTGAATGTTCATTGATAAAGTTTTCAAAACCAGTTATTTCCTTACTTTCATATTCTTTATTAAGTAGGATATGAGAAGGTAGCTGCCAACGTGGTTTATATTTATCAAGTACGTCTTTGAGTTCTTGATAAGATTGAATCTCAAAATCCTTTACTACTTTATCTTTATTTCTATCTATTTCCATAAAGTAACTACTATCATACTCAGGTTGGATTTCAATTTTATACTTAGTTAATCCTAAAGTATCATAAAAGATATATGCCTGCTTATTACCTTGAGTTTCAGGTCGAACATACCCATAAGCACTTAATAATTCTTTGTAGTTATTAGTCTTTATTTCTCTAATCATTTCTACAATAGAATGTTCTGTATCGTTAGCTAAATCAATAATATCACTTACATACTTGCTTAGTATTGCTTTCTTAGGGTCAATATTTGTATGACCATTCGTTATTTTTCGTTGTGAACTGGATTCTTTACGTTTTGCTATAATCTTATCTCTAAGGTCATTCTCTAATTTCTCAATTTGAGATACAAAAGGAACGTACTCATGTTTACATGACTCACTTATATTACCGTAACTAAGTGTAAGTTCACACTCATTATTAGGATTATCAGATAAGAAACAAGTAAATTTATATTTAAAGTCTTTGTATTTACCATGTAATACTGTTCCTTTAGAGTCATATTCCTTTAGTACTACAAATAGGTAGTTAGCGTCTAAATGCTCTATTAAGTTACTAATAACAAATGCAACAGCTTTCTGATTAGGACACTTATTTACATATCTTAGTTCTGTTTCAGATTCTTGACCATAGTCCGTAAAAATCTTATATTCTTTATTTAATACCCCAATTTGTTCAACTCTAAATTTAACTGAACGGAACTCACTCGTAAGTAAAATTACTTTAGAACTATGACTATAATCATGTTCAAAATATTGTCCAGTATTCTCTAATGTATTAAGTAATTCTTTAAACCTATTCTCTACTTTCATAATTTCCCTACTCTCCTTTTATTAAGTTAGTTAGTTAGTTAGTTAGTGTACATGGATTAATAACGAAGATTCTATACTTATGGATTTGGGATATTCTCGTAAATTTATTCTCATACTTTCAATATTATACGGGTGTTTCTGTATTGAAAGGTCTAACCAAAAATTATTTATTCTATCCTCATTTAACAAAACATTATCGACCTTATAGATTGTATCGTTATTCTTTACATGAAAGTCAATAATCTTAATACTTTCATTACTTTCCTTAACTGTTACTAACCTACGTACTAAATTTTTATATCTGTTACTCAGTTCTTTGTGAACAAATTCCGTAGAAATATCGTCAGTTACTCTTGAGTAGATATAATCATTGTTCTGTAATAAACTCCTTACCTCTGAATCTATTTCAGATACTACTTGTTTCAAAAATTCCTTTAAATTATTTGTTTCTTTATTTCTACCATTGTTTATTAATGTTTTAATATCCAAACTAATCACCCCTATCTAATTATTACATAACTTAGCTAAAGTTTCAAGTGGTAATTCAATTAATTCCCCACTAAATAATAATTCTTTTACTTTCTTAGGTACAGATACATGATAGTCTAAGTTTAAGCTATTAATGATTTCACTAGCTTTCCAATCTAATTCGATTTGATACATAGACTTATCTTTAACCTTTTGGTGTAAATTTTTAATAAGTTCGGGTTTGATAGTGATTTTCTCACCACAATCTATTGATTCTGTTAAATGTAATAAACCACTTACTCTATCTATATCAAAGATATTAAAGTAATCATAATCATTCCCTGTATCTAATTGAATAACTAAGTTATCTACTAACTCCTTAGGTGTAATTTCTATATTTGTATGTTGTCTATTCAACTAACTCACCATCCTCATAAATCGAAGTAGGTGTATTATCATCATTAATTAACCAAATTAATGAAACTTTGTGTCCATAATCCTTAAATCTTTTTTCTATTTCTTTAATAGACAAATCACAATAGACCCTATAATACTTATCAACAGCATCACCAACTAATATTAATGGTAGCTTAGTATCCTTAGTAATTTCTTTTTCTCGTTCAATAGTCCACGTATGGTTGATTGGTATACAAGTATCTTTAGGAAATTTAATACAGTAGTTATCTACACGTACTATATTTGAAACTTTACCTACTAAACCATTACAATAAAATACACCTGATTCAATATCGTTATCATAAATGTATTTAATTAATTCACTAAAATTTACTTTTTCTTTTACTTTAATTTTCATCTTAAATTCTCCCTTATTGTTTGTTATTTACCTTACTTACATGTATTTCTAGTATATCAAATTTTTTATTATAAGTAGTCTTTTGGTAATCATTATATTTGTTGTGTATATTAATTTTTGAAATCTCAAACCACTTTTCTTCTCCTGTGTTGTAGATTAATCCAACATGTGTTACTGGAGTATCTTGAATAAGAATATCATGTATAGTTGTTTCCCCACCAAGAATATTGGTATATGTTAACTCCTTTGGTTGTGTAATAGCTATATAAAAAGCATCTATAGTAAGAAATTCTAAGTAATCATCTTCTTCAACATTAATATTAAAGATATTATTTTTAATTCCATAAAGACAAATATTCTCTATATTAAACTTATCCAGTACTACAGTTTCAAGGTTGTGTAAATCTAGTTTTACTGTCTTAATAGTTTTTTCCATATTGATTTCTCCTTTAATTAAAATAACATAACTCCTATACCAATTTCTTTAAATATTGTATGATTTACAATAATAATTAAGTTAGTAAATTCACTAGGGTGATTGTGAACTCTTACTTGATAAACTTCAATATCTTTTAAAGTTTCAAATTTAATAAGGTCATAAACTATTTGGCTATAAGTAACTGTTAAGTCTGTACTGCTTTCTTTTTTACTTAAATGTTCTTTAATATTCTTAGTCATATCAATATTAGGTAAATCAATCTGTAGCCCTAGTTTACCAAAATCTGTAATTACATTAATATCAAATTTATTTTTGTTCACTTTGCTATCAATCTCTTTATCCAAGTAAATCATAAAATCTTTAAATAAGGTTTCCAAACTAGGTTTGGTTGATACTTTACCATTATTTTTCATAATATCTGATAATTTAAACATATTGATTTCTCCTTAATTTAGATTAACATATCTACGAACGAATTTTTTAATATTTATTTTTGTAGAACGTTTATACCATTTCTTTAAATGAATATCATAGCCCTGTAAGATAAAGTACTTAATACCATTTCCTAAATGAATTTCTGTTTCAATAGCCTGGTCTTTAAACCTTGACTTTGCATAACCATTTTTAATCCTAAATATTCTAGTCGTGTCTTGCCAACGTTTAGGAGTTTCTTCAAACATATATTTTAAAATAGGGTAGCAGTTTTTATTATCAGGACTTAAAGTGTTTTTATACAAATATACTTTCCTATTCTCAATTTCTATAGGAATAGGGTTTTGAGAAAACCAAGCACGCTTTTCATTATTCTCTTTTTTAATAACAAGGACACCATAATCTAAACTAGCCATTCTAATCACCTTTTCCTTATTTAATATTTTCAAATCCATTCTTTAATAACTCTTGTTTAAAGAACTCTACTGCTCTTAAAGCATTATTATACTTATCTAAGTACTCTTTCATTTCTCCTACTGTTAAAGTACCAGGGCTACTTGTACCTAATACAAAATAACTTTCATAATCAAATGTACTACCTTCTCCATAAATATCAACAAACGGTTTTGTTCTATCTACTGGAGTTACTCTAAGTTGTCTGATACTACCTTCTTCTGTTGCTCTTAATCTATAGTTTTTGTATGTTACGTCTAATGTTTTTTCCATTTTAATCACCTTTTCTTTATTTGTTAATTACATTATATCAAGTATTATTTAACTTGTCAACTACTGTTTTAAATTTAATAGTTTATTTATATACAAGTTTAAACCCCTTGATTGATTACGTATTAAGTATAATCAATTAAGGGGTATAAGTCAATGCTTTTGTTCAATTATCTATAAAATGATTTAATTTTATTTCTCTATCTCTAGCCTCTATTTTTTCTCTCTTAGCTATTTCTTTTTCACGTTCTTCAAGCCGTTTTTGAAAATTTATGTGTTCTTTTAGACAATACTGTAGAAAGTCCATTAATGATTCACAATGTTTATATTTTTCATAATCAGTATGCATTTCATGACTGAGAACACCTGCGTAATGACCATGTTCAATAAGTGCAATATTCTCACCTTTGTAAAAAACATTAATTCCAGATGGGAATATACCACCTAACGGACAATCTCGATATTTAATTTTAAATCCTTGTTCACGCATTGTTTCAGTTTGTAAAGTATCCAATTCTTCGACCTTGTTTACTAAAGCGTCAAATACTTTATACTCCATACTACCACTCCTTAATCATTAATAAATTCTTTAATTTGTTGGTCAACTGTTCTATTCTTATCATTTTGTTTACGTTCTAAATCTTGATACCGTTCTAACATATCATGAAATATGTCTATCATTCTTGCATAACGTTTATAATAGTCATAACTAGTATCTAAATGAATATCTCTAGTGTTACCATGTAAAAATAACCCTATATGCTTACCCTTATAGACAATATCAATATGTTCCATGTCAGTATAGCTACTACCATTATACCTAGCTACAAAGTCTTTAATTCTTACTTGCTTTCTAGCTTTAACCATATCCATGAACTTACAATATGTTGTGTATTTCATAGCTACACCTTAACTTTCTTATTATTGATATTTGAAAGAATTAGATTAACAATAGAATTAATGTTTGATTCTTGAATTGTAAGTTCATTTACCCCAATTTTAATTTTGTTATCTTTAATCAAAAACTTATGGATAGCAAAACCATGCATTACTTTCAAGTTGTTAGATTTAGTTCCTAATGCAGTATTAATATCTGCATACAGTCCTAAGTTATTAAATCTATCTCTTAAATCTTGTAGTATTGTTTCAGTTACCATTCTAATACACTCCTTTAAGTTAGTTCTCTATGAACCTTACTTGGTTCTACATGATACTTTTTAGCAATCTTAGCCACATAGTCAATCTTATTATTAATAACACTAATTTCATTTACTAAATCGTCAATCGACTTTTGAATATTCTCTTTTGTGTTTGGATTATGAACTTTAATCTTACTAATCTCTTTTTCGTATACCTTAATCTGTGTTTCATTACGTTGTTGGATAAGTGGTCTAACTTCCTTATTAAGTTTACTAATAATAAATGCTACAATATCATTGTCAGTATCTTTAATGTTTTCAAAGTCTGATTCATTTTCTGTCATAACTGTAATCACATTTAAATGTTTATCAATAACAATCCTATAAGTTTTAAATACATAAACCTCTTGTCCATTATTTTGTCTAGTAATAAAGGTACAATTATTCAATGCCTTTGAAAACCATTGCTTAGCCTCTTCACGACTTTTCTTACCCTCAACACGCATTAAAAACCGTTCATACGCATGATTTGTTAAATTTACTTGCTTATGTGTGATAACTCCTTTACTATCTAGTATTGTCATATTTATCAACCCTATCTATATTTATTATGTAAAAGTAAAGACCATTAAAGGTCTTTACTTTAGTTATTTACGTAACCAATCCCAAATTTTAGACCACATATCTAGTCCCCATTCTCTAACAAGTATCTATTTCTAAGTGTAATAATATCTGTACGTTTTAGATACCCTTTATCTAAATCTCTAGCCCAGTAATAGAAACCACTTAATAAGTCGTTGCTTTGTAAGATAGATTGAACAGGTCTACGGTCTACATTTCTTGATACACTACCTATAATACTACGCATATATTTCCAGTCATTGTAATATTTTGTTTTAAACTTGAACATAAATCCGTCACTATCCTCAAATACAAACCCCTCGTGTTCATTAAGTAAAGAGTTATGATTTCGTTTATACCAATCATAAAATTCTACCCAGTTTTCAAACACAAGTGTTAATGATTTAACAGGAACATTGATAGATAAACCAAAACCTAATACAGTATCATATGTTTCTTTTTTGAACTCTAATGAATTATGGATAATATCTAAAAGAACAATTTTACTGTACTCATATTCAATGATATGTGGGTCATTCTCAATATCAATGACTTCAAACACTAACGTTCTATCATGTTCTTTAAGGTAATTAGTGATTGTTTTTAACTGTGTTTTATCGAATTGTTTATCAAACAGTTTTTTAAAATGCATAGCATAATCATAGTCATGTCTACTTAAATGAGTTTTTGATTTACTACAAAAGATAAGTTCTTTTAAGTCATAGTCATAATAAACTAGACCTAAGTAGCCATTCTCTTTTCTGTACCCATATAATGGAAATTGAATTGTATCTGGTAAGTTATCTAGCTTAGTTTCTTTCATTTCATTAATATTAAAGAATTTATTGTAACCACGACCTACAACCTTATTCTTTTCTGTATCAATGAACAACCCCCTAGCACTTACTGTTAACTGATTCCATTTTCTACGTTCAAATGCTCGACTTGTAAAGTTTACAGAAACTACATTATCATATTGCTCTTTGATTTTAATAACTTTTTTATCTCGTTTAGCTAACTCTAAGTATTGGTTTGGTGTTAGTTCTGGGTCAATAGATTTTAAATGGTCATCTGTTATTAACCAATCCTTATCGAATGTATCATTCTTAATTTCATGTGGCTCAATCGTGTTATCACTATGAATCGTAATTGCTCTTAAATAACCACCTTTTTCAACTCTACCCTCTAAGTTAATAGACTTACTATCTACGTTTAAAGGTTCTCTATACAAGTTTCTATGTCCATGAATTTGAATAACTGAACTATTATCCCATTCACTATCAACGTCAAATTCATACCCACCCACACCGTTAATAATTTGTTTACTTGAAACTAAGTTTAAGTTATCTAGCATGTTTGGTAAGATACCACCATGATTTATTGTATAGTATTGACCTTTAAAGTTAAAGTAAAGAACTTGTTGTACTTTTCTTAATAAAGCACGTACACGTTTCTGAGTAATACCATTCTCAATAAAGTCTCTTAATGTAGGTACAAAACCACGAGCATGGAAAACTTTCATAGCTAAGCTAAAGAAACCACCATTAATATTACTATCATATAATTCAGTATACGTTTCTGTGTCTAAGTAAGCATACTTACGTAAATGTCTTTCATGATTCCCTTCTAACAACGCTACATTATCCAAGTTATAAATCATTTCTAAGTAATCAAATGTTTCTTTTGGCTCAATACCCCTATCAAAGTAATCCCCGACAAAGATAAAGAATTCGTCTTGGTGGTCTGCAATGTACTCATAACTAACAAACTCATTAAGTGCAGTAAAACAAGAATGAATATCCCCAATCACATGTACTTTATTATAATGACCAGTTTCTACAAAATCTTTATCCCATCTAATTGTTTCCATAAGTTTATCTGGCTCAACAGCAACAGCATAACTAGGAATATGTTCATGCTGTAATCGTTCATAGATATTTTCAATTACGGGTACTGGAACTTGTTTTAGTGGCTCTCTTTGCTCATTTCGTTGTAGTAAAGTATCTAAGTCTTGCTCTAAAGTAACTACGTATGCTCGGTAACCGTATTTTTTAACTAACTTTTCATATCTCTTAATTAGCTTACCAGTTGAGTGTGTAGCGTCAATGACTGTAAACTCACCATTTTCCATACGATTTTCTAAAATCTCGAATAGAGTATCCCAAACTTGTTTATCTTTATCTTGGGTAATAGTTAATCGACCTTGTTCATTATAAATAGGTGAGCCAAATTGTAACCTTAAAGTATCTGGACTTAGAGCATAATTCTCTAGTCCATGTTCTTTAATAAAAGTTGATTTACCTGCACCAGGTACACCACGCATAAGTACTAACTGTTTCATTGTAATACCCCCTAATACCATTTATTTTTTGTCTTTAGTTCATAGTTTATTCTTGGTTTACCAAGTTCTTTTTCCAAATCAAAGAGTAAATTTTTTAACTCTTGTTCTGACATATTCTTTAGAACCATAGGTGAGTATCTATGCTCACCATATAGTTTCATTTGTGTTTCTAAAATTTTATTTACTAAATCCATATTCAAACCTACCTTAAATATCTTTATTAACTGAATTGTAAATATTAAATATTGTGTCTGTAATCTCATTAATATCTAATGAGTATTTTGTGAATTGGTTACGACTTTCCCTACATAAAATATCTACTTTTTCATTCTTAAAGTCAAATATTAATTTAAATTCTACCATTGGATTCATTTTTATTTGACCATTATGAATAAGTCCTTTACCTTGAACTTTTAACTCTACGTTATAGATTTCATCTACTATCTTTTGAGTACTAACAGCTATTACTGTATGATTATCATGGTTGCCATAGATATGATTTGCAAAATTATAAACTAATTTATCTGGTCTGATATTAGTTTCTTTTTGTTGAACTTGGTTTAGATTGTCTTTTAGAATAGTTTTAAGTTGTTTAAGTGTTACACATACTCGGTTATCATCAAAGTACAATGCATACTTTTCATTAAACTCTAATGAACTTGAGATAGCTACACTAGAACCATTTAAGTCAAATACAAATTCCCATTCACCTTGTGGGTGTCTTGTTTTAAATACAATACCTAATTCAATTAATAAATCTCTAATAGGATTCTCATTTACTGATAACTCTTGACTAATGATAGTGTCTAAGTTAATGTATCCATTACTGTCTGTTACGATAATATTGTTAATCTCAGTTGCATTTCCCAAACGTTCTTTTACTTTTCTCATTACGTTCGGGTTATCTGTTCTTTTCTCTACATAATTCTCAATTAATTTTTGTAATTGTTTTTGGTAACTACTTAATTTTGCCACAATAAAAACTCCTTTTATTTAATTTCTATAATCATTATACTAAACTTTCTTTTGTTTGTCAAACTATTTTTCTAAATAAATATCATATTTTGTGTCTACTATATTATCCCCTTTTATCAAATAAAATGGACTGTCTTTAGACACTCTATACTCAGTCTTTTTAACATAAGTAATATCACTAGTATGGTAATGTACATTATCACTCAATTCTGTAATAGTTGAATTTAATTTTTTAACTGTCTGAGCATTAGAAATAATACTTATATCAGTTTCCTTTTCAGCATAGTTATTTGCTATCATTAACAGTAGTAGATAAATAACTATGACAACCATTGATATACTAAGTAGCTTTATTCTGTATGTTATAATACTAAACACACCTAGTATTACAAAGCCCATTACAATTCCAAAGAAAATGTTAGACATTATCCTAAACCCCCTAGCATATTAAATACTGTTAAGATAGCTGTAGACATAATCACACTTAAGATAAGAATGAATAAATTATCTAAGATACTACCTTTGATATAACCAAACTTGTGGAATAAATGATTACTTACTTTATCATATACTTTTGCACAACCTACTGATAATAATACCAGTAGGATTGTACTTACAATTAAAGATAACACTATACTAATTCCTCCTCTAAATTCATATTTTTAGATTCTCTTACCATGTAACTAATATACTCGTTTAAGTATGATTTACTCATACGTTTTAACTTAGGAATACTAGTACGTTTCCACTTAGGTAAAAGTTTCTTTTCTAATCCATGTGCGTAATAAACTTGTTCCTTACTTGCAAATTCTATGTTTATATCAAATAGTTGTTTCATTAAAATCAATCCCTTTCATTACTTTCTATATTAAGTATAAAGGATTGATTCGAGAATGTCAACTATTTATGCAACATTTTCTGTATACTCTTTAACATTATTAATTTTCTTAATATCTCTTACTAACTTTTCTTTTAATTCAGTTGGTAGTGTGAAATCTTTAATAGATTGTTGTTGTCCTAAAGTATAGCCATTAGGTGTAATTCTTAATTCTACTGTAAACCAAGACTTATCTAAATTATTTTTATCTCTAGCAAATAAGATTAAACATTTATTATCAATGATACGTGTAGCATACGTACCTACACAATGACTCAACTGATTTCCCTCATCTTTTAAATCTTGAGTTGTTTTTGGTGTAATGAATACAATATCTTTATTATCGTACTTATAAGTTTTATTTGTAATTCTTGAGATACTGTGTTCCTTATATTTGCTTTCTAGTAGTTTATCTGTAAATTGTGTTTTAACTTTAGTGAACTCATCAGACAAAATATCATGCTCTAGTTTAAGTGAGTAAGGTGTTAAGTTTAAGTTATCATTTGTTCTATATTCCAATTCTACTAAATCATGGTGGAAACGAATATAATCCCGATAGATTTCTTTTAATGGTGCTGGGTAAATACGTTGTCGTTCTACACAGTCAATATCTAAATAACGAACAACTTTTTTAAATTCACTCATTTTAAGTCGTGGCATAGAATTTCTAACTGCAGATAATGTGTTACGTACATTAGAACTATGAGAAATCATTAAGAATGTATCATCAAATAATTGATTAATATTTTTATCATTTAATAGGTATGGATAGTGATTCTTAATTAACCCAACAAAACTAATAAATGTACGTTTTTCTGATTCATTTAACTCCAATAACTCTTTATAAATATTCTTATTGAATGGTAGTAGTTGGTGAATTTTAAACTTACCTAAGAATTTTTCAGTTTGAATAGCATGTTCTCCAAAGGCTAATTTAAATATTTTACGTTGTTTAGAATCAAGATTATGAATTTTATCAGTAGCAGTAATAAACTTTTTAATAATCTCACCATCACTCACTAAATGTGTTTTACGAATCAACTGTGCACCAATAGGTGTTTCAAATGCTATTTCAGTACCCCTGCTATGTACTGATTCAGTGTCTATCAAGTGACGTAAAATTGTATCTAAGATATATGAATCTAAAGTTGAATAGTGTCTATACAAAGCAGTTAATACTACAGGTAAGTCTACGTAATCAATTAAGTCACTATCCACTTTTTTAATGTCTTGGTCAAAAGTATACAAATTCATTTTTACATGGTACTCACCAATAGGTGACCCTATTTTATACTCTAAATCACCTGTTTTAGTATCTACTTTTAGGTCAGGACTCATAATACGCCATTTAATTTTTAACATATCATAATCTTTAAGAAACTTTTTATATAAATAGTATTTTCTGTCACAATTTACGGTTTTAACTCTTAAAGACCTACTTATTTCACGAACAGCATTGCTCATTTGAGTAGGGAAATGGTCACTTTTGCAGTAACCTGTTAAGTTATCATATGTGTGTTTTATAATCTTATTGTACTTAAATAAACCTAACATATAATCTGTACCATTATTAATAATATAATCTGTAGTATCGTTAGGTTTATACCAACTAAACTTAGCATTTCTGTCACGACTTTCTTTATAATATTTGATTGTGTCTATACTATTACTATACCAATTACTGTAAAATGTTGGTAACTTGGTAGTATCTTTAGAGTTAGTTAATAAGGTTTCTATACTATCTTTCTTATTATTTCGTACATTACAAATTATATGTGGAGATTCTCTAACCAATTTTTCAAATGTTGAGTCAAAGTCACCTTTATAATTTGTAATTCTAGGATTACCACCTAAAGTAGCTAATAAGAATAATTTTTGTGCCTCACCTAAAGCAAATGCATAATTAATTTTCTTTAGTTGTTTAATCGTACCTATTTGAATAACATCATTCTTTTTAAATTTATAATATACATGGGTCTTACCTATAAAGAACCCACCTGGACTAATATTTTGTTCAGTAATTTCAAAATCTGTTTTTTCTCTACCTGTAATTGAAATCATAATTATATTCCCCTTTCAATTTCCATAGCTTTTAAGTACATAGCACCTAATTTATTTCTTAAACGTCTATCTTGAATAGCTTTACTTAAAGATTCTCTTTTCCACGTACGAGTAAACCAATGGTCTTGGTAACGTACACTTGTAATAGCCATAATTCTATCTTTTAACCTATTGATATAGGTTAAACTAATTGCTTTATCTGATTTATACTTATCCTTTTGTATATATCCTATACATAAATCTAAATCATGTTCAATATCTCGAACTGTTTCCTTTAACTTATCAACGTTCATGTCTTTAAAGTCTAATTGCATTGTTATCAATTCCTTTACTTAATATTTCTACTAAAGTATAACACATAAAAAAAGTGTAAGCAAGAACTTTTTCTCAACTACAGTTCCTTTCTTGTAAGAAAAATAAGAAAGATTTATACTAAGTTTATTAAACTAGAAGTTTAATCTTATTAATAATGGTTTACTGCAAACCTCTACAAGGTCTGAGAATAGTTTCTCATTCCATGCTTCTTGTTTTTCTAAATATTTTCTTACTATATTTAAACTACCATTTAAATCTGCATTGATAAGTATATTATCTTTGCTTTTATATAGTCCTCTTTTAACTCTCTTACCTGAAAATACAACTGTATTTTTCTTATCATTCCATACAGGTATTTTATCTAAATCTAAGAAACTAGATTTGCTTGTATAAGATTCTTCTTGAAGAACTACATTAATACCTTTTTCTTCACACTTGTATTTTAAGATATTTACTAAAGTTAGAAAAGGAATTTGAATAAAGGTTTGTTTTGTACTTTTTCTCATTGTTGTGTCTTGTTTCCACCCTTTGTTATAGCCTATTACTAAAGTATTAACTTGGTTTGAAACTAATTGATTCACAACATAACTCGTGGCTTTATGAAAATAGTCCTTAACCTTATTCATTCTTTTTCTGTGAATACTACCTAACCTATTACTACTTTTTTGTTGATTTATTTTCCAAAGTAACTTCTTATTTCTTGATAGTAACTTATTATAATACACATTCATACTTTTAACAGGTTTTCCATTAACAATAAAAGGCTCGAATACATTGGAGGATACTGTCATGAGGTTATTAATACCTAAATCAACACTAGCATATCTTCCATTATCTTTTTTAAGTTCTTCTACTAGCTTTTTATATCCTATCTCAAATACAATATGATTACCTTTATGAATAATTCTAACAAATTGTACTTCCTCTTTAGTTAAATTTGTTTTAATAAAAATATTAGTTTTAGATAGTTTAACATACCCTTTACGTTTAGCAAAAGAAATAGCTTTTTTCTCGTAATGTACAATTTGTCTACCTTGTTCTTTGTCAAGATAATTCGGTATTTTAGCAAAAAGACCTTTCTTTCTTAAACCAAAGAATGATTTAAAGTTCTTATCCACTAACATTTGGGTATGCTTACTCACTTTAGCAGGTAATGCTCTATAATCAGGATTATTAGATTGTGTAAATTCTTTATTTACCTGATAGTAACTTAAATAACTTTTAGTTTTAAAATAATGCTGTCTTACTGCATAAAGTGTAGCATTATAAAGGTTTTTACTTAAGAAACATAAATGGTCTGTCTCTTTAAATCTACTATCATACTTAGTTATTTGGTGTTGTTCTACTCTTGTTTCATATTCCATTCTTTTAACCCTTTACTTTCTCTAAATTTTGTATTATGTTATTTTTCTCCTTTCATACACATAAGATAACATAATACAAAGAAAAAAATCAAGTGTTTTTTATATTTTTTTTAGATATACAAAAAGTGTAGTCAGGAAAATTCCCTAACTACACTTAGAAAAAATTTTATCTTACCCAGAATAACCATATCAAAATAGCAATAATAAGTAAGATTGCAATTACTAAATCCAATACTACTCACCTACAATTTATTAAATTCTACACTCACCGTATCTCTTGAATCATACTTAAACCTAACATGTTCTTGGTCTGTTATATCTAAATAAGATAGACCAAGTTCCTTACATACTTGGTCTATTTCTGTATTTTCATATCTAGGCTTAGTAAAGTGTATAATATATGGAAAATTCTTATCTTTTAATGCTAACTTTAGAAACATATTATTCTGCCTTGTCTTGTTTGGATACTTTGTCATAATTCTGCACCTCATTCTTTACTGAGCCATTAATATCTCTACTAAATGAGTAATCATACTCAATTTCACCGTTCACATTTTCAGTATATACACGAACTAACTTAAAATGACCTTTTTCTTTAAACTCACTACTCTTATAATAGTCCATGTCTACACTACTAGCACTTGTACGACCAGGTATATATTTAGGTAATGGTTTATCAAAATAAACAACACCTTTTTCATTATCTATCTTAGTTACATTAACTGACCTAACAACTTCTACCTTTTCAGCACTACCCACATGATTTAAAGTATTAGCCTCATTAGGAACTGGTTCTAATTGTGTTGATAAAGAATAAAGAATGATACCAACACAAATAGTAATAAGAATAATCACGTACGTTAAGCCACTTTTAAAAAAGTTACTTTGTTTCTTTATCCTATTTGGCATTTAGCTACACCTACCTTTTATATTCTATCAGGTAGTAATATATCACTTTACAATGTGTAGTACCCAACTATTTTATTAAGTAATGGTGCATATAAGATTTCATTATCTGGTTCAGATTCTAAAAACTCTTTAGCATTGACTAATTCTGTTAAGTATGAATGAGATTCTTTAGAGTTGTTATACTTTTTAAGTCCATTCTCAATCAACTCATCTAACTTACTAAGAGTTAAAAACTCAAAGTCTGTTGTCGTAATTGGTGATACTAGCTTTACGTCAGAAATATGAACTTTAAAATCTTCTCCATACATAACATCAACAAAATCATCTATATCCTTTTGTTCTAAATCATTAACATTTTTGAATTTTAAATCATGCTTTAAGTAATAAAATAAATCAGATTCTTTTGTTTTTGCGTTCGGTGGGTAAAACCCTTGAGCACAAAACATTGGTTTAAATACTCTAGCATATTTCTCAACTCTAGGGTCAAGATTTGTTGTTTCTAATTCACTATCTGTGAATAGCCCTTGACTCTTACCAATAAATGTTAAATTCAGTTCTGGAATAGGTGCTAAAATAACTTCATTATATTTCTCTACCGTATCTTTAAAGTATACAATTCCATTCAGATAAGGTTCAAACCCATTATTAAACAAAAACTTTTCTAACATTTCAAGGGTATAAAACCCTTTATCCATATCAAGTTCAGGTTTCTTAGTACTCTCTTTACCCTGTTCCTTTTTAGGTTTAATTGTATTACTATTACTTTCTTTTTTAGTAGTATCTGTTCCTTTAGTTTCTGTTTCACTCACAGGTAAATCTGTATCTGATTCACGTAGCTGATTCTGTGAAATAATTTTAAATTTCCAATGCTTACGCAAATTCATTACCCCCTTTTACGTTTAACGTCAAACATATCTAAGATAGTATATAAACCATTCTTATGCAATTTATATTTAAATTTTAAGTACTCAACACTATGGATACCAGATTCATAATCACTAATTAATTCTTGTAATCTCTCAGGATTATCAGTAATATGTTTGATACGCTTATGGATACGTGTATGCGTATTTGTTTTCTCAGGTACACTATACTTACGTAAGATTGAGTATAGTTTGCCATGACTAATTTTAGCTTTCTTAATAATACTTACATTCGATTCTCCATTAATATATGATTCACATACAAATTTATCTAACTTTGTATCATATTCCTTTTCTTTATTTTTTCTCTTATTTACTAATTCCTTATGCTCGTTATTTAATTCTAAAAACATATAATCAAACCCTTTCAGTAATTTATGTATTAATCATACTACATAACTGAAAGGGTGTCAACCTATTTCATTAAATTAATTTCAGATAATCCATAAATAAAGGAATCACCACTAAGTTTAAATGCATAATTTCTCATATCACTATCAGCTAAAACTTCAATAACCTTAGCTACGTCATTCTCACCAGTATCTCTACGTACATACTTAACAACGTCATTAACCTTAATACCACTATTATTTTTAAAGTCAAAATCAGATTCTAAATATACGTCATACTTTATTAAATAGTTAAGTGAAATATCTGTAACTGCCCAATACTTTTTAAATATACCTGGAATATCTGCTTTTGTATCCATAGATACTAGGGTATATGGTTTATTGATTTCTAAATCACTAGCCTTAATTAAAATATCTTGTTTCTGACTTTTTTCACCACCAACAACTCTTAATGTTTCTCCAGATACTAAATAAGTAACAATCTGAACCAAACTATCAATAGGTTGTGGGTCATTTACTTTCTTGTAATCAATAAATAATTCATTTTCATTAGCCATGTGTTGTTCCACCTTTATAAATTAAATTCTGTTAACTCAATACTTTCCATTAATTGACGACCTTCTTTACTCATATCCATAGAATCATAAAATTCTTTTTCTGCTTGTTCAAGTGCTTTGAAAATCTTATCATGTTCTGATTCAGGAATATGTTCCATAATAACTTGAGTCATAGCATTTTCTTTTGCAATTTGTCTTAATTTAAGTTCTTTAACTGCCTTTACACTTAAACCTTGTAATTGACCACCAGTTAATTTATCTTTTAATTCAATAGCTTTTAGAACTAATGGTAAGTCTACAGTATCAACAAGTTGTAAAGTGTTAATTCCTTTCATTATCACCTCATCTAAGATACTAGCGTCTTGAAACACTCCATTAGATACTCTATTATCAGATAATGGAATATCTGCATTAGAATCTAGTTCTTTACTGGTGTTTGTTTCCTTAGATTCTAATTCAATGATATTACCAGATTTCTTACGTTTATCTAGTAAGTCACCTAAATCATATCCTGTTTCAATAGCCTCTTGTCTTTTCTGATTATATCGTGAAAGTGTTGGTTCACTAATTTCTAAACCATAGTCACTACACAACTTAGCAATATAAGATAAAGTCATTCCCATATCAAATGCATTATCTACTTTTGAGCATAACTTTTTATCTTCATATAATCTAACTAAAATATTTGGTTTCTTTTTAGTTGCTTGACTATTCTTACCACGTACTTTCATACTTTTCTTTTTGTTTTTATCATTATTATTGTTATTATCGTTACTCATTGATTTATTTCAGTCCTTTAAACTATATTTAATGTATAAAATACATGAAATAAACTTAATTGTTTTTAAAGCCTTTTATTTCAGCATTTCATTTACTTAGTTATAATATAGGACAGTTATTTGTTATCTTTCATTAAAATAATAAAAAATATAAAAAAGTTGTAGTAAAAAGTAATAGAAAAGTTATTTTAAAAGATTAGTATAAAATAGTAAAACATGAAATAATTTCATTCACTTTTCATAATTTATTTTAATTGTCTATGAATTATGTTAAAAAAGAACACTATTAAGTGTAATTACCTAATAGTGTTTAAGTCTAAAATTATCTATAAATCATAGGATTTACTTTCGTATATCCATTAGATTTATAATCTCTAATTTCTAAGTAAGGTATGTAGTAACTTTCATTTAATCCTGTATGGTTATCACTTAACTCATTATAATAAGCAGTAATTACATGTCCTGTCGTAACATCATAAACTACTTTAAGTTTACCTAACTTTTTACACTTATCTCTTTCACAATAAAAGTAAGTCGGTCTAGGTATCTCGAATAGTACACGTTGAGTCCATTCTCCTTTTTGTAAACTAGACTCATTATACTCAAGAATACAATCAATAAAGTCCTTACTACGTACAGTTTCAAAAAACTGTCCCTTATTTACATGAGTACCACGTTGTTTACAATGATTTGATACTTTAAATTTCTTATCATTGAGTGACTGTCTAATCAAGTGAACACATAAGTCCTTTTCACTTGTTGTCATATGATTACCATGCTTTCTGTATTGATTTCTTAATCTTGTTTTTACTCCTTTGAATGAATACTCTTTTACTAAAGCCATTAAAATCAATCCCTTTCATTAATTTATATACTAAGTATACATGATAATGAAAGGGTAGTCAATAGTTTATTCAAAAATTAATGATAAATTTCCATTTTTTAAATCAATATTAAATTCATACGTACGTTCTTTATTTACATACTGTGTTTTAAAAGAACTTTTCTTAATGTCTGAATGATTTAAGTATAATTCACTATCTCCACTATAAACAATAAACTTACTAAAGTTATCTAACTGATTTAAGTCAGGTGTTAAGAATCCCATACCCCGTAATGATACGTCATTAAGTACTGAGATATTTGTGTTTGTATCATATCTAGCAGTAATTAAACGATAACCAAATAGGTTATTATCACTCATAAGTTTTAATACTTTTAGTGTATCTAATCTTGTTAACTCTTTATCAATATATGGTGTAAAGAATGTCATACTATCATACTGCTTATCCATAAATGCAAAGTAAAATTGAGTACTTTCTAACTCATTATCAGATTTAAATTCGATATTGAATAGTGTTAATTTGTTATCACCAACTGTTACTTTAGTTTCTCTTACTGTTGGATTAGGAATAGATATATTTAAATCGAACTCTACAGGCTCATTCTCAATCTCTAAAGTAAGTAAATCACGCATGTATTCTTGAGTAAGTTCTCTATTTTCTCGGTTAATATCAATACTACCTAAATCACTATCAATTAAGTAACTATTAAATTGTAATAAATCTCTAAAGTGTGGGATTTCAGGTTTTAATATAACTGTAAATGAGAACGTATAATCTGAGTATTCAATATCAAACAAAGCAGGTTGAATACGTAAGTCCTTAATATAGTCATTATCTATACGTACACCTACAAGTTGTGTTTTGTTATCTTTTAATTGTTTTAATAAGTTCTGTATTGTTGTACTTGTTTCTTTATTCTTTAAACCTAACATGAAACCACCCTAATCAAATTTTATATTTGTTCGTTCATAGAACATGAATGTTACATTTGCAGTCTTAAACGTATATTGTGTTTTTATAATAAGTTTGCCTATATAATCAGACCCCCGTTTTACATAAAAGTAATCCGTTACATTTGTAAGATTAGTTGTATCATTATAACTTTCTAATCTTAAAAACTTTGAACTGATTTGTATGTGTTCTGATATTAAACTCAAACCATACTTATCTAAATACCCTAACTCCTCTTCTGTTAACTTACGATACATTTTAACAAAAGAAAGTTTAAATTTTCTAGGTTTAGATTTTAATTTAGTACTAGTATTTCTAGTATCACCCTTACCAGCTAATCTAGGTGTTTTATACTTACCTAGTATTTGTCTATAAGAGTTGTTTCCAATACCATTTCTACCCGACCTAAATTTTTGGTGCTTACGTTCCATTCCATTACTCATTATCATTCACCTGATTTCTAATAGGTGTAAAGTAGTGTTGCTCAAAAATCTTTTCACTATTTGTTACACCATATACAAATGATTTACCAAATAATTCATAACAGACCAAATCACCAAACATTTTACGCATATTTGCTATAAGCTGTGGCTTTCTAGTTTTGTTTGTATTATGTCCACCCCTAAGTGAGTTATAATCATGGTTTTTAGTAATTTGTCTTTTACCATTCTCATAATATTTGTAAGGATTACGCATACCACCGTAAATATCTACTAATTCTGATTTCCATAATACGTCTAACGTATGATATGCTGAACGTTTAGGTGATTGTGTAGCTTTTCGATACTTACCAAACGTAGGTTGGTTATTAAAATCTATATAACTGATAATACCTACATGGTCGTAATGGTATCGTTTAAGTATCTTTTCAACTTTATCAATAAAATTATCATGACAAACAACATACACATACTTACAAACTAAACTATACATATCTAGTTGTTTTTTAAGTCTTTGTGTTGAATCATGTTCTGTTTTGATTTCAAGACCAATAACTGTGCCTTGAGTATCTACTACCATACAGTCCATAATACATTTACCACGCATAATAGCTTTCTCATAAATAATAACTCTTTCACTATCGACCTTACTTAACCCATCTTGCTCAAACATTAGTGATAGAGTTTTTATCCCTTGTTTAATATGTTCTTCATAATAAATAGCCTTTTTTCTTTTTTCTATCTGTTTCTTAACTTCTTTTTTATCTGAGTATTCTGGTTCTAATTTATTTTTAGAAAAGTCTATCTCTTTCATGTCTACCCAATTCCATTTCTTGTCTTAGTTCATTATATCGTTTAATAGCAAAGTCTTTAGGTACATAAGTTCTACGCCAGTCAATAGAATCTAAGTGTATAAACACACCTGTTCTCTTACCCTCTTTCATTGTCTTTGTTGCAATGTCATAGGTATCTGGTTGTCTTTCAAAGAATCCTAAGCCAGTTTTCTTAGTAATTGTATCAGTCCCCTCAACCAACGGTGCTATAAATAACGGGTCTTTCTCAACCTTTCGCTTTTTAACTTTCTTAGGTAATCTCCTACTTAACTCATCACCAATAACTGTACCACCTTGAATACCTAAAACCTCTTCCTTAATTATATAGGCTTTCTCAGGATAATCAGCTTGAGCATTTTCAACCTCATATACAATAACGACTTCACTTTCTGATTGTACACGTTCAATAATGTAAATAGGTTTCTTCTTAAAATATAAAACACCCTCACTTACCATACTGACTGTACTCTCTAAATTGATATAGTCCATATTTTCACCTACCTATTACTTATTATAGCACAAAAACAAGTTAAGGTCAACCCCTAACTTGATTTGCACGAATGTTAGCTACAATAAATATATACACACTTTTTATAATCTGCCCTAGTACAAATATAATAGAAAAGATTGCTAAGAATGACCAAAAATGAACTGTAACAAAGGGTAGTGCTAAAGTAATAGCATACCCTAGACTATACCCACCAATTTCAAATACGTTTCTTAGCATACCATTAATGTAATAGAAATCAGATACTGTTTCTCCTTGTTGTCTGTATAATTCTCTTGCACTACTTATGTCAATAACTAATGTTATGATTCCGTAAATAATTGTTGAAAAAATTAATGTTAAATATATAATCAGATTTGCTGACATTATTTAACCCCCTTAATTTAAGAATACAGGTATAATTGTTGGATTGTATAAATCATTATGGTCAAATACAATAATAGTTTGACTAGGACTCGTGTTACCTAACATTAACTCTTTTGAATAGTTGTTTGCACCAATCGGACTTGAGTTCACAATATGAATCTTATGATTATCTTCCTGTAACAATGAGAAATGGTGTACATGTCCTGTAATTAACATATCTACTTGTAGACCGTTACGTTCAAATTTAACAATACATGGTTTCTTATGTGATAATGTATCCCCATGATTTAAGTGGATTGTATATCCTTTTATTGAATCTCTAGCATTGTAAATATCCATTCTGTTATCAATAATATCCACATTATCAAATGCACCATTCTCATTTAATAAAATAAGTTGGTCAAGTGCAATATACATAGCAGAATCATTATAAATCTTATCGTTTTTATTACCATTCATTCTGTCATGATTACCATGTACACAAGCAAATGTAACATGACCGTATTGAGATAGCCTATTAATTATATCAGCTAGTAAACGTGTTCCCTTAGCAATCTGTTCTGATAATGTAAACTCAGTATCAAAGGCTTGATTCACATTTCTCATTGATACATGCTCAATTAAGTCACCAACAAAATATAATCGAATATCTGTAATATCATTTTGTTTGATAATTTGTTCTGCTTTTAATAGGTAGGTTTCTAATCGTTGTTTTAAAATATCAAAGTTGTAACCACCTGTAACATAATCCTTAAATGAAAATCCAATATGAATATCTGAGATAGCTAAAGCAATCGTTTTTTTAGTCACGCCTGGTTCTGTTACAATTTCAGGAACAATGGTAGCAAAATCCTTAAACTCTTTTTTAAGGTCTTTGCGTAATCCCTTAAATAGAGATTCTAAATACGCCCCCTCTTTGTAAATTTTTCTAAATTCTCTAGCTTGTGATAATTGTTCTTCTTTAGCTACAATATAAGGTGGTACAGAATTAGTGTAATCACTATTCTCAAATACTTGTTCGCTTTCATAGTTTAATATATTTTCTAGTCCTAATTCACCTTTAATGGCTCTACTTAAGAGTGAATTAAACTCCTTATCATTACTTATATCATTGTAGTATTCCTGTAAGGTTTCTTGATTAATTCTATCTAACCCATAATCTTTTGCAATATTATTTACTCTAGTTAGTGATACCTTACCCTCACTACCTAATACTGTTCCAATTATAATTGCATAAATACTGTTAACATCTTGGTATTGTTCCAATTACTTATCCTCCAATAAAAAATTATCAATGTATTCTCTTTCAGTTAAGTATGATTTTAGTGTATCATACATTGGTTGAATTGTCGAGTTTACAAACACACTTGCTACGTTTTTCTTACCACGACCCTCTCCAATCGTTCTAGCAATATGGTCTGCATTAATACCTTTTGTTCTAATACTCAACATGTCAGAACCTTTTGTATGAGTACCTACAATTACTATACACGCCCTAAAGGAACTAGCTTTGTCAGAATTAAGTAATTCATGGGCTAACTCATTTTTATATCGTTCAGCATATACAGTCACTAAACAAACATTATCTGTTAACTTTACAATTCGTGCTTGTTGTTTCTTATAATCAATATACTCAGTTCTTTGTCGTTCTAAGTGTTTAATTAATGAACTATGACTTTTAATAAACTTGCTAATATCACTATCATATTTAGCAAACTCATTGTAAAAATCTGTTCTATAAAAATCAAGTAATTCTCTTACAATAAGTGGTAACACCGAATCCTTAAAACTATATTCATGATAAGATTGTAAACATTGTACAATAGGGTCTTTTACAGTATCTACTTTAAACAACCATTTAAAAAGCATTTGAATGTTAGATTCTGTTTCACTTACTTGTGAATTAAGTGATTGCATAGAATCCCCAAAAGTACAGAAATGTTTAAACTCTAACTGTTTTTCGTGTTGTAATTTTGTTATTTCAGAAATAACATATTTTTCTTTTGTACATTTATAAGGAAATCCAAAAATAATTACTTGGTTTTGATTGTCTATATGCTCATTTACGATAGTAGATAATTTTGTAAAATCTAACTTAGGTAAATAAACAATCTTACTACCACCTGATAGTTGTTCAATATAGAAACTTTCGGGTAAATTTTTATTTGCTAGAATTAGACTAACCATTGTCACTCACCCTTTCAAAGATATAACCTAATTGTGTCTTGTCTGCTTTGTTAATACCATAGTTACGTATTTTATACTCTTTAGCAAATTCTTTATAAATCAATTCAACATGATTCATTACAGTATGTGCATAACCACGATAAACTAAATTCTGAGTAACTACAACCTCTATTGTAAGTTCTCCATTCTCAAACTCCTTACGTATTCTAGGTATATCACTCGTATCTCGTAATATATGTTTTGACATACCATTACTCCTCCTTTCATTACATGTATATACTATATCATACTATAAAATATATGTCAATAAAAATGCAAAAAAAAAGAACCTAAATTAATAGGTTCTTTGTTCTAGTATTATTCACTTGCTGTTTCAGAATTTTCAGTTGAGCCAGTTGTTTCAGTATCTCCACTATTTGTTTCTGAACCAGAATCTACTGTCGAATCTTCAACCTGTGCTTTAGCACTAGGGTTAACTGTAACAGTAATTTCAGATTCTTTACCACCATTAACAGCTTTAGCAGTAATAACTGATTTACCTTCTTGAACACCTAATACAACACCATCAGGTGAAACCTCTACATTACGATTATTAACTTTAAACACTAATCGTTTATCAGTTGTATTATGTGGTGTAAATACAGGTTCTAATACTGTTCTATCACCTAAGTTAAGTGTAATATCTTGCTTAGCAAATTCTAGTTTTTCCAATTCTAATTTTTCACGAATGTATGGGTTATCTAATTCTTGAATAGACTTACCAAGTTCGTCAACTAATTTAATTGTTTCACCAGATACTAAGTTAAACACGTCTTGTGGTTGGTGACTGATTTCTGTATGCCAATCTCCAAATTCAAAACGGTTTTCAGCAAATGCCAAGAAAGCATCTAAAACTGCTTTTTCTTTTGAACGACCATTTAACTCATGAGATTCAACTGCTGGGTGGTCAAATGGGTCTTTTAATGTTTTAACTACAAAATGAATATTGTCACTATCAGTATAAATGATAGTAGAGTTTTTGTAAACTAATAATTCATTTTCTTTAACACCCTCGATAGGATAAACAAAATATTCACCATTTTCTTGTGATACATAATAAGTATAGTACCCTTTGTAAGTACCTAAGAATCCGTTAGCATTTGTTTTAACTTGAATAAATGCTTTATCAATGACTGGATTCTGTGTATCCTGTAGTAATTCACTAATTTGTTTCTTTTCTGTTGCCATATCTTTCATTCCTCTCAAAAACTTTATCTATTTTTCTTTGTAACAACTTGACTAGCTATGTACTCTTTATATCTTTGTGATTTAGTAATAGGAATATCAAGTGTTATTAATAATGTAGCATAGATAACATGCAATATAAAAGCCATAATTACTAATACTGAGTTACTAACAATAACTGCATATCCAAGAAATATACCTAATAAAATAGTAACTAAAATTCCTAGTATTAAAAATAAGTACCCATTTATTTTAGGTTTACATTGTTTATCATTAGGCTTGTATATCTCTATTGTATCATATTCATGTTTGTTTAGTTCCATATTTAACACCTATTATTTATTAATCTAATTGTAATATAACAAAAGTGTTAATTAGTCAAAACTATCATATTGGGTGTTTACCTTACCTACAGTTTTTTGGTACCTATCATTAGATAACTCATAGAATTTCTGACAACGATACCCAATATATTCTTTTAATTGTGTAAACTCATCTTGTACGTCTTTACGTTTGATATTCAAATCTCTTGATACTTGAGTAATGATTCTAATATCTTCTTTTCTAGTAGGTTCAAATAACATGTAATGTAATAGCTTTCTTTGTATCTCATTAAAATTACCATCATTAATCACATAATCATATAATTCTGTTTCAGTAATTGGGTCATTACCATTCTCAGCTAAAGACTCAACTGTGTTATCCTTATTACCTAAAAATTCACTTTTCTCTTTATTAAGTCTATTTGCTACATAGCTATTACTTACTCTTAAAGATAGTTTAGTTTTGATATATCCAGGAAAATCGACACCACTATTCATTAAATACTCTTTTGTTAATACTACAAACTGCTCATCAATGTATTCTCTTAGTTCTTCTAACTTGTATTTATTATGATTAAATTTCCACGCATGTTGTTGGTAAATAGAATGTCTTAAGTTTTCATACTGTCTGTATAGTTTATCAATATCTCTTTGTAACGGTGTTCCAGAATTATCAATTACATAACGATTTCCATTTGTCATGATTTACCCCCACTTTCATAAGGGTTTTCATTAATAAATCTAATCTTTTTCTTATAGTTTGGATTTGAAATATATAAATCTGAATAGTGTAAAGTATAAGGTACTCTAACCATTCTACCCTCGTATAATACTTCACTATATCCACCAACCCAACGGTCAGATACATGATTTATATACATTTTAATTGAACTTGTATTAGGAAACGAATTATCCTCAACTAGAATAGGTTCTTTTTTATCCATGTACCGTTTTAGTTTATCTTTATATTGTCTATAAGGAATAGGGGTCTTAGCAACCCCATTATCTTTTACATATTCCTTTACATACTTATTATAGTTATTGTTTAATTGTTTTTTATTTTTCATTCGCTATCAGTTCCATTTTCAGATTCAGTAGATTCTACTGGTGTTTCGTTTTTATTAGCGTAATATTCTTTCAATTTATCCATAGCAAACTCATCATCTACTTTAATGATAGTATTTTCAAATGGTGGGTACTCTTTAGGGAATAATTTGTAGTATACCTTAGCAGTAATCTCTTTAATAATTTCTGGATTTTGATTATGGATAAAGTATGGATACCAGTCTTTCTCATACATTTTAAGTTCTTCACCATTATCAGTCACATATACTTTCCATGCACCACGAGATTCAATTATTTTAAGATTAATAGCCTCTCTAATGATAATATAATCAGGGTTAAATCCATTAATCTCAGTACCATCAGCTAACTCATGTTCACTAGCAATAAATGCTTTAGCTTTTTGTTGTGGTCTTGATACTTTAGATTTTTTAGTTTCTACTTGCATGTTATGTCCAGTATATGAACCATAGTTACTAGTGGAATTAGGTTTGATTTGATTAAAGTCATTAGCATTTACTGCATTAACCAATAATTGTAATGATACTACATGCTCTAATGCTTTACCCCCTGGTGAATCAATATTATCTCCAAATCCAAATGAACCACCCATTACATCACGAGCCTGATTAATAGCTACTAATGCAGTATTTGACCCATTAATTAGTGGTGTTACCCTGTTAAAAAATTTAGCTAACGCTTTAGCTTTAATACCTGGTTGTTGGCTAGTAATATCTTGGTCTATTTCTAGCTGTGACGTTGTTGCAGCAATAGAGTCCCAAATAATAAGTAATGGAATATCGACACTAATATTTCTAAATTTCTCTAACAAACCACCAATCTCATCAGCAATAGATTCTACAGTTAAAGGGTCATACATATTTTTCTTTTTGTTAAATTTAGGTTGAATAGCAAATACTTTATCTGTATCAACACCTAGTTGTTCTAATCGTCTAACGTCACTAGTACCCTCAACGTCAATCCAGATAGTAACAACACCTAATTCACTTGCTTTTTTGGATAGTTGTAAGGCAAAAGTCGATTTACCACTTGCTTTTTTTCCAAAGACCTCCGTAACACGACCAAACGGAATACCACCACCCATAATTGCATCATACTGTGGAATCCCTGTTGGTAACCAGTTATCTACATTAGCATAAGTGTTGTCACGCATTAATGTTAAACCAACATCTTTACCTAAATCCATAATGTTTAAGTCTTTTAAATTAAATTGCTCTTGTGCTTTTTTCTCACTTTGTCGTTGTCTTGCCAATATAATTCCACCTTTATTTTAGTTTTATATTAAAGTAAAAAGCTAGGTTTCCCTAGCTTATTTAGTTCTATTGATTACCACCTAATACTTCATTTAATAAGTTATCTACATCATTAGGTAATTGTTGTCCTTGTGGTGGTTCTGGTACGTCTTGTGTACTTTGTTGTTGTGGTTGTTGATTTTGTTGTGACTGCTGTGGTTGTTGATTAAAGTTTTGTTGTGGTGGTACATTAGATTGTGCTTGCTGTTGTGAACCATTTTGTTGTGGTTGTTGATTGTTAACAGTTTGGTTGTAATCTTGAGTTAGATTATAATTAGAAAACTCATTTTGTCCTTGTTGCTCTTGTGGTTGTGATTGCTGTTGTTGTTGATTACCATAAGGTTGTTGATATTGTTGAGTCTGCTGTTGTGGTGGTTGTTGATTTAATTGTTCTTGTGCTTTTCTATCCCAATCAACTTGTGGTGCTTGTTGTTGTTGGTATTTTGTATTTTGATAACTATTCTGTTGTTGGTTTTGTTGTGGTTGGTGTTGATTATTAAAATTTTGTTGTTGAGTTGGTGCTTGCTGTTGTGGTTGAGCCCAAGGTACTTGTTGGTCAATTTGTTGTTGAGTTGGCTCTTGGTTTACTCCTTGAGTCTGTTCTACATTAGGTTCAACAAAGTTTTTAATAATACTATCTGGTGTTGGTTCAGCTAATTTAACTAAATCAGAACATTCATTTTGCCAACCTTGTGGTAATGGTGGTAAGTTTCCTGCTAAATTAACTTTAGGAATAACATCCCAATTCATTTTACCAGAACCTTGTTTAGGTTTAACAAATTCTACAGGTGCACCAGCCTCTTCACTAATAAAGCTGTACTCAGATTGACAACCAGTTGGTACATTGTCTGGGTCTTTTAAGGCTTGCATTAATGTTAAGTACGCACTTTGAGTAATTTCAAATGCTTGAACTTTAATTGTTCCAGTTTTTTGGTCAATTAAATACTCAAATGTCCCGTCTTGCTTACGTACTAATTGAACTACGTTCATTACAAACATAAGTCTTAAGTTTGGTTTATATTTTCCTAAATGACGTTCTTCATGTAACCATTGGTCTAACTTTTGGGTAGCATATGTTTCTTGGTCAACTGGTGCTTTAATATCTTGGTAACGTACTCTATCATTTTGTGAATCATAATAAGAAATGATAGCTTTTCTATATACTTGACCAAAGTGACCATTTGGTTGGATTGTTGGTAAGATACGTACTAAAACTTTATACCCATTACCAACGTCTACCCCGTCTTGCTTACCTTTACCAATCACTAATCTTTCATGTGGTGGTTGGTAACTCTCTTGTCTTTGATTATCGTTTGCATTAATTTCTTTATTTAATAAATCTTGGAATGACATTATATCTTCTCCTTTTATTTTATTACTTTAATAGTATAGCATTTAATTTTTAGTTTGTCAAGCTAATTGTAAAACTTTTTTTATCTTACTGACCAATCTCTAGTAGCATGTTCATGGTCTTTACGTAAGTGTGCTGTGTACTGTACTAACATATCTTTACGTTGTTCAAATGCTTTTAGAATATACTTAAGTTGATTTTGTTGATACTTAAGTCTATTCACAATTTCTTGTTGATTGGTATATTCAGTTCTTGACTGAATCTCACTATTAACAATATCTTGTGTTGGTTGTTTCTTTGTTGTATTTAAATACTGAGTTCTAACTTCTAAGTTAATCTTACTACCTATCTGACTAAGTTTCAACTCAGCCTCTTCTAAATAATAAGTTATCATATTAAAAATATGAGAATACTTTCTGTATTTGACATGTTGTTCTCTTAGTTCATAATTGGCATTGTAATCATCAACTCTTAAGTCAGCCATTATATCGTACTCAACCACTTGACCTTGACTATCGACAACCTTAATGGTGTCGTGGTCTATATGGTCTACTTTAATCTCTAAAATTCCCATTTTATACCTCCTTACTAGTATAAACTAATTATACCAAAGTAATTATAGAATGTCAAGTACTTTTATAAATTATACATAGAAAATATCACCTGTATCTTTATTAAGTATCTTTGTTTTCATTCTTTCACCAATCTTATAATTTTTATTCTCACCTTTAGGATATGGTAAAGTATCATACTTAAGATACTTCTTATCTTTCCTATTTAGAAAATACACATATCTATGTTTACTTGTTCTAAACTTACGTAAATGATTATTGTCATTATTGTAATGTCTACTGTGCTTATTGTCTATTGTATACTTATCTGTACGTGATTTAGTCTTACCTGTATATAAAAAGTTACTTGCTTGATAAATATACCCATGGTGGTTCATACCTAAATCACTATAAGATACAATAATCAATCCTAAGTATTTGAGTTCCTTTAAACATTTACTAATGAACCAACTAGCTGTATTTCTAGGTTGATTAGATTCTATGTAAAGTCTATTTAATTCATAAACTTTACTTGATAATTCTTTACCACAAATACCAATACACAAAGAGTTACTAGCTGGTTTACCAAAAGAACAAACACCTACTAAGTTATCATTGGTATCAAATAAACCAAATAGAAAAGAAATACTTGGTTTTCGTTGAGCATAATGCTTTTTAAGTATCATATCTTGTGCTTTCTTACATTCTGACCAAACAATCTCTTTGATTTTCATTTCAAACCTGCCTTTCATTTAACATAGTAAAAGTATAACACTCTTTAATTAGAGTGTCAATACTTTTTACTCATTATCCATCCAAACTTCTAAAATTTCATCATTCTCCATATCAATGTAAAGGTTTATATTATCTTTTGTATAATACCCTACTACATTTCTATCAGGATAACCTACTTCATCACCATTCCAATCTGACTGCCAATGTAAATCATTATAATTAATGTTCTCAAATATAATTCTATTGTCATACTTATACAAGCTGTATAATTCTTTTAAGATTTTTATATCTTTGTTTAACTTTTTAGCACTTTCTTGATAATTACCACTCCATTCAAAATTTACATTATCTTGTGCATTTTCATATTTAATAAGTAAAACTTTAAATAAGTCATCAAGATTATTAATCTCATCTTTAAGTACTACCATATCATCAAGTGCTATATCTATTTTTTCTCTATTTAACATAATGCCCCCTACTACATATTTTGATATAAATATTTTTGTTCTTTTACTTTATTTTGTAACTGTTCTTTTTGTTCTTCATTAATTACACCAGATTCAAATGTATACTTGATTTTGTTTAAAGCTAAGTAGTAATCAATGTAACCTTTAGCACTATTAAATGTTACAAAATCATCATCGTCATAATCCACAACGTCATTATAATTAAAACTAATCTCAGTATCTGCACTAATAGGGTATCTAATAACATTACCATTCATATCATACATTAAGAAATCAAATGGTAAGTTCTCCATGATATGTTTAACTACTTTCGTAATTTCCCTAACCTCTTCTGGTGGACAATCAATTAATAAACTGTCGTGTACTGTTGCAATCATTTTTGATTTTAAACCACGACTAACAATATAATCGTCAATAAACGTCAATGACATATTTGTAAGGTAACTTGCAGACCCTTGAACAATAGCATTAAATGATTGTCTAAATGCTTGATTCTTTGTTTTAAGGTCAGAACTTTGTGCACCTTTTAAGAAACGTCTATGACCACTCATTGTTTCAACATAACCATTCTGTTCTACAAAATCATGTGTGTTATCAATACCTTGTTTTACTTTAGGTTTTGTTTCATAATACTGATTAAATATTCTCTCAGCCTCTTCAACTTCCATATCATTCTTACCTGCAAAGGAGAATGGGGTTTCACCGAAGGCTAGCCCGAAGTTTACAGCCTTGGCTTTTTGTCGTTGTTCTGCTGTTACTTGCTCAATAGGTACTTGGTTTACAATACTAGCAGTAGCCTTATGAATATCATCACCATCAATAAATGATTGTGTCATTTCATTATCCTTACAGAATAAACCAATAATACGCATTTCAATATTAGCATAGTCAGCACCAACTAGTACACCATTTTTAAATCGACTAGCAAATGTTCGTTTAATTGGGTGTTTATAATCAAACTTAGTTACATCTGTTGTCTTAGCAGGCACGTTTTGCATGTTGGGGTTGCTACTAGATAATCTACTTGTTTCTGTCAAGTATGTTACGATTAGGTTCGTTACTCCTAACCTTCTATATGTCACCATATATGTTCAGACTATATCTCAACCTTATCGAATGGGACTTAGGTTTCCCCTTTTTCGAGTCACTTGACCCTACAATAAATAGTCGTTACACCTTACTTATATAAGTCTTGGCTCGGTATTTTCTTAAATGAAAGAGTTCCACCGAATTTAAGGGATTACACTTAATTATTTCTAATTAAGCAGGCAATTAGTTCACCAGTTTCATTGAACGTTCCATGTAAAGCACCCGTAACAGGACTTACTTTTTCTAAGAACGTTTCTGTAAATGTAGATTTTCTAGTAGATATTGCAGAATACTCTAAGAATAAATCCATAATCTCTTGCAATTCTGGGTAATGCTTAGCAATATACTTGATAGCACCTTTGTCAGTCTTATAATCTTCCCACACTAACTCAGACTCAGGCTTACCATCTTCAAACACTTTCTTAGTAATAAATTCTTTTTGATAAGGTAATTCTACTCCTAAAATATCAAAGAATAATTTACCTTTGTCCCAACTAGATTGTGGGTTAAAATCAATCGTTTCATTCTTGTATTTATTTCTCCACTTTAATAGTTCGTTATCTCGTTCCTTAGTCGGTTTATTCATCTCCTCTAACCCTAACTCATACATTTTAGTCTTATACTCAATAACTTCTCTAGCACCCCAAAACTGATTAATCTTTTTGATAATGTTTTCTAACTCTTGACTATAGGCTTGGTTGTTACTCTTAGCATATTCATAATCTACATATAAACCATTAGCCTCCATTTTCGTTAACGTTCTTGTTAGTCTTGGGTAATCATGAGTTAATAGTCTTACAGCTTTAGGTCTAGTTTTTAATCTATCTCTAACGTCAATATAAATTCTTCTACAAGCATCTGTATCACCACTTGCATAATCATGTAATAATTCCAATGGAATCCAATCATAATTGAAATCCCCACCATCAATCTCATTCTTAACCTTAGTTGATTTTTTATAAGTATTGATTTGATTAAGTGCATTAGTAATTACATAGTCTTTACCTTTATCTGACAGGTTCATATACTCAGGTGATTCATTTACTACCTTTTCAAAATCAGGGTTATTCATTAATTGTGTTCTTGTCACTCGTTCAATGTTTAAACCTAAATCAAGATACTGTTTATCAATAGCTGTCATTTCTGTTTGCTTATCAAATTTATCTAACTCTACTTGAGCATTAGGGTCAATTTTCTCTTTAATCCAAGAGTTATAGTCAGTTTTATTAACCTTATACTCTTTTTTAGCTATATCTTTATTGGCAGATACTTTTTCAGATATAAGTTTTTCAAGATATTTAAGCAAATCTTGTTTATACCATACTTTGAAATCCTCTAACGGTTTATCATAACCACCAATCGTTGTAGCCTCATAAGATAGATTAGACAATCTTAATGATTCAGCTTTCTCTTGAGATACTGCTAAGTACCAACCTACTTTAGTGTCTTGGTTTGACTCAGCATGTTCTAGGTTCTCAGTTAATCTTAAGAACTTAAGGTCATAGTTTAAGTTGTGACCGACCTTTTGTTGTTCTTTATCCTTTTGCCATTCTTTGAATAAATCAAGAATTGTATCAATATCCTGTTGTCCATTTTCCCATTGGAAATCAGATTTGTAAAGTGGTATAGTTACACCTTGTCCATGTTTCCATGTCATTGTTAATACTAATGCTTTTGCACCAGGTAAATCAGGTCTTAAACTTGTTGTTTCTAAGTCCCATGCAGTAATCTTATACTCATCATACTGCTGTTGTATATCATGGTGGAATATCTCTTTTACCCTTTCAATACTTGTTACTAACTCATAATGAGTTTCCTCAGGTTTAAATGCACTATCACCTTGACTAAGGAATTTACCTATTGTTCTAAAATCAGTAGCTACATATCGTTCTAAATTAGGTTTAACAGATACATACTCAACTGAAAAAGTAGGTAAGACCCAGAAAGTATGTGACCCTAAGTCATTCTCTAATGTAATCTCTTGTGGTACACCACGTACTTTTGTGATACTTGTTTCTCCTACAAGTAACTTTGTTCCTAGTTTGCCTGTTGGTACAACTACGTTAGGCTTTCCTTGAATAATTGTGTTATATAATTGGTCTTTAAATGATAACGTATTTTGACCTACTGGGTTATTAACTTCTTTTAATGTTGGCTCTTTGTACTTTAATACCTTATTATTCTTAACCTGTAATGGTTCTGGTATTAACTTATATACATAATCAAAATCATAATTACGTCTAGTAATATTAGCATATTCCTTAACTACTGCACTTAATATCTTACCCATTTGAGTATTAAAGTAATTAAATTCCGTTTTGTTACCTTTTTGCTTATAATGGTCTACTCTAGGATACTCAGATAATATTAGTACATCTTTCATTATATCCACACCTTTCATTTTTTCTACTACCTTATTATATCATAAAAATAAAAAAAGAACAAGGATTATTTTTCCTTGTTCCGTTCTTTTACTAACTCATTTATTCTCTTTAGTACTTTAGGCTTAATAGCAATTCTAGGCTCTAATTGAATATATTCTTTATGAATCCCATCCCAAGCCTTTTTAGGTGGTCGTTCAAATATATCAATTTGTAACATTTTACCTAATTTTACTTTCTCAGTATCCTGTTCTTTTAAAAACTCTAAAACAACTTCCTCTTCCATATCTAAAATAGACTCTATGTCTTGTACAAAATATCCTGTTTTCTCAGATATAACTCTAGCAATTTCTCTTCTGTTTACTGTTTTCATTTTTTAGCACCTGTATTTCTTTTTGACCTAATTTTCTCAACCAATTCTGTGACTAGTTCATGTTCTTGGGGTGTACCAGTAATCATATATAAGTACATACGCCAAATAGATAAACTTGGTCTAAGGTATTCTACATATTTGACTTGTTCAGTTGGTTTAACTCTATATTTCTCACCATCAAACTCATAATATGGTTCTTGTTTCTTAGTAATTGAGTTTAATCTTGGGAAAGATACATGTACTTGGTCTACATTTGTTTTTAAATAGCTTAAACTATCTAATACTTTATATGGATTAGTATGTGGAATAACTACGGGAACGTCAATTATAACAGTAGTAGCCATAAATGACAAGGCAACATTCTCAATTTCTTTTTTACTTAATTCTGAATGTAATCGGTAAACAACACTTGAGTTATCATGTTTTGCTAACCCTTTAACAATATAATAAGGTACAGTAGAATTTGTATAAAATCTTATCTCATGCCCATGCTCAAATAGTTTATTGATTAATCTATCATTATTGTATTTTTCATTGTATAATATGTATTTTACATTATCTTTTAATGAGTATCTTGTTGATTCCCGTTCTAGCTTATTCATTTCCCGTTCTATTCTATTCTCATTTACTCTTGTCACTTTTACATAACTATCTATCGTATCTCTAGGCTCAACATGTAAGTTGAAATACCTATCTGTGTTACCGATAGTTAGAGTTTTATTTTTACCCAAAGAAAAACACCTACTTTCGTATAATTATCCTTAACTTAATTATACCATATAGTAGGTGTTTTTAGATATTAGTCTAAGTATTGTTTAGCACGATTCAGATACCAGATAGCTTTATCAATATCTTGTACTGCAGTTCCTTTTGATTGGAAACGACATAAGTATTTTAATGCATTTGTAATGCTTGGAATTGCTCTAGCGTCTATACCACTTTCAGCCATGATATTAGCTTGTTGCTCTAAAATATCAATCACTTCAACACTACCTTGTGTGTAATGACTTGGGTGATTTACACTATCTGTGTCTTGTGTTTCATTTTCTTGATTATTAATTTCTTGCTCAATATCGTCTACCTTTGAGTTATCTTTAGGGGGTTGACCTTTTGTTTCATATGTTGTTTCTCTTAAATACTGATAATCTCCATTTGTTGTACCACCATTTGAGTTTTCAAAATCGTTATCGTAATTCTTATTTAAAATTCCCATGTAAACACTCCTTATTTGTAATAGAGATTAGGTTTGCTTAGGTTTCCCTACAAACAAACCTATCATTAATATAATTAGTCTTATTTTAATCTTACTCTTTAGAGCCTTTATCTAACTCAGCTACTCTATCAGGTGTTAATCCTGTTAAACCACTATCTTTATCAATACCCACACCATCTTTAAAACGCATTAATGTTGGTGTTGAACTTAAATCATACATAGCAATAGCAGTATCCATATCATCACTTTCAATGTTATGCATTACTACTTTTGTTTCTATATTACCTTGTGCAATATAAGGAGTAAAAAAGTTCTTAAACAACTCACATTGTGGACAATTATTCTTTGTAAATAACACTAGTAAATCTTTATTGTTATCTGTCGTTACTCCTAAGTCTATTAATGATTCAATTTCTTTCATATATTAAAAACTCCTTTTCATTTGATAGTTATATATTACCATACTATTTGTATCTTGTCAATCTTTTCTATAAAAATTTATCTACTATTTCATTTTCCTTATCAGTATCAAAATCAAAGTCTGAATCTTGAATATCTTTTACGTTTGTTGATTTTTCATAATCTGCTTTACCACTAAAGAAATCAACATTTCTCATTCTATCAACGTCAGTTTGATTTTCTACAATAGCATTAAAAGGTTCTGGGTGGAAATAATCTTCCTTACCTAAATTAGCTAATGCTCTATTAAAGTTATACTCTACATATCTGATTACATCTTCACTCAATCCTAACTCATCATAAAGTTTATGAGTATAAGATACTTCATTCTTATAAAGAATATTAAGTAACTCGTAAGTTAATTTATCTGCTTTTTCTTGTTCTTTTTCTGAAAGCATTTCATAATCATACTGAGCAGTCAAACCTACTGCTGAACCATGATAACTCTCATCTTGTGTAATTTTAAAAATAACTGCACCAGATTGTGTCATTCTACCTTGACCAGCTAAGAGTAATGGATAATAAAACCCTGAGTAGAATAAAGCACTCTCTAAAAATGCACTAGCAACTTTTGCCATATATCTGTCAAATGTAGTTGGATTTGGTTGTAATAATCTCTTATAAAAATAACCAATAAACTGTGCTTTCTTAACTAAATGTGGTTCTTTTTTAACCCACTCATCTAACAGATAATTTGTTTCTTTATTAGTTAAAATAGTAGTAAAGATATGAGAATACGAACGTTCATGTACAAACTCCATCATTCCCATATATCCAAACACAGCTTTATAATGTCTACGTGGTTCTTGGTATGAAATCAAATTCATACCCTCCCCACCTTGCTTAGCATCTAAACCAGTCAAACCAGCTAACACTTTCTTATACGTGTCTTTTTCCGTTTCTGTTAGAGTATCCCATGAACCTAAATCTCTTGAAATATCAAACTCTTCGGGAAACCAAACCTGATTTACTCCTTGATTCCAATAAATCTCAGACATACCATCTGACTGATTATTCCAGTTAATAGGTTCTAATTTATCTGATTTATTTTTTGATTCTATTACTTTTTCTAAAGACATAATAACACCTTTCTTTATACACTACAAGTTTCACATTCAATAACTGAAAGTTTACGTGAACGTGTATAATATAATGATTTCAAACCTTTTAGCCAAGCATAATAATATAAACTTACTAATCTGTTCGTTGGAATTTCTGATTCTACATAAAGAATAGTAGATACTGCTTGGTCAGTATGTTTTTGAACAACTGCACTTGTATTAATAATTTTCTTATTATCAATTCTGTATGCATTTTCTTGCTCATAAAAGTATTGAGTAATTGCGTCTAAGAATGGCATTGGATAATATGTTTCCATATCTCCATATTGTCTATTCTCAATAACACTAGGAACAGGCATGATACTAGCAGTAGCATTTTGTACATAAGAAATACTTTGAGTTGGGGCTTCTGCTTTACGATAAGCATTATATAAACCATATTTTTTAACGTCTTTAGCTAACTGTTCCCAATCACTTTGACTAGGGATATATACTTTTTCTAATACTTTCTTAGCTTGTTTAGTTCTAGGTTCATGTGACTTGTTAATATATTGATTAAAATACTTACCTGTTGCATAATCAGATTTCTCAAATCCTTTAAATGTACCATATTCTTTAGCTAGTTTCATACTTGTTAAAATAGATTGATAGTTAATAGCACTATATAAGCTATTTACTAAATCTAATGCTTGTTCTGAACCGTAACTAATCATATTCTTTGCTAACAAACCATGTAGGTTTAGAGAACCTAATCCAATAGCATGTAATTCATCGTTAGCTTTTTGAACACTAGGTAATCCTGGAATATTCATTAACTTAGTAACCTCAGATAACGAACGTGTAGCAATATCTACAGATTCTTTCAATAAACCTTTTTCTACTACATTAACTAAGTTTAATGAACCTAAAGTACAAATAACATCACGACCAATAATGTCTTTATTAGACTCTAAATAAGGGTGAATCTCAGAAACTTCTTGTAATTGTGTAATTTCTGTGCATAAGTTACTTGCTCTAACTTTACCAATACCATTTAATGGGTGGTTATCATTTGCATTATCAATATAAAATACATAAGGATAACCTGATTCTAATTGAGTCTTAGCAATATCTGTCATTAAGTCCCTTGCATTGAACTCTTTTTTGATAATATTATCATTTTCAACTAAACTGTCATACTCTTTATTAAAGTTAATCTCGTCTAAATGTTTACCTGTAACTTTGTATAAGTTATGTGTATCAAATGTATATACTGGTTTATTTTCTTTAACTAACTCCATAAATTTATTAGGGATAGTAACACCAGTTGATAAAGTATCCAATCGTGCTTTCTCACTTGCATTAATCTTTTTAGCACTTAAAAAGTCTTGAATATCTTGGTGGAAAATGTTAAGATAAACTGCTGCAGAACCATTTCTAGCACCACCTTGGTCAAAATGACTTACACCTTGCTCAATAGCTTTAGCAAATGGAATAACACCCTTACTAGCATTAGGTCTACCTTTAACACTTGAACCTTTTGGTCTAATACGTGTAGCGTCAATAGATACGCCACCAGCATTTTTACTAGCCACTTTTGTATTATTAGTTACAAAGTTAATAGACTCAATCGTATCATCAACTACAAAAATATAACAAGAACTTAACTCACCACGTTTAGCAATACCAGCATTAAGATACGTAGGTGTTGCAGGTTGATAAGTTTGTTCCATTAATTGTACTAATAGTTCTCGTGCTTTAACATAGTCATTTTGGAATAAGTATAAAGCAACTCTTACGTTATGTTGCTCATAGTTTTCTACGTATATCTCATTATCGTTACTATCATATTGTTTAACAGCATATGATTCATAGAATTTCTGACATGCCATAAAACTTTGGAACTCAAAGTTATAGCTATACGCTAACTCAGTCATTTCTTTAATAATTGTATCTGGGGTATTCTCAAATACAGAATCATACACATTTTCTTTAGTTAGTATCCTTACTCGTTCTACTTCATTATCAAAATGTCTTGTATTATTATTAATATGTTTTAGATAAGACTGTAAAGCATCTTTATCACGATACAATTTATTCTTACCATTTTCATCAACTTGAGTTATTTCATTATTTTGTTGAATCCATTCTCCATATCTCTTTGCCATATCTTTATAACTCACCTACTCTATAATTTGTTCTAAAATAATCTAAAACGGTTTGAATCTCATTAAAATGTCCTGATTGCTCAACTTTAGCAATTAAAGGAATATTAAACATACTAGCAATTTGTTTACTAGCACCACAGAAAAATTCACCCCATTGTCTATTGCCAGTTCCAATAACTTCTTTAGGTGAATCATTATTGCTTAAGAACTTTTGAACAGGTTTAGGAATTTCACCTTTCATATACGTAGGTGTAATAATGATGTATTCTTTATCCACCATTTCTTTACCCGTTCTAATTCTTAACGTATCAAAATCTTTATTTCCATTTATTTTATTTATTAATCTTTGTGTTTGACCACTACCTGAAAAATATACTAATAACGGTCTATCTTTGCTTGTCATTTTTATTACCTACCTTATATATTATACATTAGATAACATATCGTCAATAGTCGATTCTAAATCATTATTCTGTTCTGTTAGTACAGAATTTTCAATACGATATGGTTTTGTTTCAAATTTTGCATAGTGAGATTTAATATAAGATTTGCTAAAATTGACAAGACCATCAATAGTAGTTGTCATAGTATCAAAGTATAGACTATCTTGTCTTATATTTTGAATAATAATGTCACTACGCATAACTGGATAATCATTATCTCTAAGGTCATTATATACTTGTTCTTTGTACGGTAAAGTAACAAATATTTTAGAGAACTTTCTTTTAAAAACTAAACATGGAACTTTTCCAATACTTTCTGAATCATTAATAACTTGAGCCCACCATGTATGTGGTTCTTGATTGTTTAGTAGTACATTTTCAATAGTCCAACCTTCTCGTGATTTACACTCAATAACAAAAGGAAATTGTGCATGTGGGGGTGTTACTATATCCCCCACAGCATTATTATCCTTTAACCAATGTGCACCACCAGATTGGGGTGTCCTAGAAAACTTAGTACCCCACCAATCACCTAGTTGTTTAGCTATATCTCGTTCAAATTTATCCCCTTTTTTCTTACTATTAGTCATTAGGGTTTAATTTCACTACTTTTTCAGATTTTGATTCAGATTTAGTTTCTGGTTCTGTTTTATCGTTTTGTTCTTTTTCTAAGTCTTTTTTGTAGTTCTCTAGCATTTCTTGATATTTTCCAGTTAATGACTCAAAGTCTTTATCAGTCACACCAAGTTTTTCTTGTAAAACAAACATTAAGAATGAAATTGTTTCTTGTGCTAATTGTACTTTTTGGTTAAGTTCTCTAGTTTCATTAACTGCAAAGAAATTAGCAATAGTAGTAGCATTATTTACTGTTGCAGGCTTTTTACTAATCTTCTCAATTTGTTTAAGGTTCTCAGGGTCTTGTTGCTCATTAGCTAATTTCTTTAATTTCTCTAACTCCTCTTTAGAACTTACAGGTTTTTTAATTTGTTCTTCTACAGCTAAGTAAGTTAACCAGCTTTCTAATTCCTTTTTAGTTAATTGTTTAGTATTGTTATTTTTAGTTTCTTTAGCCATTATTGCATTTCTCCTTCATCTAATTTTTTATTCATTGATTCGATTAAACCTTGTAATTTTTCTAAATCTTCTTCTTTTAATGTTTCATTTGATTTTAAAACATCAATTAAAATATCGAATTTTGTATCGTTAATTTTATTGATTAATTCAATTTGTGGGTTAATCGTAGATACAAAGGTATGCATAGCCTTTGCAATATCCACAAAACTAGCTGTCATATTCTGACCTTGATTAGTTAACTCCTCTCTATATTCAGTATCTCCCTCGGCATACGTATTCAAGTAATCGAATACGTATGTTGAAATGTCGTTGCTAACTTTCTTTTCCATTATTACTCCTCCTTGTGTCTTTAACTATATTATACCACAACATGTAGTACTATGCAACACTAAATTAAAGATTCTTTTATAAAAAATTGACTTAGATTTTCTGGTGTAGCTAACATATAGTTTTGGTTAATTACTTTCATAGATTTCTCAAATCCCATATCATTAGCATCCTCTTCTCCATGTGGTACAACATAGGTTAACTTATGCTTTGCATACAACCTTTTTGCACTATTAATTGTTTCATTCGTTGCACCTGTATCTAAGAATACAAATATAGGTGTGGTTTGTGGTATGTTTTCATGTATAAGTTCTATTTGTCTATCTGTTACTTGTTTACCAAATGTAGCTATACCCATATCACCAAATGTCAAAGCGTCAAACACACCCTCATTGAGCACCACAATCTTTTGAAATCTAGCCTTGTTTAAATTAAACACAACCTCTTTCCTAGAAAACTCATGTGGATTAGCAGGTGCATTAATAGACTTGATACTATTAGTAGCGTCTATATTCCTTGTATTCCAATAAACATAATTACCTTGATTATCAAAGGTAAAAAAGATAATACTAGTTTTCAATGGTAAAGGTTTCTTTTTCCTATTATAGAAATAACCATTAGGTATATATGCTATCATATGTTCTTGTATTTGTCTATCAGTAATTCCACGACCATATAGGTAATTAAAATATGGGTAAGACTCAGGGTTACCATAATTATCTTTTAAATACTTATACCCATAAGGTAGTAAAGGGGGTTGTGTAGGTTTAACTGTTGCTTTAGTATCTTGTGCACCTTTAAGTGCTAATAACATACGTTCATTATCAGTTAATCCTTTGTTAAGAAATTGCTCATCAGGTCTTAACTCAACTCTTATTCCTTTACTATCTAATATGTCTTTAGCTTGTTTTCCACTATTTAAATTGTAGTATTCTTTGACAAATGTAATAGGATTACCTTTTCTGTTGCATTTCTTACAATGATATAACCCATTATCATCATCTAAAGTTACCTTAACATAGAATTTGTATTTCTGTTCCCCACAAAATGGACAACAAAATCTTAATTCACCAACAGAATCCTCTTTAACAGAACCTAACTCATTGATTAAAAAGTCCTCGAATCTCATTATTTGTCACTCTTTTCTTGTCAAATCTTGCTATCTTTTTCATTAGTTTAAGCATAACATAAATCTGACCAATCATGCAATACTTTTCGTCAACTTCATCTCCTAACCCCCTTAAAGCATAGCGAACTTGATTATCTCTATCTTTCATTTTAAATTCCCAACGTTCTAATGCAGTCTTATCAGATAAATAATAATCTATAACTGAGTTAGATAACTCAGATAATCTATCTCCTAATCTTAACATACCTTGCTCTACCATTTCATAATCAAATGGTTCTGTGATTACAGGTAATCCCCATTCCTTAGCGTCTTTAATCATTTGTTCATTATCTTTTTGAACAGTTGGACAAACCCAATTATTTGTATTTACTTGCCATTGTGGGTAATTATTTAAATCACTATTTGTATCTGCTAAACGATATGATACATTTCCATACCCACGACCCCTTTTTAATTTCAGTATCTCTTTGTTATCTTTATCCATTCTGTAATGATATAAACTATTAAAAGGATACCAATTAATTAACGTAGAATTATCTACTAATAACGTAACCTCTTCTCGTTTCCACTTGACTGTTAGAATAGATTTATCTTTACTAATCACTAATATATTCATTTATTAAATCTCCAATCTTGATTCATTGTTTTCTTTTACTACTCTAATTGATTTCTCGAATAAGGCTTTTAAATCTTGATTATGAGTAATGACAAAAATAGTACTTACAGTATTTAATCGTTCTTTAAGTAATTTAATTACATTTTCACAACCTATGGTATCTAATCCATCAAAACACTCATCATAAAGTGCTATGTTAGTTTGTAAATCTGCTTTTTGCATAATTAAATCTTGTATAGCAAAACTAATAGCAAGGTCTATTCTACGTTGTTCACCAGCACTATTTGCTTTGTAGCTTGTACCACCAGCCTTATTACTAACTACAATATCAAACTTATCTTTTAGTTCACCTTTTGAGTTTTTAACTTGCGTTTTAAATTCAATCTCAATATCTGAACCACTTAAAGTTTGTAAATACTTATTAGCTTTTTCATTTAGGAATGGTGTTACAAAATCAAGTACTACAGAACGTATACCTTGATTTCCAAAAGATTTAACTGCATTTTCATAATGCACCTTTTTCTTATTCAAGTCAAGTATTTTGTTTTTTAAATCTTGTTTTTGATTTTGGTACTCAGTTATTTGGTTAGCATCTCTTTGTGGTTTTGGTGTCTGTTTCATTGTATCTATAGAACTCTTTAGAGAGATAAGTTGATTTTCACCTTGATTTGAGTTTTGTCTTAATTTATTAATTTGATAATCAATTTGTTGATTATGTTGTGTTTGTTGTCTAAATTGATTATCATGTTGCTGTTTCATATTATCTATCTCTTGAATTGATTCTTGTAACTTGTTGTATCCTTGTGTTATCTTTTGTAATGTTTCTCTTAGTTGCTTTTCTTTAATTTCTAATGTTTCTAAGTTCTTTTTAATATTTTCTAGTTCTTTTAGTTTATGAGAATTGTCTATAGGTGAACCACAGACTGGACAATTAGAACTTGTATCTAAACTGCTTTGTTGTTGGTACAATCTATCTTTTTCTTGTTGGGTAGTATTCAGATTAACAGTATACTCGTTCTGTACTTGTTGTAGTTTTGATAGTTGCTCTTTATACGTATAATATTCTTGTGGATATTCAAATTCTTGATAGTTAATATCATTTTTTTGAGATTCTAAATTTTCTATCTCACTTTCTAATGTTTGTTTATCTTTTTCTACTTGTTCTGTTAAGTTTTCTAATTCTTGTTGCTTATATCCTATTTGATTCTGTAACTGATTGTAGTTATTTAATTCCTTTTGATATTGTTGGTCTACATTTTCTATCCGTATATCTAAAGTATTTAAATCATACTTTAACTTATCTTGACTTTGTTCTACTTGAGTTACTTTATCTTTTGCAATCTCTTGTGCTTGTTTGTAAACAGCTACTCCAGTAATAGATTCAAGAATCTCTTTTTTGCCTTTATCAGTTGCTTGACTGAACATAGGTATATCCCCTTGACCAAAAACAATAGCATTAACATAAGTATTAAAATCAATTTTAAATAAATCATGAATCTTATTATCAGTAACATCATTACTTGACCCTGTAATCTCTTGGTCATTTAAAAATAAAAGTACCTTATTTTTATGTTTTTTGTCTTTTCTATATCGTTCGATTCTGTAAGAATCGTTGCCTAAAGTAAATGTTAGTTTAACATACGTATTTTTCTTTTTATATCTATTAACAACATCATCAGCCTTTAACCCTTTTTCAGTCTTACCATATAAAGCATAAGTAATACTAGATACTAGAGTTGATTTTGCAGAACCATTAGAGTCAAATGAATCATTTGATTTATTAACACCTTCTATAAGTATTAACCCTTGATTTTCTAGTTCTAATGTTGCATTTTTTATAGCCATAAAATTATTCATTTCAACTTTTTTAAATCTAACCATTTATATCACCTAAACTTTCAGTACCAGTTTTTGTTACTCTAAAGAATGTTGTATGAGAACCATAGTCAATCCAGTAGTAATCTGGATAATCTAATATTCTAACATAGTAATTCTTGTAATTACTATCCTTGAAAATCTTTGTCATTTTACTAAGTCCATCTGTAATATCTTTTACATTACAAATATTTTCAATAACCCCATCTTTATCTTCGAACTGTAATATCGGTCTTGATTTATCAAATTCAAAATCTTTCACATTATCTATATTGAATGTAAATATTTTTGGTTTAAACATTTCAGAAATTCTTAAAAGTTCTTCTTCTGTTATTAAACTTTCCTTAGTGTGTTCTTTTTTAAAATCATTAAAAGATACATACTTATTACTTTTCATTATTAACCCACCTTTTATTAAGTATATAAAAAGCATACCATAATAGATATGCTTTGTCAATACTTAATTAGTATTCTCGAATATAAAATTTTGCAGTTGGTGACCCAAAACCTAATTCAGTAATTCCTGTTTCATTACCATTACTATCAGTTACTTTTTTAGGTAGTAATCGTTGAAATGTTACTTTATTTGATTTTAAGATAGTTGTGATAAGATTCAATCCTTGATTGATTGATTGAACATTAGCAATATCGTCAAGATTCTCACCAGAATCTTGAAAGAATACCACAATCTCATCTTTATCATGTCTAATTTCTTTAGACTTATTATATTTCATTAACTTTCTTGGTGAATCATTTGTTAATATTTGTTTGTTTCTTGATAGTGATTCATTAAATGATTTCATAACCTGTTGTTGTTCAAACATATTAACCATTCTATCTTCGTTAAACCCAATATAAACGTTTGTGTCCATTTAATAGCACTCCTTTATACACTCTAAAATTTCTTTTTCTGAATCAGGATAATACTTTTTAGCAAACCCTTTTGTAATCTCAATCGGGTCATCAGTAACATCATTATCTATTCTTTTTTCTACTTTAAATTCTTTTTGTACCTCCATACGAATATTTTTTGTATCTTCTTCATTCTCCAATTCCATAGCTTTAACTTGTTGTTGATTTCCAACCACTCTAAGAAAATGTCCATTCTCTTTTAATGTGTCAAAGTTACTAGGTATATTATCACCTTGTATTGTAATAAATCTACGTGTGTCTAACGGAATATATTCAGTTGTTAGATTTTCTGTATCTATCAAATGAACTCCATTAGATTCTTGCTCATCACTAAATGATTGTTGTAGTAATGAACCACCATACAAATGATTAGGATTTTGAAAATACTGTTTACGGTGGTAATGACCTAAGAGTATAAAATCATACTGTTCTGGCAATAGGTCTTGGTAACCAAAAGCCCCCTCTAACCTATGTGAACCTTTACCAGTTAATGAGCCTGATACTCCTAAGTGTGCTACTAAAATATTTACCTTATCTTTAACATATGACTTACTAATAAAGTCTTTAATTTCCTGTACCTCATCACCATATGCACACATAGTTAACTGTACCTTTGAACTTAATGATTCACTACGCAAAGATTTAGTAACTTCAACATTAGGTAATGTTTCAAAAGTATCAATACTAGATTGAGTATACAAACTATTTGAAATAGCATCATGGTTTCCACGTACCATATAAACTTGAATATCTTGATTATTAGCAAATGTTTCAAACACTTTGTTATATACCCTAGTATCAACTGCATTACGTTTGTGGTACAAATCACCCCCAAATATTACTTTAGCATTATTATCTCTTGCAATATCAAACACTTTTTGTAATGTTTGTATTTGTTCCTTAAACCTATCATTTACATATTCAGTATCTGGTTGACTAAAGTCAGTAAATAAATGAAAATGTGAATCTGTAAAAAATATAAATTTCATTTTAATATCTCCTTTACTATAAGTATACATATAAATAATACCACTTAACTCAAAATAAGTCAAGTGGTAATTTGAATTTATTTATCAATTACAATAAATAAGTCATTATCTTGTAAAAACTCTAAGCATTTAGCCTCGTAAGTTTCATTAAATCCATAATCATTTTTAACTTTTTGATTATATTTTAGATTACTTTTAGTAATTGTAATAGTATCTATCGGTAAGTTTTGGTTAATATGTTTGGAACTATCCATACCAACTTCAACACCAACAATTTCTTTACTAGAATCAATATCAATGATTTTTTTAGATAATCCAATAATACTTGTACCACTACCGATAACAGCTACAATACGATTAGCATTTTTAATATCTTTAGTATAGTCATTAAGTAATTGTGCAATATGGTCATATGCTAGGTTTTCTTTCATTCCTAATGGAACGTATTTTAAGCTATTCTCTTTACCAAATTCTCTTGCTCTTGCATTTAAAACACTAGCATATCCAGGTCTAACTCGGTGAATAGTAGCATTAGTTTTTTCTAACTCTTTAATCATAGGTGTGTCTTTACCATTTGGAATAAATACATGACAAGGAATACCTAGTTTTGTTAATGTTTTAGAAAAAGATAGTACTTGAATACTATCTCTACTACCACATGTTACTACTCCTTGTGGATTTTCCTGAGCATACTGTTCTGCTAAATAAGATTTAACACCTGTTCCTGTTTGTGTTTTGAGTTTATCAAGTCGTAATACTTTTACATGTTTTCCATTATATTCTAAAGATTCTATTAAATTAGTCATTAAATATATTCCTTTCAATTTCTTTATTTGTAGATTTTTTATTTGCTATGGTTGTTGTAAATATTGTATCAGATTTTTTACGAATAATATCATAACAATGTTGCAATAATTCTTCATTATGCTCTACATAGCCTAGTTTGTCTAAAATGATATGCTCAATAGAACATTTAAAACAAGACATACAACGTGTATCACTCAATGGTGTAAAATTATATTTCTTTCTATTTAATTTATTTAAGTGTCTTTTAAATCTGTGTGGTGTAATACATGAGTTTACATATTCCAATGCTTTTGGTTTATAATGAATAATAAAGTCATAAATATCTGGTTTACCTACTTTGATATGTTCTAATTTAATATCATATAACCCATTTAATACGGTACTTTCAAAAGTATCAAAAGATTGTATACTATCAGATAATCCATATTGAATATTAATACCTTTAATATCCTCATTAACATTATTACCCATAGCGTACACGCCTATTCCCAACTCAACTCCAATATCAATCATAGCAGATAATACAAGTTGATTTTTAACAGGGTTGTCTACAAAGAACTGACTATCACCATGCTTACAATCTTTAACAATAATATCCATATCAAAGTCATTAGCAAATTTTTGTGCTCGTTCTCTTTCATCAGGATACGATTTATTTAAACCCCCCACATGAAAAAGTGTAACATGGTAGCCTTTACTTTGCAAGTATAACGCTTGATAGGTACTATCTACTCCAGAACTAAAACCTACCATAGCTTTTTTATAATCTAGTTTTTGACTTTTTTCTCCTAATATACTTACATTACTCTTTGGTGTATTAAAATCTGAACCAAAAGCATAAGTGCTAATTAACCCAACAAAATCATTAAACCTGCTATCCCAGTCACTAGATTGGTGCTCAATAGTTTGGTCTTTAGAAAACCAATCATAAATCTTTAACATTTGTTTTGTTAATGGTTTTTTATTTAAATCAGTATCTAAAAACTGAAACATAAATTTTCTACCTACTTTCATTGAGTTATATCTCTATTATACATTATTTTGTGTTATTTAGCAACTTTTTGAAATACCATAATTTTCTCACTTGAATCCCCATGAGTTCGTTCCTTATGGAATGTTGTTCTATTTGCTTGTTTTAAATTACGTTCACCAATAAACTTGAATCCAATTTTCTCACCAATATCTCTAGTATCATCATATAATAAATAATCCTTACTATTCTTAATGTTAATAGCTACATACTTATTATCTTTAATATACTTATAACAATTCTCTAGCATTGGTTTAATAAAGTTATATAGCCAGTCTTGATAGTTCATATCTTTCAGATTTTCTGAACCGTTGTACAATTCTAAGTTAAAGTAGGGTGGGCTAGTAAAAATAAAATCTACTTTGTTTTCTAGCTGTGGTAAATAAATCTCAGAACCTTGTGGTAAAATAGCATATTTAAAATCTTTAATACTATTAATATCTTGTCCAAATTCATTTAACTTAGCAATAAGTTTAGGGTTAATATCATTTCCAATATACTTTAGACCTTTTTCTGCTGATACCAACATTCTCATACCCCAACCACAACAAGGGTCATAATACGTATCACCTGGTTCTGTGAACTCGTCTAATAACTGACGCATTACTTTTATAGGGAATTGTGTTGGTTTTCTAAAGTATCCTTTACCACCTAAACGAATTGCAGTTTTAAAATTCTTAACTAAATTATCATTTGTGAAAATCTTACTATTCTGTTCTGTTTTAGAAAGCATCATTTGAATCAATTCGTCACTTTCTAAAGCGTCATTAATTGACCATTTATCCGAACCTAGTTTAGTATCATTAGCTACTTTCTCAAAGTAGTAGTTATAAATCTCATTATTTTTTGATTTATGGTCTAATAGTATTTTTCTAAGTTGCTCTAATGCCTTATCTTTATCATTCACATAATATCCATTTCTAATAGTATTAATTTTATCATAATCTAATTGCCCTGTATAATGTTTCGTGTTAATTTCCTGCCCTTTATGTCTAATTAACAATCTAAATCCCCCTTACTCAAACCCAATTTCTAAATCAATAAGTGTTTTCATAGCATGTTTAATATCTACATACTTATAAGATAGTTCTCCAAAGTCGTCATAATATTCACGCCAACATTTTTTAATAGTATCATTCTCTATTAAATAATATAATCCTGTTTCTTTTAAATAATAAGTATTTCCTTTAATTTTCTGTAATGAATCTGTGTCAATGTATGTTAGCATAATTAACAATCCTTTCCTTTTTTTTATTATACATAAATAATACCACTTAACTTATTGTAAGTCAAGTGGTAACTTAAAATTATTTTCCTAGATTTTGATTAAACATTTGTGCTCTCTCTACTGGATTAGGTGCTTTACTATTTTTGTTTTTAAGCACTTGTGAATCTTCTTCTATAATACTAGAATGTTGTCTTTCCTCTTCTTCTGTAACATCTCTAATAGTCATTGTTTCTGGAATTACTTTCATAGGAATAACTTTAGAAAATCGTTTTTCAGAACCATTTCGTAACTTGTCTAAGTACAATCTTAAGAAACCATTCTCAAACTCTTCTTCTTTTTGATTAATCGTAATATGAATCTCTACTGAGTTTAACTTACGTTTCGACCCCTCAATATGATTCTTAGTAATTAACTCAAAACTATTTGCATTACGGTTAACCTGAGATAGTGTCCAACACATAAATCTATGTTCCTGTGCTAACTTACGAATGAACTCATAAATTAATGACCCAGCCTCTGACTCAGATTCATTACGATATGGATTAATCATTAATTCGGGATAATCAATAACAACTACATCAATATTTTCCCCTTCTCTAACTTTTGTGTTTACGATTATTTGCTCTAGTTTACTAGGAGATATTTCTTGTGGCATATGTTTGCTAATCCAAAACTTACCAAATTCCCCTTTTTTCTTTGTGTAAATCTCTTGTAGTAAATCAAAAGATTTCTCATTTAATGAGTAATCTGAGTTTAGGATTTTAGATTTAGGTATCCCCATCATTTGTTGTTCAGAACGTAAAATAATTCGTTCTTCTTTCTCCTCTAAGGATACTAATAGTACATTTAAGCCCCTATGAACATAATTACGAATTAAGTTAGTAACCATAAGTGATTTACCACCACCTGTTAACCCTGAAATCGTTCCTAGTTCTCCACGAGATAAACCACCCTCGATAGCATTATCTAATCGTGTATATCCTGTTGGGAATTTGTATTTATTAATGTTTTCGAGTAATTCTTTTTTCTTTTCAATATCTTTAAAGAAATCAATAAATGTACCTGATTGACCATTTAGGTTTTGTACTGCTATCTTAGTAATCTTTTCACCTAATTCTCCAATCTTTTCAACATCTTCTAACTCATTATTACGTACTGATTGCATAATAGCATCTTTAGTCAATTCAGCTTTAATATAATTTTCCATTTCGGTACTAACTGACTCATCAGATAAAGACTTATCAGACTCAACATTATATAGAGAATCTAAAAAGTAAATAGAATCTGTAATATCTTGCTCACTTGATTTCTGTCTTGATAATAATTTCTCTACTTTAATAGCTAATGATTCTTGAGTAGGTGGTGTTGAACTACTTATAAGTTGTCTTTTAAGAACAGTATATACTGATTGTAACTCTACTGACTCATCAAAGATACTGCTAGGTAGCTTAGCTAAAACATCTCTACCAAAATCTAAATCTGTTAATGATTTTTTTAAAATTAGTTCCTTTATTCTCTTTGTCACTTTTATCCCTCTCCTACTGTGTCTTGAATTTTATCATAACGTAATAATCCAAATTTGTCAAATGGAATAATACCAAGTAAATTATATTTCTTAAGTAAAAAGTGAAACTCATTATAGTTTATAGTCATTTCTCGATAATCTCTATACATTAGTATAATTGATTTCATATTTGTGTTTAAGAATGTTCTAGCATTAGCTATACCTTTTTCAATCTGTTTACCGTAGTTTTCAACATTAATATATCCAAACCCACCTAAGAATCCTAAATGATTAAGTCTATCATTTTGTTCTAAATCTAACATATCATTAACTATAGCATTTGTTTGAACTCCAAATAAACTTATTCGTTCTAAATTAGTATACCTTGTTGGGTTTGCAACAAGAACATGTAATTGTCTTAGTACTAATAAGAGTTTGTTTAAGTCATTCTTATTATCTACTTTTTCTGTAAATATCTTAACCATATGCTGATAGTGTTTAAATACAGTCATATTTTTAAGCATTTGCTCATTATCTGTTGTATCCCAAGTACTTTGTTCAAAGTTAAACATACCACTAATTTCTAAAGCATCTACAAATAACTTATCAAAATCATATTTATCAACAACTAAGTCAGAATCATAAAGCATTTTTAGTGCTTGGTATGTTGGTGTATGAGTTCCAGCTTTCTTAATCATTGAATCTAAAGAACGACTTGAATTTTGTTGATTACGATACATTTTTAAATTTGAAATGTATTCTGAAAAGTATTCTATAGCCACACCACTATATAGATAGTTTACATATGGTATTGGTTGTTTAAACGGGTGTCCTTTGTCCTTATAGAACTTTCTTGAATGATATTGATATATAAAGTTATTAAATACTGATTGAATGTAATTGAAATCATGTATCGGTAAATCTAGTTCCTTTAGTTTAGCTTGTAAGTTATAAAACATAGTAAATACCTTTTTACCAAAATAATTACTACCTAGAATATCAGAATTGCTATATTTAGTAGATTCTTTTTGATAATGATTAGACCAACCAGTAGCTTTGTCATTCATAGTATAGTACTCATAGTAAGCATTAGTATACTCAAATGCTAACACATCATATAATTTAGCTAATATATAGGCTCTAAAGTAACCTACAGGGTCTTGTGACATTTCAAACACATGTTGCTGTGGATAAGTTTCTTGAGTAAGTCTGTTCATTTCAATATGTGTCTTTTCTTTTTCATTCTTAGCTAACTTTAGTTCTATCATTTCTTGTTTTGTACGTCTTGGTCTACCAGTACCTAAAGGTCTTATGTATTTAGGGTAGACTTGCTCTCTAACTTTCTGAGCATACTGTGATTCAGACTCTATAATGTTAGTACCTTTTTGTTCCCATTTTCTATGAGTTTCAGTCGGTTCAACTAAAAAAGAAATAATTGTACCACCATTTTTACCACGTTTTGTAGTTAACTTAATTATATTATTATCTTGCAATACTTTCAATCTTTTATTGATTGTAGACAAGGATAAACCGTAATCTTTAGATAGCTGTGATTTTGTTTTTACAACAAATATATTATCTTTATTTTTATTTTCGTATAAGTATTCTAATAAATTCGTTGTACCATTATCTAAGTTTAATTGTTCTAGTTTATCTTTTTTTACCCTTATCATATAATCAATCCTTTCATATAATAAAGTCTACCACTTTGTGGTAGACTAGTCAACTACTTATTCGGTCTTATATCGACAACTTCAAACTTCTCTTCATCATAAATCTTCCTACGTTCCTTAGAGTGTTTAAGTAAATGTTTATTAGTGTAATCTACAAAATCAAATATTTGAGTCGTATTGTCTTTATCCTTTTTACGTAGTGCTCGACCAATACGTTGTAAAGTCTGTCTTAAAGATTTCCCACCTGCAGCAATTACTAAAGCATTAATACCACTTATATCAACACCCTCGTCAATAATACTTGTAGCAATCATAACCTTTAGTTTACCTGCTTTCATGTCTGCTAATTTAGATTTTCTAGTATCATCATCTAACTGACCATGTACAAAGTAATGGTCAACATCTAACCTAGTAAGTATTTCTGATATATTCTCTCCATGCTCTAAGTAGTTAACAATAATCAATATCCCTTTGTTTTCATTATAACACATTTTAGTTAATTTTGCAATCAAAGTATTTCTAAATTCATTATTTGTAATACCTTGTTGGTAAGCAGGTTGATAATCACTTACTTTGTCTATATTACTTGGACTTGTGATTGGGAACATTTTAATAACTGGCTTAGCAGAATATCCTTTACTAATAAGAAAATCATTTTCAATTTTAGAAACAATATCTCCAAATAATGATTGTAACCTACGCCATAATACTTCATTCTTTTTATCAATAGAGCCTGTTAAACCTGCTCTATACCTAGCATTAGTACAATTTCTTAAAGAATTATACCAAGTATCTGACCCTGTATGGTGAGCCTCGTCACAAATCATAACTGCTACTGATTCTAAAAAGTCTTTTAATTCATTATACTTTTCATATGTTTTCTTATTCTTTTTCTTTATTGTATCTATGTATTTAGCATTGTAGTTTCTAAGTTTCATTAATACAGCACTATCAGTTCCACAAGTATTATACACATTTTCTAGTTCTTGTAATAGAGTTTGGTCTACTTTTGTTTTAGGCTTAAAGTTCCTAACATACATAGCTAATAAATCTCTATGATTACTTCTTTTCTCAAACATAGGTAGTATTTCTTTAGCTATCTTTTTATATAATCGTTCTTTAGGTGTTAACTTAACCCCTTTTTCTGGGTCTTTTAATCCACTATTGATAGTAGGAATCATAACGACTGTTACTTGTTTAATATCTTTTTGACCCCCACCTAGTTTACCAACTGGAACACCTAACCTTTGTGAAATACGTTCTGCAGATTGATTAAATATTTCCTTTTTATCTGTAAAAAATGCTACTCGTTCATCACTTTCTAAATAAGGTTTGATTTGTTGAATAATACCACTAGCAATTTCTGTTTTACCACCATTAGTAGCTACATTTACAATTCCTGTGTAATTTGTAATTATAGATTGTACAGCATTATATTGATAATCTCTTAACGTGATTTGCTCTATTTTATCGTCTTTTAGAACAATATCTTTATCCATATCCTCTACGTATAAAAATGGGTCTGGTCTATTGTCTATGATTTCATATTGAAAACCATATAACGCTTGCATATCACCTAATATATCTTTAACTAATTCAATTAAACCAGTAGGAAATGTATCTGTTTTTGGGTCAAAAAAGTCAATAATACCATCCCAAACTCCATGTTTATATGCAGGACTATGCATAAATCCTTGTTCTTTAGCACCTAATTCATAATGTGCTTTTTTAACAAACTCATTTCTTAAATATTTATCATCTTCGTCAAATTCAATCTTTGTATCTATAATATCCATTACTAATCTCATTTATTTTATACACCCCTTTATTTAATTATACCATGTAGTAGACTTTTTCTTATTTATAAAAAAAAATGACTAGTATTAAACTAGTCATTAATGTGGTTCACGTACCCCAACAATACGTGTAATATATTGAGATTTATCATTTTGGGCAAGACTATCTGTTATTTTCCATGTTTTACCACTTAGTGATACCCCTACTCTATAATACTCTAATGTAGGTACAATTTTCTTAGATTCGTCAAACACACCACTTAATAATGTACCAGATACTACATATGTTGGACTATTATCTAAATAAAACTTATGAACTTTTGTACCAACCTTATCTGTTCCATTATTCTTTTCTGTGCTACGCATAGTCACATAAACCTCAAAGTGTGTGTAATTACTAATATCATCAGCTAAATCTCTAACTGTATTCTTATCTGTCCAAATTGCAGACCCTTCCCAAAGTGTTTTATGAGTTGGATTTACACCGAATTGCTTAAAGTTACCACTAGAAACACCACCACTAAAAGCATCCCCCATAGTTGTTGACCCTATGTATATACCATGTAATCTACTTAATTCATTGTTTGAAATATTATTTGTATCTGTAATAAATATACCACGAGATGACATAGTACCACCTGGAGAATCTGTTACACCACCCTGACAGTAGAAAGTTATAATATGCTTATTGCTACTAACAACTGCATCAAATATAGCATCATAAAATGATTTATTATCTGACTTATAAACAAGTACATCAAAGCTAAGATTCCATGTTTCTATATCTTTCAATTTACCAGGAATAACATTAAAAATTGTATCTTTATTATACCCAGTAACAGAAACCCATTCACCATTTGTTCCAATTTTTATATGTTCTGAACTGTCTTTTTCTGATACAAAACGATACATAATAGTTCGTTCCGTATTAATAATGTCAATAAACCCAGTTGTGTGTCCTTTAGGTAAATCTCTAGTATTATATATATAATAAGAACCAGGTTCAGTAATAGAAGATAGAGAATCATTCATTATTACTCTATTTTTACCGTTAATTAAACCTTGGTTAACAATCCATTCACTTGATGATGAACTGAACACAAATCTATATGCAGATTTTACATTGTAAGAATTAGTGTCAATACTAAAAAGCTGTTGAACATATGCATTTGAATAGTTAGTTGGCATTACTTGTAAAAGCATATTAGTATTGGTAGGGAAATTTTTTGGTATATCATTATAATTTGATACATTTGAATAAGATATCATATAAAACCCAGTTTGTTTAACATTACGCAATACACTAGTATAAAAATTTATAGGTTTAGCTAACCCAGAATCTGACGTTACTTTAAATTTTTGGTAGTTATCTAATGTCCTAGATAAATCATTAATTTTTTGTGCAGTTGTTGAGTTAGTATTGTTACTATCAACTAATTGGTTAACAGTTTCAGTTAAAAATTTAACATCATCATCTTGTGTTATTTTTCTAATAACCATATACTACTTATCTCCTTTCGTTAAAATATCTGTAAGATTGTGTAACATAGTTTTAATATCTGATAATTCATTTTTCAATTCATTATATTCTTTTAAAGAAACATTAGTAGTAGGTTCACTATATGAATTATCTACTGTTTCTACTGGTTGTGGTGGTTGATAATCTGGGTTATCACTCACTTTAACTGTTGGGTAATCTTGGTATATAAATTTACCAGAATCAAATTCTACAAAGAAATTTGGTGGTAGTATTTCTTTGGACACTAAAGGCTGATTACTTGAGTTCATATCATAACTACCTATACTCGTATATCCTATTATTTTATTTTCATTAGTATGTAGTACAATTTTTTCACTTGGTATTGGTTGTAAACTTGTATTACTATCCATATAATAACTCCTTACATATTTTTTATTCCTGTAATTTGATAAACGATAATCTCACCTATTTGATTGAATGAATCTACTTTAGTAGTATTAGATTCTCCTGCTAGTGTTACTCTTTTTGACATTCCTGGGGAAACAGTTTTAGAACCAGTAATTGTTAAAAACCCTTCAAAGAAAATAATAGTAGACCCATAACTATTATTCATTAAGTTAATATCCTTAATATATAAGAACTTTTCACTTGTTGTTCTTAAGTTATATCTAATCGTTCTATGACCACCTGTACTACTTGTTGCATATGTCACCTCTACCATATCATAGTTATCTATTGAGTCATTTAAAGATATACTAGTGTCTGTATCAGCTAAGTCTACTTCACCAGTCCATAGAGTGTATCTACTTTCCGTAGTCATAGGTACACCCCAACTAGAGTTATTATAATAAAAATTATACTGTTTAGAATCATCATCAAATAGAGTCACTCTTATAAACTTACTACTGCTGTTTATATCACCTTTACTGTTATCTACATTCACAATACCCCTAACAGATTGTGAACTTGGTAAATCTTTAATACCTGCTTGTAAATACACAGTATGGAATCCCTGTGGTAGTTCATACAATAGGTCAAACATAGATTTACTACCTACGTCATCTTTCCAAAATCTGTATTTAAAATAATTATCATGTTCGTTATCTACAGGTAAGCTACTAGATAATTGTTCTTTACTATTGTATTCATTCCAAGTGTTTGTATTCTTGTCTAACGTAAATACAGAACTACTATCTTTTGGGTAAAAGGTCAATAAACTTTGTGATTTTTTAGTACCTTCTAAGTACACTACCCAACCTTCATTTAAGTTACTTTTAGGTGAATTTGTTAAAGTACCGTATAATGTTTGTGTACCATTTAACCCAGTAGGGTCAATAGAGTTATTTACACTATATTGTGTACTATCTAATTTTAATTGTTCCCATGTATTTCTTATCCCATTATATGTAGTAGTAACATATATAGTACTATCCTTAACTGGTGTATAATATATTTTATAATATCCACTAGCCATATAATTTATTGTAACATAACCATACCCTGATACATTAGGTGGGCTATCTATAAAATTATATGTGTAATATGTACCTGAGTTAGGTAACAAGTCATATAGGTTATCGAATGTTAAGTTTCTAACTTTAGGTACTGAAAATGTGTTCACACTCATGGCTACATAATTTCCAATTTCATTAACAGTACTCATTAAATCAGGTAGTAAGTTATTACCATTTAAATCCTTATGTGAATAAGGCATATTATATTACCTACTTTCTTTAAATTTATTAATTAGTTGTTCTAATTCAGATAGTTTGTTGTCCAACATTTTTTCTTTTTCATTTAATCGTTTTGTCATTTCACTATAAGTAATTTCTTCCTTACTAGGAACGAAAATTTGTGCTTGTGAATATGGGTCACGATAACTTGTTGGCATATAATCACCTACTTAATTATATTATAACACAAATAAAGGCTAGGTTTACCCTAGCCTAAATTAACTTATTCGTTTCTAGTTGTACTCATTAATCTACGGATTCTAGGTCTTAAGAAACTATTTTGTGTTGATAAGTTAACTCTTAGTTTCAAGTTATTATATGTGCTACTAGAGTTAACTTTTTCGTCAATCGTGTATTTAACAAACTCATTATTTGCTTTTGATTGACTAGGACTTACTTTGAAATCGTTCCATGTAGCACCATTATCTACTGAATATTGTGGAGTTGCTTTTGTACCGTTAGGTAAAAACGCCTCATAGCTTAGTTTTAAATAGTTAAATGGTGCGTCTGCCATATCAATACCACGACTAATATAAGCACCAGATAAGTTAGTTAAGAAAGTAGTTAATACTAAGTCACTCACACTAAGCATTGGTGAAATATATTTATTAGCTTTGAATGTGGCACGTAGTTTGATTTCCTTAGCTGTACCATTTAATTCAATATCTTGATAGCTACCGATTGGTTGCCATGGTAATGTGTCTATTGTAACATTACTTGACGCATTTTCAAATAAAATTTTAGCCTCCCAATTACAACCTGTATTTTGTGGAGTTAAGTAAGTTGCCATTGCAACGAATCTATCACTCGTAATATCATTTAATGAATCAAACTCAATTACGCCTGTTTCATTAAACGTAGCAGTATAGATATTAAATTTCATATCTGAGTTTTGATGTGGAGTCCATGTACTACTATTACTTGAACTGAATAGAACACCATTTACGTAAGGGTTACCACTAATTACTTGGTTAGGCTTATCAATTCTAGGTTGATTTCTAGTAGCAGTCCACATTGTATAGTCACTATTCTCAGTAATTACAACAATAGCATACTCTTTACCAGCATCTAACATAACAGGGTCGTCAAAGTAAACTCTAGTTTCTGCTAAACCGTTATTAGATACCTTAATATCACTAGCATTAAGAACTGTTTCAGCATATACAATCTTATTTGGATAACCTTGGTCACCCATACCACGAATCTGAACAGTTACATTTGAACTAGGTTGTCCTTTACTTGCAAAATATACACCTACACTTGATAAAACCTTACTTTCATCGAATTGGAATGATTGTGCCAATGGGTCAACTAAGTTTACTGTTACACGAGTTCTAATAATTACATCTTCTGTAATTTTTTTACGACCTTGTGCAGTATAGCTAGTAGCACTAGTTGAATTATCATTTTTTAATGTAACTTCTCTCGTACCACATTTAATACCTGGTGGAATAGTAAATGTTGCTTTAACTTGACCTTTACTGTCAGTTCTAACTGTTCCTGTTTCAGAACCTTTTAAGTAACCTGATTTAGGAGTTAATGGACAACGTACACCATCAAACAATAAATACAAGTTATTGTCATTTGGATTTAAACCTTTAGCAAAAATCTCAATATCTCTAGGTCTAATGAACTCAATCATTTCTTCTAACGTTCTAGTTCCACCACTAGATAGCATAGTTCCTGTTCGACCATGTTTTCTATCGTAAGAATATGAATGTCCTTCCCAAGTCTGATTACCGTCAAGAACAATTTTATTTCTTAAAGTTTCTTGTTCTGTTCCGTAATCTCTACCAGGATGCCTCCACCAACGATTAAGTGTTACTTTTTTAGTAGCTTGTTCTGTAACAGTAATACGTTCCCTATCTATCCAATTATCTTCACTAGGTGTTATTTTTAAAACACCTTGTTTATTTGGAATGTTATAAGGGTTAACATTTAATGTTTCACTAGCTAATGGTTGTGATAATTCTAATGTTTCTTTAAATGGTGCTGTTACAATACGACCCCATGTGTGTGCATTACTATTTTTTGAAATATTAGGTTGATTAACTGCCTCTACATATTGTAACGTAGCTTGAGCATCATCAAAACTAAATGCAACACCAAAATCTGGGTGTGTAATATCTGCCTTGTCTAAAGAAATAAATCCTTCACTAAATACAGAACGTAATGTAACAGGATTCTGACCTTCCATAGCCTCATCATCTAATGCATTAATAGCTTGATTGTATTCTAAGTTATCAATACGTGCTTTCATTTTTTGTAGTGATTCCATTGATAACCTTGTGATAGCGTCAGTAACACATTCAGTATCTGTTGAATTAGGAGATAATGTTACGTATCCTAATTTTAATGAATAAGGGTCTTGTTGTAAAGGTGGTAGTGCTAATCTTGAAATATTAGGTTCACCTTTTAATGCAGTAATGTTACCTTCCTTATCTAACACAATTAAGTCCTTACGTGCTAAATAATAAGTGTAATCTACTCTAACAACTGATTGGTCTAATGGTCTAACAGATTTATTAATAAAGTTAATATACCATTCTTTATTAGCACCATCACCCTCAGTAACAACTGTGTAGTCATTACCTTTTTCCATAGTTCTAGTATATTTATATTGCACCCAATAAGTTGTACCACCATTAGGCTCTTGACCACCTGGTGACCAGTCAATAGCTTGTGAATCAATTAAATTGAAATCAGTACCTTGTTTATATTCTTTATTTGTTACTCCAGGTGAACTTTCAGTCCAAATTTTTTCAATTTCATAAACACCTGAGTTAGGTAGGTAATCAACACCATCACCAATAGTACCACGTTGAACATAAACCTTATTACGTACACTAGCACTTACTCTATCGACTACTTTAACTGGTTTATTTGCTAATCTTACTCTATTTTGTGATTGATTAAATACATTACTTTCGTTTTGTGCTAATCTAGTTTCAGTAGATTTTTCTAATTGTAGTCGTGTTGACGTTGGTTTTTGCACATGATAACCATATACATAAGCATTACCAGAATCAATAACGACATTTACCATATTTGTCGATTCATCTTGCTGTTCAGAACTATAAATATCAAATCCAGATACTTTATATGACCCAGATTCATCAAATGTTCTTTCAGCTAGTACTTTGTTAATTTTATCAAATTCAGGGTTATTCTCTTTTAAGAACAACTTACCATCTTTAAATGTATAAATTGGACTAGCTAATGGGTCATTGACAGTAAGAACTAATTTCTCTTCATATCTATCTGCACCTTTAGAAAAGTAACTAGCTACATTATTAGTAGGGTCTAGTAATCTTGAATCATCATCACTTGTGATAATTCTGTCTACAATTTTTAAACCTACGATTTCTGTACCCACACCAGATAAAGTAACAGTTGCATCAGAATCATATGTACGAACTTTACCATTAATATATACTTTACCTTTATTAACTTTTAAATTATTATTTTCATCAATAGTATAATCTAATCCTGTTTGCTTGTCCCCGTCTTTAAATATTGAATCACCAAAAGTTTGTAAGTAATAATGTAAAATAGATTGTGATTCATTTAACTCAGATTGTTGTAACGGAACATCAGGATTAAATAATACAAATGTTCTATTTTCAGCAGGGTCAAATCTATTATAATAAGGTGACCCATTAAAGCTAATAGCCATATCTTAATTCCTTCTTTCTTAAATATTACTTACAGTTCCATGATATATCGTTCTTTAACAGAACTTTGTGCCATTCTATTTTGTGGTTGTCTATTATCATAAAAAATTAATGTTCCAGAATCTTTTACTTCACTAGGTAATAAATTTGATTTACTTACACTAGGTACTAAATCTGTATGAACTCCTACTTGTCTGTAAAAACCTAAAGGTAACTCATCACCATTAATATCTGTTTCAAAGTAAACCCATTTAGCACCCTCACTAAATGCTTTACTATCTGGAACAAGAACCCAAGTAGTATCTCCATATGTTACTTGCTCATAACTAGTAGATTCACCTTGAACTAAAGGTCGGCATAATGAAACTCTTGTTGCTTTTTTATACCCAATAACTTCGTCTAATTTTGTTGTCTTTGCACTAGGTGTTGGTGGTGTCATTTCATCTGACCAAGCACTCGATTTACCTATTGCAAAGTATGTAGTTGTTGCTTTATTTGCATAATATCTTGCAATATCAATTCTTGCATTGTTTGTGGAAATTGCCATAATTCTCTATTTCCTTTCTGTATTTATATTCTATTTATAATTAATATAACACGTAAAAATTACCTTATAGTACTATTATACCATAAGGTAATCATTTCTTAATCACAATATTTTAGGTATTCTTGTTTCTGAATACTCAGTTTCACTTAATTTAGTATCACTTAATGTATTTATTGAGTATGGTAAGCCTAAGTTAATTTTAACATTAGTTTCTGATTCTAATATATCATTAGATACATTAATTTTTTCAGAACCATTAATAGTAGGTGTACTTACTCTTATAATACTACCACTTGATTTATCCAACATACCATTGACAGTATCCTTAACTATCTTAAAGCTATTTGCTTGTACGGTATCCAAGTAATCAACCGTTGTATCCCTAGCGTTAAAGAATCCGAAAGGTATATCTGTAACTACTCCTTGACTGGTTAAGTCTTTTAATTTAATTTTATATATTGAGTTTAACGTAACATTAGAGAATGGCGTGATATTTCTATAGTTTACTAAATTAAGACCATACAAATCAACTGTGTTATTTAACACACTTGTGCTAGTACTTAAATTATTAATTGTTTGAAGTGTGTACCAATTTTTATTATCCTGTGAGTATTGTATTTTAGCATAAGGTATATTGTCAGTAGTATCAACTGTAATTGTATCCAAATCAGTTCGTGACCCATAAAATTCAATAGTCTTATTTAAAAATCCAGGACTATCTTCAGGTGCTCGTTGATAAGGTGTAGACTCAGTACCACGTTCTAATTTTATCCACTCAACCTGAGATTCACTCGTACCTGAGTTTGGGTAAGCATATAAATATAAACTAGTATTACTAGATTCACGAGTATTTGATTTAGTTTGCCATACACCTGTAATTGTTTGAACATTATTGGAATCGAATCCAGATTTATCCATTTGATATTTATAATTTTTATCATTAGAATTTAATGCTCTTACAGCACCACCTGAGTTATAAAAAAGAAAGGCAGATTTATCAGCACCTAACTGCCCTTTAACAGTAAAAGTTACTATATCCCCATCCTTTAAATTTTCAGTTAACGGATACTCAGCAATTCTATAATCACTATTTGTTATAGTTTCACTTGTATTTCTTAACAAGTTTTTACCTTTAAAGCTATTATATAATGATACTTCATTACTGTCAACTACTTTATTATCAACACTACTTCTTGCACTAATATTAGTCGATTGGTTTATGTCAGTTTCTCCATATATATCTCTTGGATTTGGTTGATATTTAGTAGCTACAGACCCAAACTCTACTTTTAAATCTTTAATTTCAAAGTCTAAATCCTCTCCTGCACTAGGGGAACGGAATTGTATTTGTGGACTAGAACCAATAACCTCCAAATCTTTAAATACATATTGAGTTAGTTTTGGTGTATCACTTGGTGTAATAAGATACGTAGAACTTTCCGTTCTTATAGCATTAAATAACAACCTTACAGGTTTATTAGCTTTTATTCTAAATGATATAGTTAATTTCTCTTTAGTATAATTTACTATTTCATTAAATACTCTATACACTTTTAATACACTTGAACCACCACTTGTAGTAATTCGACTTGCACCAGAATCTAATAAAGAAACATTATAATTAGTACCTAAGTAAGTTACTAAACGGTTATAATCGTTACTATCGTAAATAAGGTTTTTGTTCACTTGATTATCGTAATTGTCTAATACTCTTAAATACTGTATTGGTTGTAATCCTGGTTTGGTTATAATATCTTTATTTTCTATACTAGGTGTTTTGTAACATGTCAAGTAATCTATATATGAAAATATAGTATTATTCAATAGTTCTCCAAGGTAAGGAGTAACTGTGTATACATTAGGGTCATAATGCTCAAAAGATATATCTAAGTAATTAAAGTTTATATCAAGACTATCTAAATCATTTAAATCAAATTGTAACCTAACAAAAAGATTACCTATATCAGATATGTAATCTTGCAAGTTACCTAATGGTAAACTCTTACTTGACCCAATATAATCAATATCCTCTTGAGTAATCAATTCCCATTTATTTAACTTGAAATTGAAAAGTTGATATTTTACGTTAAATGAGATATTCGGTGGTATAACAGGTTTAAATTCATAATTTAACTTAGGATTATTAATATAATCCTTAATTAAATCTATATCACCTTTAAATGACTTAAATACTTTTTTTAAGTTAATATCAAAATACTTTAACACATTAAAAGACAAATACATATTATAAGTATCTGTATTACTCTTAGGTAGATTAATAGTAGCATAAGTATTATCTTTTGTTTCAGTATTATTATAAAAATCAAATGGTAACTCTTCTAAACCTTTGATTTTATTCTTAATAGATACAGTAGTAGAATTATGTGTAGGTTTAAATTCTTTACTAGTAATGAACGCTGTATTATAAAAAGTTCTATTCATTGTCGGGTCACCTGATAATACTGCGTTGCTATTTAGTTTAGAATTATTTAATTTGAATACAACCTTATCTACTACATTACTATCATATATAAAATCTGAACTGAATAAATCATTAGAGTTTCTAAGATTTAAATGACCATAGAACATATCACCATAACCATTCCAAATATCTAAGTTAATGTAGTTATCAAACTTAGTTTCTTGACTTGGCATTGATATAACTCCACTACCAGTAATTAAACTTGCCCCATCAAATGTAAGGAATAACTGAACACCTGCAGGTTTAAATTTATTAATTATATCTATAATTTCTGGTGGAAAAGGTCTACCAATAGTAACGTCTATAACTGCAAATCTATAGTAATGACCCATTAAATGGTCATTACCATTCAGTTTAGAACGATTAGTAAAAAATATATTTTGAAATGGTTCATAAATTGTTATATCAGTTTCACTATCATTAAAATAATCTTTAACAGCTTTTATTATAGCATTATTTGTTCCACGTTTCAATAAAAAATATTCAATAATTCTATTTCTATATTCGGTATCTTGTTCATTTTCTTTTCTAGGTAATCCGAACCAGTCACCCCATATATCTAAATACTCACCTGTAGCTGTTTCTAATGAACTTTGTATTTTACTTCTTACAGAATCCGATTCCATTTCAGTAAACTGCTCTTGTAAAGCATTTATAATAGCATAGTTTACATCTTGGTAATCTTTAGATTTTCGTTTTCTTCTCATTAATGGGTGTAAATGTTTAAGAAAATTTCCCAAAGTTAATCCCCCTTTCTACACAAAATTAACATTAATATTTCCTGCTCGTAATATCTCATTAGCTTGTATATCAATGTTACCAGATATATTAGTAATAGAACAATCATAAATTAAATAATCATCAATGTTCATAATAATTTGTATTAAGTCTGATATAATTAAATCTTGAGATACATTAAACGCATTTAAATAAGCCCTTACTACGTTTTCTATATGTACTTGTAATGTTTCACTTTGTTTATAAATATCGGATAAAGTAACGTCAATATCTAAGTCTACAATTTGTTTTTGTACTGGTCTAACTGTTAAAGCTATTCCACTAGGTCGATAATCTTCAATATTATACTCAATATCCGTTTGTAATGATTCTGGTAAATCACCGTTTTTATCATGTGCATATACTGTGATATGTCCAACTTCTTCTTTTACATATACACCTTGCACTTCTTCTACCTGTCTAACACCATACTCAACAGCTTTACCAGTAGCACGACCTCTTGATTCAACAAATAAATGGAATCTATTTTTTAAATCAGTCATACTTTCTTCATCACTACCCGTACTAAAAGATAGCTTATTTGTAACGCTATTAATTAAAGTTGTACTAGTACCCATTGTGTCTATCGTATTTTCAGGGACATTACCAACTGTACCTGCTTGCTTACAATAAACTTCAATATCATACTCCATACTACCTTGTGGTACATAATAGTCTACTATATTTTCAAACTGTTGAACATATCTTTGTCTAGTACTTGTAAATGTCGTACCCCTAGGTATATATAAATCTTCCTGTAATGGATTATAGAACTTAATAGTTACAGTTCCATAGGCTCTTTTAGGTTGTCTTTTCTTAAAATCAAATGCATCCATAACACCTTGCTCAATACCGAACTTAATGTTTTCTCTAGTTAACATATAATACTGCTCTATTTCTAAAGCTACTGCCTCATACAATGAACGGATAACACTACCTGGTGTAAAATCATTTACTTTACGTGTACCAATCATCGTCTTATCTATTAATCTTGATAGTATTTCTGAAAACTTTTTTGTTCTCATTTTATTTTAACCTACTTTCTATTCAAATCTAGCAAATACACCTGTTTGGTCAGCGTTTAAAATAAATCGTAAGGAATCTTCTACAGATTCAATATTAACTTCAAATGAACCTACATATTCATTTTGATTAATGTTACTTGAGATTTTATTTACAGAAACTACACGCCCATCACTATTTAAACAACGTATAATTTCCGTTTCAATCATTAATTCTTGGTCTGGTGTAGCTTTACCAAACATTAAATGTAAATCTGACCCATAGTTAGGGTGTAACATAATAGAGCCACGAGCAGTTAGTAAACGAGTAATTAACATTTGTTTAATATTATCTAATCCCGTAGCAACTCGTAAATCTTTATATTCATCATCTTCACTCATTCCCACCAACTCATCACTTGTACCATGTTTCTGGTAGTACGTATCACCACTTAAAATATCAATATCCATACCTAAAGAAATTTCATTTAATCGTTCTTTATCTTTATTGTTTATTTTGTATAAGTTAGAATTACCTAGTTCAGATTCTTGTGGGATAATTATTGTATCTCCATAAGTAACTAAATGCTCTAGGTTCTCTTTTTTCTGTTCTGGTGTATCTACAATATATGGATATTTTAAGTCATTAAAATCAATCAATTCTACCCACACGCTAGTATCATTATAATATAATTGTGCTATATATTGTATGGTATCTCCTTTTTGAACAATATGTTTTTTATATCTCATTAGAAACCTCACCCTTTATAACACCTAGTTGTTTTTCTATATAACCAAAGTTTAATTCAAGATTTCTTAAATCACTTATAATACTTGAGTATTCAGGGTAATCTGCTAAGTAATCACAAACATAGTTAATGTTATCTCTAGCTATTAAAATATCATTAGCACTTATATACTCAATATTTTCTTCATTCTCTAAAAATGTGTTTACTAACGAATACGCCTCTAGTATAATAGTTTGTAAAATTAAGTATATTCTAGGTGCTTGTGCTTTTATATTTGTATTTTCAATCTTGTTAACGATAGAGTTATTGGTTACATCATAACTCGTAATAGGTATTTTACCGTTTTTCATTTCTTTTAATATCTTATTAGATATAGTACTTAGTTTTAATGTTGGTGTATAAAATTTTGATACAAATGTTATTTCAGTATCTAGCATGTTCTCTACAACTGTATTCTCATAATCTGCTTGAATAGTTCTAAAGAAACTCAATAATCCAGTTGGTTGCTCTAATCTATGAATCACTATCTTACACCCCCATTAGCATATCCAATAGTAAGTGCCATATCATTTACTACCCCTTTAACACCATTAGTGTTTTGATTAGGGTTATAAATCTTTTTACCAGCATTTTTAGCATTATGTTCTTTATTGAGATTATCAATATGTTTCTGTAATCTTTCATCTGCTGTGTTTCCATTATTAGAACCTGAGTTTTTTCCATAATTTACAGTTGAGTTATCTAATATTGTTCCATTTCTATCCATTTGATTAAGGGTAGAACTTGGTAACCCATTTACATTATTTGAATAATTATCTTTATGACTAGGATTAACATTTCCTAACTCAGGTGGTATCTTAGCATTATCTGTAGTCTGCCAAGCATCTCCTTGAACATATAATGTTATTTCATAACGATATAATAAAGGCTCATCTTTAGACCTAGTAATCTTAAAACCTTGTGGTGCTAAAGTCACTAACTTAGCATACCCATCAGAAATGTTATAAAAACGCATTTCAATAGGTGTGTTACCACTACCACCACTAGATTTAGCGTATCGTTCAATCTTATCATCTAATTCTTGTAATCTTTGTTTACCATTAGTATACGTACCATCGGCTTTTGCTATGTATCTATACCCAGTCGTTCCTGAAAAAGTAATTGTTTCTATATCTTTACCAAAATCTTCAACAATCATAGAACTTTTAGTCTTTAACAATGTTGACCGTTGGGGTTTCTCATAGCTAAAGTTCTCAGGATTAACAGCAAAATAGTAAATATCATTATTACGATTCTCTTTAGTCGTATCTGAGAAATGTAATGATATTCTTTTATGACTATTATTTGGTTGACTCATTGTAATCCCCCTTAAATCTTATTATATCATACATTTAATATAACACGTTCTAAGCATTAAGACAACAAAAAATAAGCCCTAAAGTAGGACTTATTTATACTCGTCTAGGTAGTTAGTAAATATACCATCTACACCCATATCAATTAAATTATCTATATCTGTTTTAGTATTAACTGTCCACGCATGAACTTTTAATCCTTTTGAATGTGCTAAATCAACTAAGTCTTTAGTAATCGTTGTATATTTTGGTGCAATAGCATACGCATTATAACCTAAACAACTATCCATTTCTGATTCATTAAAAGTACTTGTTAAATAAGATAAAGGTATGTTAGTAAAGTTATTATGTATGTTTTGTAAACTTTCTGGTGCAAATGATTGTATAATAACTTGGAACTCATTAGACCCAATACCTATTAGACCATACTCTTTTAATGTATTGGTCAATTCTTTATCCATTTGTTTATCAAACGGTCTTTTTGTTTCTATATAATATTTAACTGACTTACCAAAATGCTCAATTACATCATATAAACTAGGTATACGTTCTCCATTCTTTGTAGTATATTTACTTTGTATTTCTTGTAATGTCATAGAATTAATAGCACCAGTTCCAGTTGTTGTTCTATCTAAAGTTGAATCATGCATACAAAGTAATTTATTATCACTTGTTAATTGTAAATCTAGTTCAATATAATCTGCACCTTTAAATAATGAAAGTTCATAGCCTTTTATCGTATGCTCTTCGGTATAACCTGGTGCACCCCTATGACCAATCATTACAAAATCTTTTTCCATTGTTTCATGTTCTAATTCTAAAGCCTCTATACTAATCCAAGTGTATGGGTCTGAACGGAAAAGTAAATCTCCACCAGAATCTTGAAATACTTCTATTTCAAAATAATCACCTGGCGTAACAGGTACTATACCACTTACACCATTCATTGGGCTTGTGCTAATAGCAGTATCCCTTGTATAAGGTAACCCTAAACTGTATGTACCATTCTTTAATATACGTAACATTCGTTGTCCTGTAGCATTAGAGTTCCATAATACATTAGCAGATACTCTTACTTTAGTTACATTATCTGGTACTACTATTCTAGTTGGGTTATCTGTATCCCAAAATTCAGAATTATTATATACAACTTTACTCCAAGGTACAGTCATATATTTATTTGTAGGAATCGTTACATTTGATTCTAACTGTATTGTAGCACCAACGGTATTAGTTTGTAAAGGGTTGTTTTTAACTTTTTCTATATTTTCTTGTTTTAATTCTGACTTTTTATATTTTAAACTATCTACAAGTGAATATACATTTTCTTGTGGTTTTAAAATATTATCTTGCTTTCTGTACTCTTCGACTGCTTGAACAATGGCTCTAGCCATTTTTTCCATTAATCCAGACCACTTACTTCTATCTTCCCTATTAGCACGACCACTATTATTATCTGCAAATAAAGAACTTCTTAAAGCAGTAGTCAATTCTAATTGTACACCACCACCAGTTCTCGTTCTGTTCGCAATATTTTTAGGCTCAACACCTGCAATATTATTACCTGGTACTTCACAAACTATACCTATGGATTCTAGTTTATCCCAGATTAAATTTCTTAAAGCGTTGTTTCCCCCACCCATATACACTTTTGGGTCAGTCCCTGATGCACCATGCACAGAAATAGAATAATCAGTATCTTTTATTAGATTTAGAATACTAGGTTCATCATAATGTGTACTAGTTACATGTAACTCAGAATTTCCACTAGATTTCTTACCTAAAAATGAAAAGAAACAATAGTCACCTAATTCTGATATTCTTTTTGCTAACTCAGTTGTGCCAACCTCTATACCACCACCATGTGGGGCTAAAGATATAATATTACTATCCGTTCTTTTTAATTGTATTTCCCATAAATCTGAGTTTACTTTACTCATTAAGTCTGTCATGGAACTATAATTATCTGCCAATTATATAACCCCCTGTATCTCGTAATCTGATAGGAATTTATCAGTCAGTTTTATATTTCTAATAAATGAACTATAAGATTTATTAAAATAAACTTTTGAACCAAAACTTGTAGTAGAATCATACTCAATGTTTCCTATAAATACTCCATTTAAGAACACACTAGCTAAAGAACTATAAGTAGACCATTTTATAGCAACTTTAGCTACAGAACCAATAGAAACTGTATCTAAAGATTCTAGTGTTGTACCAGCTAAAGTTACATTAATTTTATGAGAACTCGTAACAGATACTGTGAGAACAGTTGTATCTAAAGACAAAACTGTACCTAAATTAGTATCTAATGGTATAAATTCAAACTGTATTGTTCCCTGTTGGTAATCAAAATTAACTGGTATTTCTAATGATTCTGTTGACGATACTCTAACACCACCATAGTCATATATAGGTTCATTTTTCTGATATTCAACGCCTTTATATATGACCGTAGAATTTCTCTTAAATACTGGTGTATAATCTTTATTACTAGAATTACTAGTTGTTAAGTTATTAACTTTATCTGTTAAATTTGTAATATTAGTTGAAAGACCGTTAACGGTAGTTTGGTCAGCTTTTTCTTGTAATTCTGATTTATCAGCTTTACTGTCTAATTCTGATTTATCAGCTTTATTATCTAAATCTGACTTATTGGCTTTGTTTTTCAGATTAGCATTTATACTGGGAATCTGAACATCAGTTAAATTAGTTATTTTTGGTTCTACGTTTGTCATAAAACTATCAACTTTTGTAGAGAATGGTGTATAAACATCTCTAACAAAGTTATCTTGTTTTGTGATACTACTATCAGCTTTACGACTTACAGATTGTATCTTTTGCTCAAAGTTAGAAACAGATTCCATAGCACTATTAGCATCTTCTATAGCTTTATTAGATTTTTCAATAAAATCATTTAATGTACTATTTACTGTATCTTGAACATTTTTTTCTATTTCTGTCAAGGATTTATTTAAACTATCCAGTCGTTCTTGTGTAGCTTTAATATCATTATCTACGTCTTGTAATAAAGGTTTACCATTAACAAATAATCCATTATTATCTAGTAAGAACTGAAATTTGTTATTATTGATAAAAAACTCTTGTGCCATAGAATCTATACCAAATTCGATAAACTCAGTACCTTGGTCTAAATCTAGTGAATTATAGTCTGTTCTAATTCGATATGTTCCCATATGGTCTTGTACTAATGTTTGTCTAAAACTTTCAGTTTCATTGACAATAGAACGTCTGTATGTTCCGTCTGAGTCTAAGTAGAACATAGTTACATGATTATCTGGGTTACCAAACATGTCATAAAATCCTTGGTGTTTAAATAACATTGTTGGTGACCTTTTAATTCTCGATTCTATCAAACTACCATCAGTATAATAACTTGTTGATAAATCCGTAAATAATGTTCCAAGACCAATATCAGTAGCAGTATCTAAATTTGTATCGTCACTTGTAATAGATAAGAAAGTATTCCCATTCCATGATTTAGAAATATTACCCTCACCATCATGATACTCATAATTCAAGCTAGGGTGTACTTTAAAACTAGCACTATTTAATTTATAGTTTCTATCATTTCTCATGTCCCCACTAATTAGTGGTGTTCTTGTGAGTTGCTTATTGAGTTCATTTACACCGTATGTATTAATAACAATAGGATTGTTATGATTACCACCTATAAACCCTACTAAAACTAATTGTCCTGGAACAATCGTTGGTATTTCCCCATATACTTCATTCTCAGGTGTATAGGCAGTATAAGATTTAGGAAATGGTGCAGAAAACTGACCATTAGTACCATTTCCCAGTCCTAAATTTGTATTACCATATAAAGTCTTTAACTCTACTGTTTGATATTCATAATAAACCTTTATAACTTTAGCTAAAGTTAAATCTGTCATTTTCATATTCTCTTGGGTAATTTTAATCCAGTTAGAACCTAAACTTGATTGTGTTCTTATATCATTATTCGTCATATACATCTTCCTTTAATCTTAATACTCGACCATTAAATCTTACCCACCATTGAGAATCCTCAAGGCTATAAACATCTAAAGTACTTTCTTTATCCATAGGAAATTTACCAGCAATAGTCATAAATTTACTATCTCCTATGTAAATTCCTATTAAATTATCATTCATATCAAAGAATATTATATCACCAATTTCCATTCTGTCAATATCTGATTTATAAGTATGCCCTTTCTTTAGAAATTCAGTAAAGTAACTACTATCTACAATATCTTTACTTGTTAATGGTGTTGATTCCATATCAATACCAATATCTTTTAATAACCAGTATAATAGACCAAAAATATCTATAGGGTAACTTTCTGTAAAATCTAAAGGATTACTTTTAGGTGTTGTTCTATATCTATAATAACCTAATTTTAATTTAATTGAGTTTTGTATTAATAATTGGTATAATCTAGTGTTTGGCTCGTAAACTTCTTCATCTCCAATACTAGCAGTTTGAAATGGTGTATTTATCGTTGTTGTTTCTTGGTGAGTATCTGTGATTAATAAATCACCGTTTTTGTAAGCTACTGATATATACTCAGTAGCCTTAACATCATTATCCATTGTTTCAGTATCATTACGTGAAATTAACCTTACTTGTATTCTAAAGTCTATTTTGTCTTGACTGGTACTTTCAATCTCTATACTTTTGTCTGCTATAGACTGATACAATATTACACCTGGATAGGGTCTAGAATTTATAATAAAATTACGTACTGTTATATCTGTATATGATTCTAAATCTATATCCTTATTATCAATATCAGTCTGAGTAAAATTAGTTCTAAAAGTATATTTGTTATCTAAAAATTTCTCTACAAGTTTAATAGCTTTATCTTTATCCAATATATTAACCCCCTAATAAATAAAATGCATTGTTCCTTTTGGATAATCACTCACTCGTACAGTCCTTTCACCATAAGATAATGGAGTCCAATTATACTCAGAAATATGGAATGACTTACCATCTTTTGAAACAGATTCAACAAATGCAACATGCCCGTATTTAGTCGGGCCGCCCTTTGTAAACGCCTCCCAGTTAACTATAGCACCCTGTTTAGGTGTATTACCAACAGTCAATCCAGCACTTCTAGCACCTTGGTCGTATAAGTGAGCATCACCCCAACCAGACACTTTTAAACCAAACTGTTTACGTCTATTATATACATACCATGTACATTGACCATGTGGATTTGGGTTACCTGGATAATTTTTATTATTATATTTCGGTAGTTTTCCTTTATATTTTTTCAAGCTATCTAAACTAGCACCACCAGTAGCATCTCCATCTTCTTCACCATCACTACCATTATTACTTATCATATTTTCTTGATAGTCCTTATATCCTTGTTCTTTCATTTCTTTCATTGTCATTTCACCAATTAATCCACCTTTAAATTCAGTAGACTTATTCCATAGACCACCAAATCTAAACGGACTACCTTCAGGTATACTAGCCTCTTTTAATCCCCTTGTAACACCAACTGTTGTACTATACCCCTCAGTATATGTATACTTATGTTCAACAGATTCTATATAAAATTCCCAGTTATTTTTATCTTGCTCGTCAACAACAAACAAACGTTGTCCCAAATCAATAGCAGGATTACCTACGATACTTATATCACCAGCATAGAAATTACTATTCATATGATACCAGTTAAATAACATTTTAGAAAATATTAATAATGCATCATCTCCTACATCTGTCCCTGTATCAATAGCATTATTCTGTGACTCTTGAGCATCATTAATATAAGTATCATAATCTTTATCTTTTAGCTTACCTTTATATTTAATATACTTATTGACAAATACAGTTGCTTGTTCTTTATTACCATATCTATAATCTTTAGCTAACTTATCAACTGCTTTTTTCTTAGTATCACTAGGAACTTTTTCAAATTTGTTTTTTATTTCTTTTTTAAATATTTCTTTTAAATCACTTTTCAAAATATCTCGTGTTGGTTTAGGTCTATTATCTTCATTCACATCTTTATCTGGGTCTTTTTTAAATTGTTTTTTATAATCTTCTTTAGTATATCTATTATTTTTAATAAATGTATCTACTACCTTAGTAGACTGTTTTTTACTAACTCCTTTAAAAGTACTTGTGATTTGACCAACCAATTTCTTTTTATTCTTACTTGCAGTATCTTGTGTATAGTTACCAAATATAGTATCTAACCTACTATATGTTAACTCTTGAGTTCCATTACGTGTTTGTTCTTTTTCTTTCTTTTCTTTATCTTTTTCATCATCAGAATTATCACTACCTTGACCTAATGGATTAATGTATCTATTTTCAACCTCCATTTTAGTGTATCCGTATCTATCTATTAATGCTTGGTGAAATTGGGGGTGTGAAAAAACATCAGGTGCAGGTGTGCTAGACATTTTAGGACTAACAGTAGTAAATATAGAATATGTTTCTACATCTGATTTACCAACATCTTCTGACAATACTTCTTTACTTGATACAGTCACATACTCTAAGCTAGTCCATTTAGTTGGATTAAACGGTGTCTTACGTAAAACAAATACACCATTGTCTTTTTCTGTACTATTCTTAAAGAATGTTTCATTAAAAGGTTTAGCAGAAACATCATCAATCAACTGCTTTAAAGAACCACTAAAGTTTGTGTATGGTGTTGGGTCTGATAACTTTTCATATTCAGTCCAAGAATCTAATTCCCAACTAAAAAAGTCAGTAACCTTAGTTAGCTTATTATCAAAGTTGTATTTCATATATGGTGTGAATCTTTTCAAAATAGCCTCTGTTATATCTTTGGCATTTGAGCCAGTAAACTGTATCCCTGTTTCCCCACCATCTGGTAACCAACCTGTTTTACTGTTGATTGTTTGAATTTCTTGGATAACACCTAAACCAAATTTCATAAATGGTTTAGCAAATGATTGACCAGTTATTTTATACACAATCTGATTGTTACCATAGTCAGCTTGCTTAGATACTTGAGAAATCATACCTATAGCTACTAATCTCTCATCTCTATCTTTATCAGTAACATCTGGGTGTATGTAAATACGCATAATATCATTAACATCTAACAACTTATCCCAATACACATCTCCAGCTAAAATAACTGAAAAGACCGCTGCGTCATCTGACATAGCGTTTTTCGATTGAAACCCTAACACTCGTTGGTCAATTAATTTACTTGTTGCCTCATACTTTGTATTATATTTTATTGAGTACTCATTATTTTCAGATTTAAATTCAATTCTGAATATCGGATACTTTTTATTTATTGTCATTTATATCACCTATAATATTATTTTAACATAATAAAAAAGAAAGTAGGTTGTCCTACTTTCTTAAGTATTGATTAGAAAATTGGTCAGGACTACCCAATAGTTTCTCAATCTTGGTTGTAGCCATATTAGCTACGGTAGTGCTTTCATTAGTACCTTTAACATTAACAGAAACATTAAATGTTCTATTATCATTATTGTTTGTTGTACTAGATGATTGTGATTGATTTTGTGAGTTTCCTAAATCACCTATTGTTGTATTTGGTATATTTGAATCCCATTGTGGAATTGCTAAGTTATTAGAGATAGTACTAGATAGGTTATCCATGTTATAGCCAGCACCATATCCACCACCACGACCTTTAACTCTACCACCTGTTGGTGACCAACCACCATTAGGATTGTAGTCCCTTTGCCAGTTTTTATTGTTAAAGAACGCTAATAGTTGGTCGTAACCACTATGAATGTTATCATGACCTTTTACTGCATAGTTTTTAAATGTACTTGGTACATATTGTAAGAGTCCTTGAGCCTCATTACCACCACTATTTTGGTCTTGAATCTGTTGTTGTATTTTAGGGTCACCACCAGATTCATTCTTGATTAAACTAGCAATACCATCTACATCTTTATCAGATATTTTTACACCCATAGCCTTCGCAGCCTTTTTAATATCTGATTTCCATTTATCTGGTGCTTTTTTACTACTACTATCCCCGTCTGAATCTTCCACATCGCCACTTGCACTACCATCTCCACCAAGGGCTAATGCTTTAGCGTCTAATAGTAGTTGAGAGGCTCTATCAAGAATACCTTTATATGTTTTTAGGTTTTTAGTTTCTTGTGCATTATTCTTTTCTCTTAATTCTTCTGGTGTTAGTTTTTTTCTTTTTTTACTATTTTTACCAATTAGTTAAATATATAAGTTATTTTATTCCAGTAATATAATTTACTACCTGTCTAGCTACATAATCACTTGCCTTGTCTGAATCATAACCTTGTGGTACATCTATTTCTAATTTTAAATTAGTAGTTGTATCTCTATTACTATCTACTACAGAACCACTACCATATCCAGCACCACCACGACCAGCTTTAATATATTTCTCAGACCCTTTCATAATACTTGCAATGGTTGTATCCCAGTTAGGGTCAGTAGCATATTCGTGTTGTCCATTATTATGACGCATAGTTTTAAGTGTTTTTTGTCCTTTAGAGTAAAAGTTTTCTGCTATCCATTTTGCACCACCAACGATACCTAACCCATAATTAAATCCATTGTTTGGGTTATTATCAAATGCACCAATTCCAAACCAGTTACCTTTTTCAACGTTACCTTTACTAGATAAATTACTTGTACCCCAAGCAGTTTCTACTGCACTATGTGCTACAAGATAACGTGGGTCTAAACCTGATTCTTTTCCAGCTTTTAGATATGTCTTACCTAAACCACGCATTTTGGAATTACCAGGTGCTACTGCATTAATCCATTTATCTAACATTTCAGCAGTTATTCCTTTTGGTGTTTTACCTAAATCATGCTTAGTCACATCTGAATTAGTAAATTGTTTTCCATTTAGGTAACCAAGTGTTCCTACAGAACCACCTGTATCTGAATCTCCACCAAAACTACCCGAACTATTACTTATGATTCGTTTAGCAATATTATCAAAAAACTTGAGATAGATTGGTACATTATTACTTTGTTGTCTTGCATTTTTATCTCGTTGCGTTTCAGCTTTAAACTTTTCTCTATTCTTTTGTTCACTATCTTGATTTTTACCAATAGGTTAAAATATACAAATCATTTATAATTTTATCCTTTTATATCGGATTTCAAAGATAGTGTATATATGTAATATAAAGTTGGAATAAAATTTAATCACTTATATATTTTAACTGTATTTAACTATAAGACGCTACTCTTAAGTTCTAGGTCAATTCCTAGTCACTACCTTTCAGTACGTGTGTAGACTATTTGTTATCCCTAATTAAAGGGTGAGTATTTTTCTTCCCACAATAGCTTTGGGCTTTACTTCCGTCACCTATACGGAATAGTCGTTGAGGGTGTTCCTTATCATTTGACTTAGGACTTTCCCTGCTAAATATCCATTGTGTATACCTTAGGATTTAACCTTAGTACATACTTAACATTTTTTCTACTTTCGTTACTTTACCATTTATCTTTTCAGATTCTGTTTCAGTTGTTAAGTCTTTAGGATTTCTTAGCATTTAACACTCGGTACTAGCAACTTACGCTACTAGCAAGGCAAATAGTTTGTAACTATCATTGTTACCTTGTTTTTGTTCTGAATCATTATCAGATATTCCTGCACCTACTAAACCACCTAAAATTGGTACAGTACCAGCAGGATTTAAGTTCTTACCTTTACCAATTTCTGTAAACTTACTAGATTTTACTTTATCTCTATCTAATTTAGAATTTGATATGATATTTGTAGAACTTTTATCCTTATCTTTCGTATTTTTAGGTCTATTAAATGATTTTTCCCACCACTTTTGAATTAAACCTTTTTCAGATTCTTTTTTTGGAGTATTCCATGAGAAATCGAATAAACCATTTTTACCAAATACTTTATCTGTATTTCCAGCTTTTTTAGCCATATTTTTAATTGGGTCACTTACTATCTTACCGTAACCTAATCCGAATGGGTCGATTGCACCACCAGCTAAATCACCAATAGATTGACTTGCTCTATCTTTATCTCCACTAGCAATCGAACTACCTAAATCAATAGCAGTTAAACCTGTACCTAATAAACCAGCATGTTTAAGCAAGTTTCTACTTACACCACTTATCTTAGATAACCCACCTAAGTTACCTGGTGCTTGGGACATAATACCATTTGTACCCTTATTACCTTTAGATAATTTAGACAATAGTCCTTTGCCTTTAGTAGTAACACCTTTGTATTTCTTAGGATTAAACATTGAGCCACTAAATATTTCTTTGGTATTCTTACCTGTTGTTTCTCCTACACGTCTTAATGTATTATCCGTATTAGTTATTAAGCCTTTCCAATCAGTATCTCGTACAAATCTACGACCTTTAACTGTACCACGCTTAATATTACGTGTAAAACCTTTCATTTGTCCACCAGGACTAGAATCTTTAGGTTGTGTATCCATTCCTATGAATCTCTTACCTAAGTTTCCAATAGTACTAAATCTACCTTTAGATTGAGTTCCTTTAGGCGTTGTATTACCCTTAGAATTTGTAGCACCTTTACCAGTAGGTATTCCACCACCACTTGAGTTTCCACCACCATTTGGTGTTTTTGGTGGTGTACCACCTGGTGCACCTGTTCCAGTAGGGAATCCACCCCCACCACTAGAGCCACCTTTAGTTAGTTTTTTACCAATACGTGTTTGACCAAAACGACTACGACCAGCACGACCAACTAGTTTCCTAGTCATTTGTGCACCACCTGCCATAGCCATTGACGTTGTAGCACTTGCTAGTAATGCACCTGCTGCAACAATTAGCAAGTTTGCTGCCAATGGTAATCTATTGACTGCACCTTTCATTTTCTCTACCCAATCAAAACTACTTGCAGTATCTGAGTCTGATTTTTGACCACTTAACTCACTTTGATTACTTTCATTTTCTCGTGAATTTTTAACATTTTCAGAATCATCATCTGCTTTCTTTTTACCATCTTTTTTATTCTTTTCCATAGCCTTTTTCATTTCTGAATCAGTTAACTTACCATCATCATACGCTTTCATAATACCGTCAATCTCTTCTTGACTTAATCCAAAGACTTCGGAAAGTTGTAATCTAGCAGTTTCTTGGTCTGGGTTATTATCAATAACTCTACTTATATTCTCAGCAGTTGCACCTTTTTCCATTTGTCTGATAGCTTGGTTTTTACCTTTGATACCAGTATATTCAGACCCATAACCAAACTGTTGTAATAAGAATGGGTCGTCTTTACCATTCTGTAAACCATTGCTGATTTTATTTAAAGCATTTGCACCTTGCTCACCTTGTAGCATACGGTTACCAGTACTAGCTAGTTGACCTTGTAAAGTAGCCTGTTCTTCCATATCTCTAGTAGATAATGCTCTTGTTTGACCTAATGTTGTAGCTACTGATTCAAGTGCTTTTAACTGTTCCTCAGACTTAGCAGTCATTTTAGAATTATCTAATGCACCAATAAACGTGTTTGTAAATTGCTCAATACCAACACCATCTTTACCTTTTAATGCACCAGTATGTCCAATAGTAGAATAGGCTTGTTGGAAAGCATCATTATCTATGTTTAATGCTCTACCAGCACGTTGAAACTGTTCTGAACCATTATACATATCTTGCTTACCATTATAACCATTCATAGATATATAACTATCAGTCATTTGATTTACATTTTGAATATCATAGCCATAGCCTGTTTCTAATGCTTTTTTATATGTTTCACGTCTTAGGTTAGTATAATCAGTATCACCTGTTAAGTTACCCCTAAAGAACATAGTATCTCGGTCTTGTTTATTAAGTGTTTGTCCACGTTGATATTTACTACCTAAAGCAAATCCAACTGCACCTACACCAGCCATACCAATACTAGGTGCTCTATCTTCTAAAGTAGCTTTCCAAGAACCACGTTCTGATTTAACATCATACTGACCAATACTATTTTTACTAGATTGTAAACTATCAGTTGCTCTTTTAACATCTTCACTAAAATCACCAAGTAGATTATTTAGTTTAGCTAACTCATCATTTTGAGTTGTTAAATCTGCTAGTTTTTCTTGTTGCTTAGGTGTTCTATCTTTAACTTTAATGCTTGATAATTCTTTTATCTGTTCGTTGTTATCTAGTATTTTCTTAGCATTTTCTTCTCTACGTCTTTTAGCTTGTTCACTTGCTTTACGATAATCTCTAAGAGCACCATCTGACGTTAGATTTTTTAATCTACGGTCATCATTATATGTAATCTTACCAGTCGTTAATCCTTGGTCTGAAATAGTTTTAGCTTTTCGACTAGCTGTTCTTATTTCTTTACGTTCTATGTTAGTATCAGCTATCTCTTTTCTAATAGCTAAAACACGTTCTGATTCTTGACCTAAATCCTTTAAGTCTTTTTGCATTTGCTTAACTGATTGGTCAGGTTTAAGTCTAACATTTGAATTAAGGTTTTTAGTAATATCAGCATAATTTTTAGCACTCTTAACAAGGTTATGATACGAACCAATAACTTCTTTATCAACTTCTAACCCATCTAACTTACCACTTTTAGATATATCTTCTATAGCTTTACGTAAGTCATTCATATTCTTAAGTGCATTTCTACTTGATTCATTAAATTTGGCTAAATCTTTGTTAGGCATAACATTAACGTCACCAAATTTATCAAATGCTTTATCCATTTCTTTTGTTTCTTTTTTGATTTGTTGTAATTTATCTATCCAAGTATTAAAAGAATCTGGATTAATATTTTGTCCTAATGACCCCATTAATAATTCAATGGTTTTCAGTTCACTTTTTAATTGACTTGTATCACCTTGAACACTCAATTTATATGTTTCCAACTATTGTCACCCCTAACAAAAAAATAGGGTAGGCAGAACCTACCTACCTAAATATAATTATCTAAACTATCTTCACCATTAAATAAATCAATAGCATTTTGTATTTCTGACATATCCATATCACTAGTTACAGTTTCATTAGTTTTAACTTGTGTGTCAGTACTAGAGTTCTCAGAACGTAACAATTCAAGTTGTTTCTTAACGTGTGATTTAGCACTTTCAATATCTTCGTCTTTACCACCATTACGTATAAATTCTTCATACTCTTTCGTATTTGCAAATCTATCTTTAATAGCTTGTTTTTGAGATTCGTTAAGTCGTTCTTCAACTTGTCTAGCAATTTCTTTTTCATCATGACCCTCAACCAACGGTTCAAATTCTTCATGAGAAACATTCCACCAGCTTGTATCTGTATCTTCACTAACAGTTCTAGGGTCAATTCCTTTATTAATTTTTTCTTGTATTTTATTATCGTATTCTAAAGACTCTAAAATGAAACTTAGTTGGTGTCCAGTTAGTTCTTTGAATCTACTATCAGTAGGTAGCACTTTAAATTCTTTCATAATACGCCACATAACCCTACCTAGATTAGTACGAACTAAACTTGCCATACCACCTAAATCATCTATCTCATCTCTTGTAACAATCTCTACGCTAGAATTGAAAGGAATCTAAGAAGTCCACCCATGCAATATAAATTTCAAACAATGGTTCAATAACATACACATCTTCTGGGTTTCTAAATTCTTTTGGAATCTGAATACCTACGACTTGCATTGTAGCTAACATGTAATACGCATTATAAACAGCAGGTGATACATTCTCATCATTACCAGCTAAATACTGACTAGTTAAAGCACCTATACGCCCTTGTTCAAGTACGTTAGGAACTCTTAATCTTAATTTAAAATGTAAATCTGATTTAGGGAAATTAAACTCTTTTTCCCATGTATCATTAACACCTTTAATTACTTTGTTAACTGTATTTTCTTTTTTCTTTTCTATTTGTTCTTGTCTTTCTTGAATTTCATTTTCTTTAAATTCTTGCTCATTAATTGTTTGTTCTGACATTGTTAATCCTCCAATAATATATACTTATATATTAATTGTATCATATGGCTTTCTAATCGTTATTCTTAATACTTTTAATATAACATGTAATTTTTTTTAAATATCTGTTGACAGATTGAAATTACAGGTATATAATTAAGATACAAATTAAAACAGTAAAGGATTGGTTAAAAATGGAACAATATTATGTAATCTCTATGAAAACAAAAACAGGAAAAGAAATTTACTTTGGAGTTAACGAATTTGATAAATTTACTTGGGTATTTGATAAAAATGAAAGTATCTGGTTTGGTACTGAACAAGAGGCTATTAGATTTTGTGAGAATTACTTTAAAAAATTTAAGAACTGGTACGTTATTCCTATAAACTATGATTGGGAAAAAGAACAAAAAATAAGCTAAGGGTAACCCCTTAGCTTGATTATAATTATTTTCGTTTAAAGTTATCAACCCAACGATAGTATGTAGAAACTTTATAATCTTTATATATGTCAATATTAGGTATTTTATTTGATATTACTTTGAATATACTATTTTTATTGTTTTTAGTGTATGGTATTATTATAAGGTCTATATTATTATCAATACAATACTCCTTTTTACATTTATCTCTAAACTTTACTTTCTCAATAGGTGTAGTCCAATAACCTGTAGATTGAGTATAATGCTGTTGCCCATTATACTCAATAGCGTATTTTTTATCCCCTAAAGTAAAATAAAAATCTAATCTTTGTGTTTTCTCACTCTTAGTTTTTATTAATTTTTCTATCTCAAAATCTATATTATTATCAATTAATATGTCCCTTACACATGATTCACCATAACTTAGAACATTATCCTTAGGACAATTAAGTTTTCTATCTTGCTCAAATGAGTTCCATGAAACTTCCCATTCATTTCCCAAAGGAGATTTTAAAACACATTTATTTCTTGCATGTAAGTTTTTAGGATACTCTATGATTGTATAACCCCTACCATTAGCTACTTTATTAAAAAAGTATTTTTTCCCTTCTTTAGTTAAAGACCTTAAATCTATCCGTTTCATTTTCCTTAAATTATCAATATTTGTTAATCCTTTACTACCCTTATATTTTCCTTTAGTAACAACATATAAAAATTGAGTTCTTTTGTCAGGATTATCTATTACTGATATTATTCTAAGTCCTTTTCTCTTACCTAATGAATACATATATTGTTTTACACCTTTTTTAGTTAAAGACCTATATATTGGTTTAACATTTTTACATATACCTGACCAATATACACTACCTTCACAACCTTTAAATTCACCAGTATTAAATTCATAATAATACTTAACTTGTGTATTGGAGTATTCTTGTAAAGGGGTTAACTCATTATCCTTACACCAATTTTCCCACTTTTCTTTATTTTCCATACCTATACATTCCTTTTGTATTTTACTTATATGTATAATATAACATAACTCTTTAAAAAATACAAAAAAAAAAGAACCTAAATTAATAGGTTCTTGCAGGTAATCTGTTATTTTCTTTTGTCGTTGTTTGATGCATATAAATCACATGTGTTCAGTAGTGGGCGTTAATCACTACCAGTTCTCTTATGAACTTCACTATGTTTCCATAGTAGGTCAGACTATATCACTTTCCTAATATTTATATTATTAGGAAACCACCGTTTCGATTTAACAAGGCTTTATATGATTATTACTCAATACCTTGACCACTTGGCTCTAACCTTCTCCCCTTACTATATGTAAGTAGGTTACGGATAGTCGTTAGGCATTTACAGACTGTTAGTCTGATTTAGCACTTGATTGTCATAGGTCTTTAGACCCTTAGATTTCCCAAGTTTAGATTGGTTTTCCAAATACAATTACTTGTATAGGCTGCATTAGTTTACAGAAAGTTAATTGACTCGGTAACAATTTCATTTGCTCTAAATTCTTCATTATAGTTTTCTGCTGAACAGCCATGATAACTAATAATAACGTCTTTAGTCAAGTTATCTACTACAACTAAATCAAAAATATCTCGTTGGAGAATATCTTCACCTAAACTTGCAATACCTAAACTAGCAAAGTTTTCTTTTTTCATACGTAATCGTTCTACGTTAATAGAACCTTCATATCTTAAGTAAACGTGTTCTTGTGGCATGATTGAACCAATTTCATAAACACCAGTTGTATTGTATGAACGCTGACCACTTGCAGACTGTGCACGACCTACCACATGACCGTCAACCATAATATATACAGTATTACCTGAATGTACTGTTTGTTTTCTTTCAGTTGCCATTCATTATTCACCTCTAAGTTAAATTAAAATTATATGTAAAGGATACTCTAATTGAGCCTAGAGTATCCTTTTTTGTATATCAATTAGGCTCTTAATTGTGATTGCTTGTAAACAAGACTTACAGAAATACGTTTGAATCCACGAATTGGAACTACTGTTAATGCTACTTGTGCAGTATTTCCTTCTACAATAACTTGAATATCTTCTGACGCAAAGTCTAAGATTTCTGAGTCACGTTTTTTACGATTCATAAATGAGATTAAGAAATCTTTAATTTGTCCAGCACTAGTAGCAAATGTTTTAGTACCAATGAATCGTCTATCTAAAGCAGTTTTCAATTCAGATACTAAGAAATCATTTGCCTCTCCTACTGCCATTTCAGATTTAACTGGGTCGTCATTAGTATTATTAACTGTAACATCATCTACAATACGGAAATCTGTTGCAGTTCTGTTACGTACATATTCAATAGTAATAATACCATTTTGTGTCATTTGGTCTAACTCATCACCATCTAAAATAACGTCAATATCAGTTAAGTATAGATTTTTAAATGTGATTGGCTCACCGATTGTTAAACCACTTGCTAAACCACCGATAGCCGATGCTACTAAGTAACCTGGTGCTTTCATTGAACGACCATCTACCATTAAGAATGTACCACTTGAACCTACTAAGGCTACTCGTGGATTTGCTTGTAGACTTGCAACTCGACCTAATAATTTTTCTTTAGTTTCAGCAACTCCACCACCAACGATAGTACGCATAGGCTCACCCACGTCAGAACGTGATTTAACAAAATGACCAGCCTCAGCATGTACACTAGCTTTATCTGTTAATGGAACTAAGTAGTAACCACCTTCGTTAGCAAATTTACTAAATTTTTCAGCCCAACTTGTAACTGGGTCACCATTTGTTCCACCTGTTAATGGTTGTAAGTTAAAGTTTTCAATATCTTCTCCTGGAACAGTTTCAATATTAATTAACTCATCATATTCAGCTTGCTTTTTAATATCCCCAATTAAACCTTTTACATAAACAGATTTGTTAACAACATCTACATTATCTGCTTTATCTAAGTCTACTGAGTCGATATTTTTATCACCAAATGGTGACAACTTAGCCTCAAAATCTGGTAAGTTATTAATATCTTGCACTAAAGAAACAATATCTTTAAATGTATTAACTAAGTCATATGTTTTAACTAATTGACCTGAATCAGATACAACTGTTGCACTAGTAGATTCTACACTATCAATATCAACTGTACCACCAGTAGCTAAAACTAATTTAGTAGCTTTACCAGTTTCTTTATCAGTTACTACTGAGTATGTTGCAGTTTGTTCTGAACCGTTATATTTGATTTGGAAAATGTTCCCTAAGTTATCATATACGTTTTCAATATTAGAAACACCATCAGCAAACTCTACACGTAAACGTTTAGAATCTGTAATCGTATTATCTTCTAAAGCAACTTTAATATTATTTGCTAAGTAACCATAAAGTTTACTTGTAATTTTTAAACCACCTTTAGTTAACGTAGCCTCTTTAGCATCTTCTACACGCATAGCGTAAATGACACCTGCTGTTGCAGATTCAGCACCAGTCCAAGCTAACTCAATAGCGTCAAGTAATTCTCCACTATGGAAATAACGTTTAGCTTGTGAAATATTACGAATTTTATAAACCGTATTAGGTTTACCACTATTAGCTTGACCAATTAACATTAATGGTTTGTCACTACTACCTGCCACACCACTTAAAGCAGTTGTGTCAACTGTAATATTTGTATGTGGTCTATAAATCTTATGTCTTGGGTATTCTTCAATAGCCATTATCTAATCACCTTTCAATTCTAATTTAGTAAAAACTATGTAAGTTTTTTACCTAAATATTTTTCTAAATAAGGAATAAAATCTTTTTCATTATACTGATAAAACTTACCATGCATAAATGCTTTAAATCCAGCAACTTGTGCATCACTCATACCAAAATGAATCTTAGCAGTATTAATAAATGTATCAATATGAGCATAAGATTTATCAGATAAATCAACTTGTTTCTTTGTTGATTTTCTTGCCATTATAGTCAACTCTCTCTCTAAATATAAGTTCATCTATTACCTCAACAATATCATAATCAATCGTATGTGTTACTTGATAAGATACTGTAACAGGTCTACCAAAAATAGGCTTTTCACCTTGTTCATAAATAGGTGACATATCACCAAAACTTAACTGTTGTAATTGTGCCTGATTCTGTTCTTCTAATGTTTCTCTACTAGTAATAAAAACCATTTTTAATATAGCATCTAAACATCTAGCTGTATCAACATTATTACTAATTCCAACAACTACGACTGTTTCATTTGAACTAAAACCTTTGATAAATCCTCTTGAATCACCTATCTTTTCTACATAATGAAAAAATTTTGGTTTTCCTAATAAATGTTCATTAGTTTCATAAAGGAAATAATATCTATTTCCTTCTACATAATCTTTATCCATATCTGCAAACTGTACCTCTGGAGAATATGGTTTTTCATGTAGTTCTTTATCGAACTCATAATATAGTTCATTTCTGTCACTATCATATTGAGCAGAAAAAGTACCTGTAAACTCATCACCATTAGAATCATTGTAAGTACCTTGGTTATTCCCAAATGAACCACCAGATTCTGTAGCTGTACTTAATTGAACAACATAAGACCCATCTAAATCAATAGGATTTTGTGGAAATGTGTAACCTACATTAAGTAATTTCTTAGGATTTTTACCACAATATGTATCCTTGAAATTATCTCTAACTTCACTATCAAAGTCTTTTAAAATTCTATCTATAATATAACAATTCGGTAGGATAACTTTCAATGTTTGTTCAATCATGTTAGCTAAATAAGTATCTAAACTTAATATTGCCATACCCCAACCCTACTTTCTATTTAAATAAATGTTTAGCACGCCACTTAGCTAGGTTGTCAATATGCTTAAGTGTCGTTTTACTAAAGTTGTCATTATTTATTTGTGACCTATTAATTATCCATTTACTACTTGGTGTTTTATTAGATACTGTACGGAACATTACGTAAGTAGAATTTCTTGCAGTTTCATGTTTAACTCTAGTCACTCGTTGATTTGTGCCTTGTATTTCTGGTGTTTTTCGTTTTGGACTAGTTGCCTCTAAATACTCTACAATCGTATTAGTATATGTTCCACTAGGTTTAACTTTATTGAGTTGGTAATACATTTGATTCGACATGTTTTTTGTTTTAACACGCATAGGAACAATAAGATACCAACCACCATTTTTAGTAGGTTTTCTTTTGCTCGAACTACTAAAGTATGGTTTCAAATCTAAAACGCCTTTTTGTTTCATTTTTCGGTCAGCAACTTCTAAATACTTAGGCATACGCTTAACTGTAACGTTTTCTCCACTATTTTGAATATCGTTTTGGATAGGAGTTAAAAACCCATCTTCAATTCCTAACTCAAGTTGTTTCATTTTTTGTGGTATATTTTTCATAAGATTAGGTTTTTTAGTAACCTTTACACTAGCCCATTTCATTGTCGTAATCCCCCAAAGAATCCACTACGTTTTGGTGTTGTTTCGACTTTGTTCATTGGCTCATTAATCTTAGCCTCTATACGTTCTACTTCGTCTGAATCTAAATCACCGTCAAACATAAGTGGTTCTGGATTCACGACAATATTTTCCCGTTTTAATAATACTAACTGTGGTAAATTTTCAAACTTAGTTTTTGGTTGGTTAAACTCAGTATATTGGTAACGACTTTCTTTTGTTTGGTCTATAACCATATATCTTAATGTCATATAAACAAGTAAAGAAACGGTTTGATTTAGGAATTTCTCGTCAACAAATAACTTATTATCTTTAATTGTATACTCGTCTTTACTCAATTCTCTATCAAAAGTAGTAATTAACTCTACTTCTTTAACATCATAAACTAAGTTAATACCATGTTTAACCCTACGTTCGTCTATATAAAACACCATTGATTCTGGAACTAGAACATTAGGTATTGTAATTCTATCTCTATAATTCATTCTAGTTTCAAATTTTGTAGTGAGTTGTGCTGTACCTGTATCTATTAAGCCAAACTCAGTATTTCTTATTCCTTTTTCTTGTGATTGAATAATTCCATTTGATTTTTTTGGCTGTAAAAAAGCAACACCATTACCATGACAACGTGGACATACGGGATTTGGTGCACCCGAATGTCTATTAACACAAGGACAAATATAGCCACGTTGCCAGATAAATTCTATACTACGGTCATTAACAAACTTTCTGAAATTGTCAGTATTAAATTCAGTACGCATACCTGTAATATCCTTGTTTGGTGAATCGGTATCATTATACTGCTCATTAAATGTTTGTTCATGCATATCTACTTGAATAGATTTTGGTGTTGTTGTATTTAAACTAACTGGTTTATTTCCCATTTATATCACCTATAAACTAATCATATTTTGACCAAAGTAAGAACGTAATCTACCAAGCATTTTATCAATATCTTGGTCAATTTGCAGAATCTCAGCAGAATAACCACCATACATAGCAGATTGTGTTGTATTAATTGTTTCAGATACACCGTCTATTGTCAAGGTTCTACTTGCAATACCTGCACCAATAATTAATCTACCACCAACTTTAAATAGTTCACGCATAGCATAACTTGTTACTAAAGTCTGTAAGTTAGCAGGTATTTCATATTCTCTAGTAATACCTTCTTGTTTACGTGGTAATAATCCTGCTATATATTTAACCCTAATCATTTGTGGTGCAAATGTTCTATGGAATCCACCTGGCATAGCACCGATTTGAGCAGGATAACCCATAAATACGTTAGAGTTATATCCATTATTCCCAGCTTGCATTAATGTAGTTGGAAATATTTGTAAATGACCTGGCAAATGATACACTTTCCACCAATCACCTGGGTAATCATATATTTTAGAGCCATTCATTTGTAGTGATAAACTTTCTACTTGAATAATTGGTTTACGTCTTGTATGAACATGCATATAACTTTGGAACTCTTGCTCATTATAATCTTGTATTTCAGTTTCAACCCTTGGCAAAATTACTATATCTAATGCTTGTTCTGCCTCTGCAATTCCTTGTTCAAAAAGATAACGATAGAATGTTTCATCCATCTCATTCCCATTCTCATCTTTAATGTCAATACCAAACATAAAGTAATTTTTTATTGCGTCTGCTGTCCACCCATAATCTTCTAAAGAAATATTATCAATTTCTTGTTGTGTTATTCTTTCAGGGTTACTTTCATCTGCATACGGACTATCATATCCGTTTTCTAAGTAAGCACCATAAGGGTCTAAATTGTCACTTCTAAACATACTTATCTATCCCCTTGTATTTTTTATTTTTTGTCTGTAGATTTAGATTGTGTAGATTTAGCAGTAGTTTTACGTGTTGTTGTTCTACGTGGTTTTTTAGGTTCGTCAGTTTCTGTTTCTTTAGGTTTCTCTACTGTATTCTTACTTGACTTTTTAGTTGTTTTTTGTTCTTTATCTTGATAATACGTAAATCCTACTAATTCACCTAATTTCTGTTCTTGTTCTTTTGTTAATCCTTGAATAACACCTTTTGAATCTACGTCTTTTACTCCATAATCTGTTGATAAAGTTGTGTTTCTTAAATAATTATTATATAACATTCTATATCCCCCAAAAAAGTAATTATAATAAAAAATAGCGTATTCTAGGAATACGCTATTATGTTGTTAATATTTAATTGTACTAACTAATTCTTAGCTGTAGTGTGGTTCACCAGCAACGTTACGGATACGTACCCAACGTTTAGGTGCTTTAAGTGCTAAAGCACCATACCAAAGAATTGCAAAGTTAGTAGCACTTGTTACTTGTGCTAAATCTAATCTCATCATTGGTAATAATTCGTATAAGCTAATTACGTCTTGGTTCATTTCTCCTACGAATACATCAGCAGTACCAGGAATTACTTTGTTAGTATCTACAAAAGTAATAACACCGTTTTCTGCTTTGCTTGCAGGAACACGTTCTAATAAGTAATATTGGTCATCATTTTCACCAATAGCTTTACGGTATACAGATACGAACTCAGGTTGTTGTCCATAAAGGTTATTTAAATTAATTTTTAATTCAACACCATCAGTAGCGTCAGTAACAGCTACATTAGCCTCTGTTGACGGTGCAGATTTAGATTTAACAGAATGTACAACTACTTTGTAAGAATGAGAAGTTAATTCAGCAGTTGAGAATTTACCACCTTGTTCTGCTTTCTTAGTTGCAGTTACTGTAGCAGGTTGGATTGGGTTTTGACCATTTGGAATATATGGTTGTAAGATATTATCTAAATCCATTACTACAGAACCATGTAAGTTAATTAAACCACGTGCAGAATAGAATTGTGTTACTGCAAATCCAGTTGATACATTAGAACCGTTTTGTGACATTAATTGATATTGACGGTCTAATAAACGGTTTGTAAATGCCATTTGTACACCGATAGGCATATAAGCGTCAGTTGGTTGACCATAACCAGTACCAATTAAGACTGCTGCTCGGTTTAAGTCTTGTTCAGTTAATTCACGACCACGTAAGTCAATTACATTTCGTTCTGGAATTAATGTAGCTAATCCGTCAAATTCTAAACCAGATTCATTAACACCTGTTAATTTAGAATCACCGTAGAATGATGCCCATTCGATTGATTTTGCCACAACTGTAAGTGCTGCGTTTGTTTCAATACGTTCAACATCTGCTACATTATCAACCATTTGAGATGCAAATGACATTCTACGAACATCACTCATGAATTTCATTTCAATAGTTTTTTGACGTAAACTTGGGTCATTTTCTGGTGCTAAACCAATTTCTGGTGTGAATCGAGAATGACCAACTTCACCATGACTATCATATACGATATATTTTTGAACCGTACTTGTAGCAGGTTGTGCAGTTTGAATTAAGTCTTTCCATAATGTTAAGTCTTGTCGTTGATAAGTTAAATATGTGATTTGTTCTGATAACGCCTCACGTCTTAATGCCGCTGCATCCACTTGAGTATCAGGGGATACGCCATATCCAGTAGTAAATGCTTTAATTGCTTTTTCTTGTTCTGGAGTCAAAGAAAATTGTTTAGTATTTTCTGCCATTTATTATAACACCCTTCATAAAAAGTTTCGATTTAATATTTAAAATTAATAATAAGATAGTTATGTTACAATATCTTTATTCTTTGTATAATATAACACAACTATCTATAAACTTGAGTTTTTACTATTTCAAGAATGATTTTACAACTTGTTTATCTTGCTCATTACCATGTCCAGTTCTTAAACGATACCAACTTGTTTGTGCTCTACTAACTTCATTACGTTGACCATTCTCAAACGCTTTACGCATTTGTTCTTGATATTGTTCAGCATGTTTTTCAGCAAACTCTAATCCAGTTTCTTCTTTCTCAGTTTCTTTTTCATCTGTTTCTGATTCTTTAGTAGAATCTGAATCTGTAGAAAAGCCTTTTTCTACATAACCTTTATTAGAATTTTGGTCTACACTTGTAATAGATTTCTCAGTTGTTTCAACATTAGGTGAATCAGATAAACCATTTGCAATAGATTTCTCAGTTGATTCAGTTTCTTGTTTATCTAATTTTTCTCGTAAATCTAAAATAGATTTCTCAAGTACATCTTGTCGTTTTGCACTTTTTTCTAAAGAACCAAGAACACGTTCAGCAAGTTCTTCGATATAAGATTTTTTAGCTTTTTCAGATTTAGAATCATCTTTATCTTTAGAGTCAGAATCATCTTCATCTTCGTCATCTTTATCTTTGTTTTTACGTTTCTCATTATCTTTATCTTCTGTTTTAGTATCTTTGTGGTCTACTGGGTCATTAGATTGTTTAGCAGATTTCTCTACAACATCTTCTACAGGTGAATCACTTTCAGTATCGTTAGTTTCTGTAGAAACAGATTCATTAGACTCAATAGTATCAACAGATTTATCTTCATGAGATTCTTCTTCTAAATCTTTAGGTTCTGTTTCAGTTGTTTCAGTTTCAGTAGCTTTTTCAGTATCTACATTTTCAGTAGATTCTTTTTCAGTTTCAGTAGTTGGTTCAGTATCTGCTTCATCTTTAGTCGTTTGCTCATCTTCTTTTACTTCTTCTACAGGTGTTTCTTCAGATAATTCTTTTGTTTCATTATCTTTAGTTCCCTGTTCTTTATCTGTGTCAATAGAATCTTTTGTTGTTTCTGTATCTTCACCTAATTCTTCTTTAACACGTTCACCCTCTGCCTTAATTTTTTCAATATTTTTAGCAGTTTCTTCGTTATCTAATTTAGATTTGTTTTCTGAATCAAACTTGTCAAATTTATCTAAAATATTACCCATTATTCAAATCTCCTTTTCTCATTTCAAGAACTGATAATTCAGCGTCTTTTCTTGATAATCCTTTGGCTATTTGTAACGTTAAAACAGCAGTTTCATAATCCATTTGGTTTCCTTTTTCTAATAAAGAAACAGCATTATATAAATCTGATTTTGCTTTAACACTATCTGTTACTTTACTTAATCCAGCTAATGTAGTTATACTTTGAGCAATAGATTCTCTACGTAAACTAGCACCATCAACTTGAGTATCTGGTGTCGTACCATGTCCAGTCGTTAAAGATTTCATAAAGTAATCCCAAGACGTATCTTGGTTAGCAGGGTGAGTTACTACACTAATATTCGTAATCATAACATCTTCAATAATTGTAGAATCAATATCATTACGTTTACGAATAGCACCCTCAATAGAAAATCCAGGTTTTCTATCAACTCCAGATTTCTTAATATTATCTGCTAAATCAATAATCTGTTTAACATATTTATTATCTTTAAACAACTTAGCCTCAACATGAATACCACGACTATCTACATAACATTTTTCAGTAGGAACACCTATCATTGAATCAGCATCTTGTTGGTGATTATAATTAATGTACCCACTTGATAAGAAATACTCTAAAGAGATACCCTCAGTCATTACAATCTCACCTTGTAAATCTCTACTTGGTGTACTTGCAATACCTGAAATGTATAAATCTTGCTCAGTATCTGTAGTATCTAATGACTTTTGCAAATCAATAGGTACAAAAACATCCATTTTCATAGTTTCACTTTTCAACCGTAAATCACACCTCACAGTACAAACAACGTATTTGTATATAATATAACATTCATACGTTCCAGTACTATCTACTATTTAATTATATCATGCAAATATAAAATCTGTATGGTAAACAAAAAGACTAGGAATTGCCTAGTCTTTGTTTGATTGGTCGTATGAATTTGCATTTGTTTCATCTTTAGATTGTCCGTCTTTACCAATTTCATTATCATTATCTGTACTATAGTGGCTTGATGGTTTAGTAGATTCAGGTGCACTTTCTTGGTTGCTTGAATCAGATTGTGTTTCGTTATATTCACGTTGTAATTGTTCTTGTGCTAATTGTCCTGCTCTTTGAACTGCTACACCAGTTTGAATAATATCTCCACCAGGTACAGTACCCTCATAACCAAGTTCTTGTCTAAGTTCATCTGGTGTAATAGCAATCTCAGTCTTAAGTTTTTGAATTTGTAATTTTTCAATTTCTGATTGAGTATCTCCACCATTAAACTCAAATACATATTTATCTCCAAACTCACTAATAATATGTTTATTAATTAAAGTTTCAATAAATTTAAGTAATGGTTGTAAACCTTTATTTTGAGAATCTCTATGCTTTTTAGTAGAATCTCCTTCGTTAAGTGAATTAGCTTTTGAGCCAGTAGCACCACCCCTGTTAGGAAAGTTAACTTCACTAGGGTCAATTTCATAAACAGAACAGATAACATTAATTAAATAGTTTAACCATTTTTCAAATTGCATATCGTTTGCAGTTGGTGTCATATTAACAAACTTTACATCATCTGCACTAACTACTGGAATTTGCCATGAACCGTTAATACCACTTAAACTAGATTTCCATTCTCGTTTAAAATTTTCTAACGCATACTGAGATTGTTGTTGTTCGTGTTTAATTAATAGTACACCACGAGTTGTACCACCATGACTAAAGAATCTATCATTGAATGATTCTGTATTCTCATGAGCAATTACTTGTTTTAAGGCAATCTCCAATTCAGATAATCCATAACCACTTGAGTAAATATCTGTTCTCGGTCTACGAATACCCATAATCATTTCTCTTTGTGTGTACTCGTTTACAACCTCATTATTTAAAACTTGAACGTACTTTGCTTGGTTAGGTTGGTGGATTAATTTGTTATCTCGTGTTTTATAAAAGATTGTTGTTGGGTCAACTGCAGTAAACGATTCAAGTTTATTTGTACGTCTGTTAATATTCTTTTCAACATTTACTTGGTCATATATTAATGTATCACGTACGATTTTTTTACAGAAATCATAAAAAGTATCTCTATTAATATCGAATGACCCACTCGTATTATTTAAGAAATCTTCAATTCTTTCAATCTCTTTTTTCTCATTAGCACCAGGTGTCTTAGTTACATCTTTTAATCTAACTTCAAACCCCATACCTTTTTTACTGTATCTACTTGGTTGACAATATAATGCTACTTGGTCAGACCGAGTATTAACAATAGCATTGATTATTATATTATTTCCGAATCGTTTCAATACTTCATGAATACTACGCATAGATTGTGTGTAATTTGATTTTTCTCTAAATTCTGGACTTTGACCTATCATACCTAAAATAGGTTCTGTCTTTGTTTTATCAGATTTTCCTATGGATTTATTAACTTGAGTATTTTCATAGGATTTAATCATACTGTCTAAATCCTTTGCATTATCAAAAAGCATATCACCCATAGTATCTTGTTTTTTAACTCCAAATAAAGCTAATTTATTTAAACGACCCAAAATCTCACCTACTTACTGATTGTTATTTTATCTTGGTTACTATATGTAACTTTTTGTATGTCTTTGCTTAAATCTATATCATATGTACTCGGTTCTTCAATGTAAAAGAATACTTTTCTACTTTCTAAAACTTTATTATAGTCTAACAAATGTAAGTTATCATTTTTATCTATAACAACAACTCTATTATCCCTAGTTGCCTCTAAAATTCTATACTTAATTTTATCTACATAAATAAATACTGCTACATGACTACCACCAAGTTGTCTATAGTAGTCTACTATTTCTATCCAATTATCTTGCATACCTTGTTCTTTTATAAAATTTTTTGCTATATTCCATTTTTTATCTTTTGCAAACAATTGTTATTCAACTACCTATCTAAACTTATGATTTTTAACATAGTTTTCTATCATATACCAAATTACACCCAGTATTACACCTAATACAGTTAAAAATAATACCAAACTTGGACTTACAAAACCATTATACTGTTGTGTATTCTGTATAGATTCAATTAAATCTCTTTTTAATACTGTACTTATAATAGAAAACATGTATATTATAAAATATATTGATACACTAATTATACCATATAAAAATACACTACGTACCTTGTTTGTTTCCCACTTTAATAAAGCAACATATATAAGCAAGAACATAACTGAAAGTGTCAAAACCAATAACGCACCATTTAAAAGTATACTCATTCTCACACCCCTTAAAGAATATGACCTATCTGTATTAATATAATAAAAAGGCAGTACAATCGTACTACCTTAATCTAACCCTAATTTACTTTTTAATCTATCTAAATCTAAATCTGAATCAAAATTAAAAATAAAGTTAATTGTTTCATACTCTTTACCGTTATGAACTGTTTTCTTAGGTTGCATTTCAACTGTAATAGGAATACTTGGGTCTTTATGAATATGCCCTGCAGTTTTAATAAAGGCAACGATATTAGGGTCTTTTTTGTCTACTAACTCTTTAGGGATAGGAATAAGTGTTGAATTATTAGGAGTTACTTTATCTCTATTAACAACTTGACTAATGGAGTTATATACAGATTTTAATAAACTATTCATTGTTCTTAGCTTTCTCCTTAATTTTATTTATTTTTTCTTTTTGTTTTTCTTTAGATTCTTGTAACTTATTGTACTTATCTGTTAACATGAAATCAATAATAATATTTATGTCTGGACTTTGTAATGGATTACTTACAAGAACATTAATGATTTCAACATTACCTAGTTTCAACACTTTACCTTGTTTAATTCTTTCTTTAAATGCTTTTGAAATATCTAAGGCATTTAGTTTGTAATCAAAAAAGATTTTAAATAAATGTGCTAAAATTTCTGTATACTCATTATTTACTCCAGTAAGTTTAAACGTCAATGAGTTAGCACTTTCCGTATCATCTTTATTAGGGTCAAAACGTCTGAAATTATAATGTGAGTACATTAACTGAATAGCCTTTGTTAATTGTTCTAATGCTAATTCTGTACCTTTTTCTAATTCCTGCTCAGTTGGTTCTGAAATCGTATCCTCTAATGACATATCATGGTCAATAATATCTGTTATAATTTTGTTTTCTTTCATAATTGTCCACACCTTTTATTTCATTTTGTAAATTGTCAATACTATGTATCATATCATTTTTTCTTTTTAATCGTTTTCTTTGTCTTATATATACTATTATACCATAACATATAAGTATTACAATATAAAGCATAATAATCATAATGTTCAACCTTTATCACACCTTTTCAATAAAAAAAAAGGAATGATTTCTCATTCCTTTTATTGACCATATAAATCAGTTAAATCAGAACCAAAATCATTTAAATGCTCATGAGTACTTACTGACGTATAATTTAATTGTGTTCCTTGCTCTTTAGCTAAATCTTTAAGGTATTTTAATCCTATGTACGCATAAACACTTGCTTGGGCGTAGTGCAACCCATTTATAATACCCTCGGTTTCCCGATATTTATTAGGGGACTAGACTATATCATAGCTACTATTCTTGGTTAGTAACTCAATGCTTTACGATATTAATTAATATCTCTTATCTAGTTCTCACTTATTCCATTTAATAAGCTACCTAGAAATTTAGTCGTTAGACATTTACGTAACTAAGGTATATATACCTTAGTTCGACTTAGTACGGTAGGTTACCACTATCTGTGTATAGTCAGACTTAGGCTTTCTTACCAGTATATTCTGTTTTCTATACATTATTTTACTATGCCCGTTTAACATTGTTTAAGGACGACCACTAATTAATCGTCACCACGTCTTGAAATTGTTTGATAAATGTTACCCGTAGTATCGTCTTGCTCATCACTAATAACTACATTTTTCCAATGCTTTAGATATAGTTTTAAATCATTATCTAAGATTTTATACGTTTTAATTTCACCATATTTTAAAGCGTCTATATACATTTTATTCTGCATTAATTTATCTACAGTTACTGTATCACCCCTGTCATTAAATACAGGAACAATTTGACCACTTGACTTAGGACTTGACTTATATGTACAACCAAAGACCTTACCTTTACCAAAGTGGTTAATCAATCTCATTACTCTATCTCCACTATCCCCGTTATCTGCAATAATAACGTCAGGCTTATACTTAGATATTTCCATAATAATACGTTGGAAATCTTGACCAATTTTTGTATGGTCTTTTATAGTTTCTACTGAGAACAGTCTTATTAAGTCTATTTGACCATTGTCACGCATACCATGAATAGTTACCCAATTATATTTACCCCAATCAATACCTACAGAAATAAATCTGTAACCTTTTCTATCTTGTCTTTGACCTGGTAAATCAGGTGCATAATTCTCTAACACATCTCTATCATTAACCATTATAGCAGTATCAAGATATGGGTATCCTAAAACATAGTTGTAAAATAATTTTTTACTTTGTGATGCAAATTCTTTTCTTTTTAAAGCATCTGCTGAAATCCATACAGCGTTCATTTGAGATATAGAATAACCACGTATACCACGACCATCTTTAGTTCTACTTGGATATTTTGCAACCCATTCACCATTATACCATCTATCTAATGGCTTACCACATTTTTGACATACAAATTGGAATGAACCGTCTACAACATTACCTGTTAAACTATCTACACCGTCAGGATTAACACAAAGCATATTCCCACTTTTTTCTAAGTTATCAGCATTATACTCGTCATAACTCATTTGATTCCAATGATTACAATGTTCACATTTATGTAAGTAATGATGTTGGTCAGATTTCTCAAATAACTTATGTATCCCCATATCAGGAATACTTGGTGTTGACCAACGTCTACGTATCCCAAACTTAGAACTTGACATAGACTCTTCGGCAGAAGCCTCTGCTGCGGGGTTAACTCGGTCATACTCATCTAAAGAAATATAATCTACGTCAATACCCTCAACTGCACCAGGTTTACTACTAGTTCTAAAAAACAAAGTTGAGTTTCTTATACGTTTTTGTTTTAAAGAGTTATAATCAGGATTCACTAAAGTACTATAGTATCCTTTTTCTAAAACGGGGTCTAAACGTGATTGAACAAAGTCACGCATTTGTTTTTCTGTTGGGAACGTGTAAAGACATTTAGGTCTTTTATAACTGTACATATCTGCAAAGTGTACCATTTCTGCTACACCCATTTCACTTAATCCTAACTGACGTGATTTGATTACTGCTTTATTCGGGTGTGTGTCGTTAATTATATCAATCTGCCAAGGTCTGTGTCCTTGAGCATTACTCATGTCATGATTTGGAATATTAAATGTGATTGGGTGACCTTTTACAGTATGGTGCTCTAGTAAGTAAGAACTAGGGTTAACCCTATTTAAAACTTCATTAATTTGTTCTCTAGTCACCTTATCTGTATTAAATGTTTCTTTTGTTATCTCAAGTAATTCTTTACCGTTCAAAGTCACCTACACCCCTTTACATTTGTTTGTAATTAATCATATTTTTCTCGTTATCTTTTTTCTCTAATAAATTTCTAACATCTTCCTCTGTCATTTCTAACAAGGATTGTTCGTCAATAAATCCTTCTCCATCTTCATTTTCTGAAACATTTAACTCATCATCAATTATCTGTTTAGAACCTAAAGATAATTCAGGTAATGTTCCAGCACCTTGAACACCATTTTGTAATTCATTAATTTGCATAAACATAGCAAAAAGGCGTTGAAAGTCTGCCATATCTCTAATTTCTTTTTGACCATTCATGGCTTTTTTCAAGAAATCTTCTGACATTTTCAACGTAGCTTGGTTAAAATTATTAATTGTTTTGTCTTTAACTTCTTCACTACTTAGTTTACCACGTTCCATTCTTTCACGCATAGATTCAACTCTCAACTAATAACCCCCTTTGCTTTAATGTCGTGTAACAATAATTAATGCTATAACACATATGTACAGTTAAAAATTTATTGATTTTCAAAGAAAAGTGAGCCTCTACAGAACTTACTTGATTAGTAGATAAACTAAGTTTAGTTAAAGGTCTACCACATATACAACATAACCTTGTGCTATCTGTAGGTCTTTTATCAAATGCATTAATGACCGTTTTCTTTTCTGTCAACTTCAATATTTGTTGTCGTTTTTGTTTCACTTGACTTTTGGTCATAGTCTTTGATTTGTATTTCACGCCTATCACTTTCTTTTCTATTTTTTGCCATAACTTCAATCTCATCTAAAGAAACATTGTACCTGTTATCAGTACCTAGTGTGTCTTTAATAACTTTTATTTCTTGTTTATTTTGCTCTAATTCATCTAACACATATTTAGGCAACGGGTCATCATAATTTTTAACTACTCTATCATACATTTTTGATACGCCTCGTGATACAATATAACCTAATATTAAAAATATAGCTACTGACTGTGGTCTTATCTCAAACAAGAAAGCCATATAGTTAATACCAATAAGAATGAAAATGAGAACCAACATAGCTAGTAAGATTTTAATAGCAAAATCTTTAAAATTCAAAAACAAATGAGTTCACCCCAAACGATTAATAATTAGTCTGTATATTATTAATTTAACATGTAACCATTTACACTTACCAAACATGCTATATTAAATCTGAAATAGGGGTGATTTCCTATGTTGATAGTTTTGACAATATCTTGCATATGTCAAACAATATGCATACGTATGTTAGAATCGAGTATTGAGAATCTATCTTTTAAGTTGTTTTATAATAATCTATTAGGTTTAAAATCTAGTATCATTTCTATTTTTTTCTTTTTCTTAATGATTATCATTAATCTATATGGACTATCAGTACACTCATACATTCTAATACTTTTCCCCTGTATTATGTTGCTACTATTTACCCTATTATTTATTATAGCACAAATACTCTTTAAAAGCAAGTAATATGCAATATTTCTTTAAAAATATGAACGGAGGGGGCTGAATTGGAAAGCAATCAACTTAATGATTTATTAGATAGAGTTCGTGAAGTTGAATCTATTCTACGCAATAGTGATTATGTAGATAGAAAAAGCCACCAAAAGTTGATTGATGAGTTACATGATATTCAAAAAGAAGTGGTTAAACTTGATAAGAACTATGCAGTAGATAAAACAAAAAATGAACAGCTATTTAAAATGTTTAATGATTTATCCAAAGAATTAGAAGAATTTAAAAAAAGTATAGATACTGATAATGATAGCAAAAAAGAACTTGGTGAAAAAATACTTTTAGGTCTTTTGAGTAGTATAATTGCTTTTGTTATCGGTAAGTTTACATAGGAGTGTTTTTATGAGAAAATATAAAGCCTTAAAAGTAACAATGGTCAATAATGCAGTATATTATGTATTACCTAAAACTGAATATGGAGATAAATTTGTAGGTGAAAGTGCTATAGCTAATGCAATCGGACATGGTGGTAGTTCTTTAATTGACGCATATACTGAAAGTAAGGAACTTGTTATTATAAATACAAACTTAGTAGTATCAGTACAAGGTTTAACTGAATACGAATAATTAGACAGCCAAATAGGTTGTCTTTTTTTTATGTATTTTGAATGAGTGTGACCCCCTTATACTTAGTCAATTAGTTAGTCAATTACTTAGTCAATTAGTTAGTAATATACTTAGTAATAATAATAAATATAATAACTAATATAATTAAAGGTTAATAAATTCCTAAATATGTAAATA